GGTCTCGCGTGAGATAGGGGTGTTTTTTTCGTATGGTTCCTCTGATTATCAGAAAGTTACACACAATTTTCGGCAGGGTGCCGCAAAAGAACCTCGCGGAAAGAGCGGAATTTCCCTGATATAAACCAAATTTGGAACGGAGAAAAGAAAAAATTAATTTTTTCAAAGAACCGATAAACATCAAAAAGGAACTTCGTGCGACAAAACTGCCAGTTCGTGCGACGCATCTGCCATTTTGTGCGACGGGACTGACATTTTGTGCGACGGGACTGCCATTTTGTGCGACGCAAAGGAAAAGTCACATGGTACGGGGGCAAAATGCGTAACTTTGTAGCGACAAAAAAAGATAGGATTATGGCAGTACAGTTAGACAAACCTCGCAGACCGATAAACGTAGTGCTAAGGTCGTTTGCTCGGCAGGCCGTGCAGCAGCTGGAGAGTGACTTCAGAACGCAGCACATCTACCCCTACGAGATTTACCCTGGCTATAAGCAAGTGAATGAGCGTCGCAGAATGAAAGCGATGGCAGGCTCAGGCGACTGGTATGCCACCGGACAGGGTATAAACTCGTTTCAGTATGAGGTGATGTCGGCTGCTGAAGGCAACGAGACCATCCGCATCGAGTTTCTTGATCACCTGCGTTTCGTGGATATGGGTACTGCGGGTGGTAAGAAGATTGAGACCATCCAGCGCCAGCGTAAGGCGAAGCATAACAAACGCTACGTGGCTATCTGGGACTCTCGCGGTGGCGACCAGCACCGTCCATCGATTATGCGTGAGGCTCGGCACATCGAGGCACGTATGACCAACTATCTCCAGGACTTCTATGGCCGTGAGGTGCAGGCAGTGGTCTATAAGACCTTCGCAGGCATGAAGGCCATCGACCTAAACGTATAAGCGTATGCCAACGAAACAGCCATCTACATCGTATCAGCACATCAGGAATTACACCGAGAAGTTCCAGTGGCGCGATAAGACTACGGGCCTGCTGACCACGGGCTACAATCCTCCGCTGGGCGCGAAAGAGTTGCAGCGGGTGCCATTCCACATTGTGTATGTCACCAAAAGCGGACGTTTGGAGCGTGGTAACTGTGTGTGTCTGAAGGTTGACCGTCGTAAAGGCATGCGCATGGTGCAGTTCTTAGAGTCGAACCAATTCCGATGGGTGTATGATATCCTCGTAATCGAAATCGACGGCATGCGCTTCTTTGCACACTAAAAAAGCTGCTCGTTAAAGCAGCTTGTTTTTGCGATTGATCTCCATCCAGGGAACCTTTGGGAAATACTTACTGATATTGTCTTTGGTGATGGGTATCTCTATCCATTCGTCGGTACCCATATACATCACCTGAATCTGGAAGGGGAAGGCCGTGTAGTTGTTACCGGTAACTACTCCACTGAGCCAGGGCGAAAAGGACTTACCCTTCTCGAATGGGCCAGTACACTCCATGCGCTTCGGTTTAACAAACTCCTGGTCATCAGACTTGATGCCAGTATGCAATCCAGAGACTACATCGCCAACAGCATTCACGATGTAGAAATCCACCAACACATACTTCAAATCGCGGTCGGCTGTGACCTTGAACTTGGTATTAAGCATCTTACGACCAGGGAAGGCTCCAAAGGGATTGTCCGTAGTCAGCTTGAACTTCGAGAACTCTACCTGAGCCGAGGCAGAGGTGACAGCAATAGCCATCAGGAGAAAAGAAATAATTAGTTTTTTCATAAACGTATGAATTAATGAGTTAATGAATTAATCATCGGGTAATTGTGTGACTTTGAGTTTTGCGCCACAGTCAGGACAATGGAAAATAATGTTTCCATCATCAGAAATCACAGGGGCCTTTGAACCATCATTGAGACTGTCGCCATGGTTCGTACTGCTTTGCTTCATCAGTTCGAGATCGAAAAAGTCGGTAAAGGGGATGCCAGTAGCGACGGAGAGCTGATAGACACGATAGACGTTGGGCGTATAGTTGACCATATCGTGAATAGAGGTAACAGAGCACTCCAGCAGCTCTGCCAGACGCTCGTAACTGAAACCATAGGCACGGAGCACACGCTTTGCAATGTACCAGGCAGGGGTAAACTCCTTATCCTTTGTTGATAACTTTGTCTTTGCCATAATCGGGAATAAATAAATATTTGAATTTCGGGGGCAAAGATAAGAACAATTTGCGATATTTGCAAGAAAAAGCGAAAGAATTTTAGTAAAAGGCGAAAAATTTAACGAAAAAGGGGATAAAAACCCCGCTCAGGAACGTTGTGGGTTCGAGAGCGGGGTTGGTGTCAATCCGCATATAGTTGTGAGCAACAACTATGGGTTTCCAGCATCGGTGTCGGTACCAGAGCCAGAGGGCTGTTGTGGGGTGGCAGGCTCGGCGGTGGGTACGGTGTATTGGTCGGTGTTGATGCAGTTGAGATTGCGGGGCTGGTTCTGCTCAATGGCGAGTGCCAGGACATTCCAACCGCTGTACTTCGTGGCGAGGCTGAGCCAGTTGGCCTTATCCAACTGGAGGCCAGCGAGGGCCTGCATGGTGGCAGCATCGTAGGTCTGACCCGTGATGGGACATTTGCCGGTATGCTTCAGTCGGGCGAGGTAGGCGAGAAGATCCTGCACGAACTCATCCATCGCCATCTGCACATTCATAAACTGTTCGTCATCCTGACGGGCGCTCTTGGCGAGGGAGGTCTGCTTGGAGCGCATCAGGAAGTAGATGGTGTGCTCGTAATTGACAACGAGATTGTTGGTGCCCTCTGCATCAATCAGGATGCTGTAAGCCACGCAGGGCGACTTAGCGGTATTCTGGTTGCGCACAAACTCATTGTCCTCATTGATGGCACGAATAAGGTAGAAGGCTTTCTCCTTCTTACCGTCCTTTGACTTGCGATTGTGACCGATGGCATCGTAGAGTTCGGCCCATCGTTCAAGAATTACACTCAGGTTTGCTTTCATATCTGATGCGGTTTGAGTTGCTGTGGCACAGCAACATGCTTAACACTATTCCATATCCATAGGTTGCTCCATAGGAGGCATTGGGGCCTTCGGCTTACGGGGACGGCGATGCTTCTTTTCGGCCTCCTTGCCCTTCAGGATCTCTTCAAGTTCGCCTGGTCGCATATCGATGTGGCGCTCTACCTTGGAGCATACGATTTTCTGTACGACACGCGCCCATGTGGATGAGTTGCACGATGACTCGTTTTCGAGAATCGAGACGAAGGTACAGAGCACGAAGATAGCTGCTATGTACTGACCAAGGTGTAGCCCTCCGAAATGGCCTAAGAGGTGGTTATCGACACCTTGTGCCAACAGAATACAGAGCCAGACAACCGCCAGGTCGGAAATCATCTTGAACATGTGGGCACTTTTCAGTTTACCATCAGCGCCACCTTCGGGCACCGTGCGACGGATGCGACGGTTTAAGCGCCATGCCGTGAGGCAATCAACGATGACGGCAAACACACACATAAGGGCGTAGGGAAGCGTCGGTTCCATCCACGCCCAGACGATCCCCAATCCCATGGCAATCCAGCGAGGGATGGAACTGAAGAAGTTCTGGAAGAATGTAAAGATACTGTTCATTGTTTCATTATTTCATTAAATCATTAATTCATTGAGGTCGCTGTGGCACAGCGACATACTAAACCGCTAACGAGGACAGTGGCGAGCCGTTGATGTCGAGACGGACGGAAAACTCGATTTCGATGAGCGAGGCATTGGTGCGGTCGGGGCCTTTGACCGTATCTTCGGGTACGATGTGGCAGGGGATCCAGTGACCGGCAATCATTATCCAGGCGAACCTCGCCATCAGGAACTCGTGCATGAACCACGCAGCCCACGCTTCATCGAGCGGGCCGGAGGTGAGTTTCCACGTCTCATAGTCATTCTTCTTAGTGACCAAGCCACGCGAGAACTGACCGAAGGATTCCTGAATGGAACGGATGTATTGCTCCTGGTTGACGTTCATTTCAGTCTCACGCATGGAGCGCACACTGACGGATTCGAGACAGCCCAAGCCGTTGACAAAGCGGAACTGATAGCGGTCGGGCTGTCCGGCAGCCACGGCATAGATCTGACGGCCATTGACGGTCTGGAGTCCGGCGGTGGTTATATTGACTACTTGTGAGGTTGGCCCGACAGTGACATTGCCGCTGCTGACGGGTGAAGCGAATGACAGCGGGCAAACCATAGATTCACCCACCATCACCACTTCTGGTTGTGTAGAAGGCTTGCGAGAGAAGTGCTGGGCGAGTTTACTGCCAGAGCTGAGAAGTCGCTCCAGGTCGGTATAAGCACCCATGATGCAATACTGCGTCGTAGAGAGCGTGACCACGCCCACATTGTCGTGTACCTCACCATTCTGCATGTATTCGTCGCAGGCAGAGAGGGTGTAACCGATGCGGGGGTAGGAGGCAGGAGGCGTGACGGTGTACTCATACTTATCGGCCACGGCACGGAGGGCGCTGCTGATGTCGAAGTACAGGATTTCGCCACTCTCAGCAGGTGAAGCAAGCGTAAGCGCCTGACTTGCGAGGTCAACACCTTCGAGGAAGCACGTCACCGTGAGTTTTACACGGTGGAAAGCACACGCCCCACTGATGACAGCGGCCTGCACCTTATAGGTGATGGGTGAGCCTACGAGCGGCGATGCGCCTTGTATGAGTAAACCTTGTGCCATTCTAATTGATAATTGAGAATTGAAAATTGAAAATTAACTCTTTTGTTCATTCGGATTATCGGTGGTGACACCGGTCTTAGAGCGGTCGAGGGTGGTCATCGCCTCGCGCTGCACCTGCCAAACGAGGTGACGATCCCACTGGTTGAAGCGGGAGAGCACTTCGAGAGGTTTGAGCATGATATTCAACTGCGGCGATTTGAGTATCTGGCGCAGCAGAAAACGTTCGCGGATGTCGGTACCACCATTGGAGCCTACCAGTGAGAGGGGCGACGAACCAAGCAGACGGGCATCGAGGCCGAGGGCCATGAATACCACGCTGGAGAGCTCGGCAGTCTCTTTCTCGTTGGCTGCTACGGCATCCTTCGAGTTGGCTTCTATCTCCACAATCTCAAAGCTCTTATGCTCCTTCTGGTCGTTGCCCGTGAAGGTGAAGGCCAACAGCGACTGTCCGGCATTGTTGCGATTGGCGAGCCACTGGTTAATCTGCGTATAGAGTTTGTCGCGGATTTCAGCCTGTTTCTTAGCATCAGACTGTGCCTTGGCCTGGATAAACAACTGTTGCATGTAATCGTTATTCAGGTAGATCACGCGCCCGATGACATTGCTGTTACGCTTGCGCGAGAGGCGGTCGGAGAATATCGTAGTGATATACTCGTAGATGTCGCCACCAAAGATGGAGTACCAGGCTGGAGTCGGGTAATAGGGACGGCCAGCGGTGGGATAGACAGTAGGTAGTACGAAGCGGGTGGGGCGTTTGTTGACGCTGACATTCTTCAGACGGGCCTCGCGTACTTTATCCTCCAGGTCGGCCAATGGTGACGGCACGTAGAGCGACGGCACGGCATTGACTGGAGCATTATTCTCAGCACCCTGTTCGATGAAGTACTTATCGAGCCAACGGTTTGAGCAATACACGAAGTTGATCTTACCATAGTCATCCATGCGCTCCATGCGGGTAGTGTGACAGGAGCGGTGGGCGATACCCGTAACCTTGGGTTGCCAAACCGTTGTAGATACCTCCTTGCCGTCTTTGTCGAGCTCGTGCTGATTCAGCAGCAGCTCAGGGAAGGAAATGCCAAAGAGTTCCTGGTCGAGGACTAAGGAGAGCCACGTCTGGGCGAGGTTGTTACGGTCTAAGAACTCCTGTACCTGCGGGTCGGTCTTAGTCCATTCTTCAAGGGCCGATTTCAGTTCGGCAATCTGCTCGTTGATGGACGTTTTGAGCGCGTCGAAAGTATCAGAGGCGGGGGTGGTCGTAGCACGACCACTTACTGCACCGGCAATGGGCGAACCATTGCCCACTGTGCCTTCGCCTTCATCGTTAGGAGCGCTCTGCTTCTGCTCCAGATTCAAAAGCTGGGTCTGAAGGTCAATAATTCGACCGCGAAGCCACTGGCCTGCGTCTTTGTAGCGGATGAACTTCTGGGTGATGTTACCACCGACGTATTGGGTAGTGTCGTACATCGGCTGTGGCCCAAGACCGGCGCATAGGTCGGCATTGAACTTGATACCGGCAGCCGTGTATGGCAGCATGTGGGTAAGGAGTGCCACGAGGTTAGGCAGGTTGTTGCCAAAACCCCACTCAATCCATCCCAGACCCTCAGTGCCTTTACCGTCAGCACCTTGCATCGACTCGTTGCCGCTGCTGAAATAGAGCGTCGGTATCTGCTTGCGCTGCATCTTACCGTTCTGCTGGGTACCAGCACGCAGTTGTGCGCCGATGAAGTCGGCCCATGTAATGTCGCCAGGGCCATCCATATTATAATAAGAACGGTCGCCAGGCATCAGGACAGAATAGCCTTTGCTATGCAGGTCGGCAGCCTTACGGATGAAGTCGCCTGCCTTTACGCGGGTGATGACTTTGGGTGTTTGATTCTTCTTTGCCATAATAACAGCTTTTATTTTTGGCAAAGTTAGTCAAAAGGGATTTTGAGGTCGTGACAAATGAGTTTTGGGGTTGCTATGGCATAGCAACATACTTAACCCTTTTTGCGGGACTTCAATTTGGCGTTGAGCTTTTCAGTCTCTTCATTGCGGCGGGTGATATCTTCGAGTTGCTGAAGGATGGTGGTGTAGGGCTCGCGGTCGATGTCGGAAGCCGTCGCATGGAGATACTTTTCGAGGGTGGCCGTCGTGCGGGTGTAAAGTTCGAGGGGGTTGACACGCTTTTTCTTCTTATCCTTGGCCACGGGCTGCATCTTAAACACCTTCGGATAGGTCTTGGCGAGGTAGTGCATCATGCCCTGCCACCAAAGCGTGACTATCTGCCAGTCGCGGTCGGGGAAGTTGCGGAAGTACTGCGCATTGTCGCTATGCTGGTTGGACTGGTAGCGGAAATCGCGCTTGGTCTTACCAGTGGTCTCATCGACGAAGGCAATCTTACGGCAGAAAATGGTAGCGAGAAACATCGCCTTGGCGAGATCCACGGCCTTGTATGCCTTCAGGAGGTCGCGAGGGAGTACCTTTTTGCCCAGCTGCTGCATCTGCAAGAGGTGATTTGACTGGTTAGAATACATTTCCATGTAGTCCTGGGCAAAACGAAAACGTTTCCAGGTGAAGCCGTCCATCAATGGTGACGGGCCTTCGAAGGTAACAGAGCGAAGGCAATAACTACGACGGCGGGAAATACGCTCGAAGGGGAACAGCAGGAGGTTATCTTTCGACTCCGGAGAGAGCCAGTCGAGCATGCCAGGAATGGTTGCACCATTGACAGGATTCTTTCGCGGCGAGAGCCAGGAATGGATCTGCCATAGGTAGAGAGCAAAAGGCTCAGACTTAGTTGAAAATTGATAATTGAAAATCGAAAATTTAGGGGTACGAATGCGGACGGTGTAGTACTGATCTTCGACGGCAGCAACGGGATTGAGACCTTGTACGATTTCGAGGTTGGTGAGGGCAAAGAACACGCCCACCTTCACCTCCAGCATGTCGAAGGGGTGATACTTATCAGAGCGCATGGCACAGTCCTGTAGCACTTCGGCAATAGCACGGAGTTGGGGGAGCGTGCAGCGGTTCCAACTGGTAGGGAGGGAGAGATTGATATTCATAGACTGAGGATTTTAGGGTGCTGTGGCATAGCAACAGACACTACAAGACATAGAACTCTACTTCGAGGTTGTTGAGACCATCTTTGGCAGAGACGTTATAGGATAGTTTATTGATGAAACCCACGAGGCCGTTGATGCGGAAGCGGCGCGTCCAATGGTTTGGCACGTCGGCCACCTGAGCGGCAGAGCACTCAATGCGGATGCGGTACTTACGACGCTTCAGAACGAAGTTCATCAGTTCGGACATGAAGGTATCGCAGAGACCACGCGACTTGATTTTCTTCTCTATCTTTCCCGTAGTAGGATTGACCACATCCGGATTGATAAGCGGTGCTTTGGCCCACTCAGGCTGTTTCCACGAACGAATTTTCAGACTGAAACGTTCGCCATCGCCAATACCTTCGTGTGTGCCGTTATAGTCGAACTCATTACCCCACATATCGAGCGAGTCGGAAGCGAGGGCATAGAGACCGGCGACGGTACGCCACTTGGAATTGCAACCGAAACCGTCGTAGTTGAAATCGTAGGTCTGAAGGGTAGCGTTGGTACCGCCACCACGCATGAGGGCGATAGCCAGTCCCCAATCCATTTCTTGCAGCGGAGAGTTACCATCCTCGGTATCGCTGGGGTCGTAGTTCTCTATCAGTTTCAGTACTTCGTCGGCATAGCACTCCACGAACTCAGAGCCGATGGACTGGCGTATCTTCTGCTCGATAAACTCATGTTCCATATCTTCATCGATGAAGGCCGCGAGGATGGGCTGCTGCTTCTGCTGCTGATTGAGCGTCACAGTATTGCCGCTGGAATCGGTATGCGTACCACTGGCCTGCTCGATCTCCACCTGATAGTTGACATCGTTGAAAGTGACAGGCTGGAAGTCGCTGACGTATTCCTCTACAAAGTCATCGTTAAGCTCAGAGCAATCACCCATTTCCACACCCTTATACTGACCCACCTCGAAGAGTGCCGGTTTCCAATCGCTGCTACTGGTAGCATCGCCATTCACCTTGATACGATAGGCATTGCCAGTGGTGAGGTCGATGTAGCACGTCTTATCGCGGTCGCCACCATACGCTTTCGGCGCACGGAAGATCTGCTCGTAGGTCTTAGAGGTGTCTGTTGACTTCTGAGGATAGTCGATATAGTCATAGTCCGTATCGTAATCCTTTACACCATTCTTCACGTTGGCACGCTGTTCCTTGGCATCAGATTCAGCCGAGTACTTCATGCGGACACCCGTAATTTTCTCAGCCACCTTGTGCATGCTGATGACCTTACCTGGGAAGTCAATGGGTGCCTCGTTGGAACGGAATACCTCACGAACGAAGTAAGCCGTAACATGGCGCTTCTCATAGTCGTAGTGGAAGCGGATGCCGAAAGAAGCCCAGAGCGAGTCGAGCACCGTCTGTACCGATTCATCAGGGAAATTGTCGCTGTTGGCATACATCAGCATGATATCTGCCTTCATGGTCTCACCTGTCTTGGTACCTTCTACGGTGATAGAAGTGACACCATTCTGACCGACAGAAGCATGACCATCATACGTCTTGTGCCTCAAAGGGTCGTAGTAATGGTAATCGCAATCGTCGAGCTGCTTACCCTTCACGTCAGATATCTCAAACTGACCACCACAACCACGAGAGTCGAGCCATTCATTGATCTGCTGCTTGTTGGTGAAGAAACTATCGATGTCGGGGTATTTCTTCTCTTCATCGTACTTACAATGGGTGGTGAAGAAACACAGGTGACGCATGTCCTCAATCTTCAACAGTTCGGAGTTATCCCACGATACATCGAGGTAGTCAAAGAGACAGTCAAGGAAATAGAGGACGTAGAAGCAAATACCCGATTGCTGACGGTCGGCCTCCAGCACCCAATAAGGCCAGTGATCGTTTGGGCCTAACTTCTGTGCCTTGGGTGAGACGGTGGTAGTGGTTTTACCATCATCATCGATACCATGGTGCGTATAGGCAATGCGGGCATTACAATACTTCGCATTGGGATATGGTTCTGACACATTGATATACGACTGAGCCACACGCGGCTTCTTAACCACGTTGCCATTACCATACGACACCTCTTCCTTCAGGGCAGCCTTCTCTTTGCTATTGGTAGTCTCACAGCGTCCAGGGAACGAGAAACCGAGTGCCTGTGGCGTAAATTCAGCCTCACTGGTGCGGTTGGAGGTGATGGAATGGTTTTCGTCTGGCTTTTTGCCGTCGTAGGTGATTTTGATATTGAAGTCATAGTTGACCGTACACTTCACATTACCAATCTTCTCACCAATGAGTATCTTATCCTTTACGGGGATGTCGCGGCAGTTTAGCTGACCGATGAGATCCTGCATGGAGTGCTCAGAGGCAGAGATATTCATCGTAAGAGCGTTGTCAATCTCTTCATCCTCAGAGGTCACAAGCGTACCAGAACGGAAAGGTTGGTTATCCACGACGATACGCATCTTCGTATGCTCCAGATTTACGGGACGGTCGATATTCGTCGGGTCATCAATATTACCCAACAGAAAGCGATTGCCCTCCATCGGCATTCGACAGGGGTAAGAAAACATTTCGTTATCGTTAAACAACGGATTCTGGTCGTCGATATCTATCGAGAAATCGTCGGGGAGGTTCAGCGGGCGCTGCTTACCATCCTTCAGAGCGGTAATGGCAATGTGGCTGTTCATATTTACTGCTGTTTATAGTACAACTTAGCATTGGCTTGCACGGTGATGCGACGGTTGGTGAAGGAATAGACCATAGCATCGCCAGAAGCGACAATCTCCATGTGGCCATGGTCATCGAGACGGCCACCATTGACGTAGAGGGTAGCGGCATCGTAGCAGATGATGTTGCCCTTACCAGAGACAAAGGCAAAGTCGCGGGCGGTGAGCTTACCCTGTTCGATGACGGCACGGGCATGACCTTTGACAATAACATCAGCACGGTCGGATGCGACATGTACTGAACAGTTATCATCGACGGTCACGGGCATATCGCCGAGGACATAGACACGATGACGGCCCGTGATGACCACCGGATTGACGGCCACGCCTTCGGGCTTATCGCCCACGAGTACCATACCACCAGAATTAGTGATAGGCGACTCGTTATAATAGACACCGGCACGGATAATATCGGAGCGATAGACGGGATATAGTTTCGAGAAGGCCGTGATGACCTGCTCAGGCACCTCATGGAGCACACCAGCCCAGAAGCGTTGCCAGGCTGCCACCAGTTCGGGGACAGACTTGGCTTCACGGAACATGTTCTGCGACTCCTGGCAGTTACCGCTCTGCGCGAGAATATCTATACACAATTCTTGAAATCGAATGAAATATTGCTTATCCATATATATCGAATTAAAAATTAGAATGACACTATATTAGGGATTTCGAGACCGTCGTAGGTGGCGGTGACGATGAAGTTCACCTTGGCGCACATAGGCCAGGTAGGAGGCATGTCGGCATTACGGATGCGGATGGTTCGCGTCATAGGCTGCTCAGGCCAGTGGGCATTGCGCCATCCCTGGTCACTCTGTTTGTCGGCAGCCGTGCGGGTATCGGTTTCTTCGCCATAGTTGCCGGTATAACGCTCCCACGCCCAATCAGAGTCGGTGAGTTGCGAAGTGATGTCGAAGTTACCACAGAACAAACGCGGATCGAGATAGAGGTCAACCTGTCCTGGTATCTGTGCGGAGGTGGTGATGAGTTGGGCATTGGCATCGTAAAAACGGATGGTAAGATCGGCCACGCCATAGAGCATCTTCCAAACAGATGAGCCAGGATAAGGTTCATCGTTAGTACTGGAATTAGCATTGAGATACCACTTGCAACCACCATAAGTAATAGTAGGATAGGCGCGAGAGGTGCGGGTGTACGTGACCGTCGAATCCCATTCGCCCATGAATACCTCATGGATGACTGCACGGGTCAACAGGAACGAGGCAGAGGTGGTATATACCTGGTCGCCATCCTCGGTATGGATAGTGCGCGAGGCAGCCACCACGAATACGGCACCCAGCTCAGGCACATCGGAGTAACGGAAGTAGAGCGCCGACGGAATGCCATCGGGATATTGCTGGGCAATGGCAGCGTCCCATGCGGCATCGGCAGCGGAGTTGCCAGACTGACGGGTGATGGTCATCTGATAGCCGGACTGAATGACCTGACCACTGACATCCTTCAACACGAAGTCGGCACGGATCTGTTCGTCGGAGGAAATGGTACCATCAGGATTAGACAGTACGATTTCTACCTTATCAGAGAAGCGGGTGAGCTGTTCGATGACACCATAGATATAAGCATCCTTGGTAACAAACGACTCACCATTGAACTCCTTGCGGTGAATGGTCTGACCTTCATCATCGGTCACAAGCATGGTGAAGCCGGTAAGGTCGCCCCAACCTCCCATAAAGCAATGATCCTCCCATTCCCAAGTGTTGACACCTTGGAATCGGGCCATGTAAGTAGTGGTATAAACGAAGAATGCCTGACGCTCCGGATGATTGTTGTCGAACGAGCCAGAGACACTGAGCACGCTCCACTGTTCGGGTGCGGGCGACCATACTTCAGGTTCGCCTTCCTCGGTGTCGAACTTACGCATCACAACGGTTACGAGACCATTCTGATAGATCTTATCACCATCCATCGGTGAATAGCGGGCATCCTTAGCGATGTAATAGGTTGTATCATCGATGACGCGCTCCACCACGTCGCCTACGGCCTGCACACGGCAATAGATAGACATGAAGCCAGCACGCTGGATATTACCGTGATGGTCGTCGCTGTTGGCAGTTGCATTTTTCGAACCATCCATATTCGACCAGAAGCCACGCAGGATATCACCAATGATAAACTCACCAGGTTCTCCATCGTTCAAGTCGAGCACGAACTGGCAGGTGTGGTTGGCCTGATTGACATCGATAATCTCCTTCACACGGCCCTTACCGGCAGAGTCCCATCGAGTACCAGAGAGCACTTCAATTTGGTTGTATTTGATGGTAGGAACTGACAGCGACTGCGACAGTTCGAGCGAACGGGCGATAATGGTACCATCCGGCAGGATGCGGGCTCCATCACGCGAACCGATGCCCACCTGGATATCTTTCTCGAAGTTGCCGACGGTAACGGCCTTCAAAATGGTAATGGCACCCTGAGCAGTATCATCATGGGTACGCGACAGGTAGCGCGTACCAGCCCATTTTGGAGTAACAACGGCTTCCTCTGAATCATCATCAGTATCATCGCCTGCAACGAACTTCAGCGTCTTACCACCAAGTACGAGAGTAGTGATAGAAGCCCACGATGCGGTCAGCTTCTCAAAAACAGCCTCGGAGATTGTTTTGATGAACTTCACCATATTGGTGGTGGCGTTGTACTCCCACCAGGTGCCTTCACCTCCGGAGGCAATGGCTTCGTCAGAAGCCAGCGAACCATTGTTGAACTGCTGTTCCCAGGTGCGGTCTTTGAGTACACCACCATCAGAGGATGCAGAGATAATACCCTGAGTATAGATGTAATAGAAATCAGCGGGGCCTACCTGTGTACCTTCTTCGTTCTGTCCGTAAAGGTCAATTTCCTGTGGCGAGAATACCACCTGAGCCTGAGCATCGGCAGCCGTGCTCTTTGGGATGGCGATATAGACCCAGCGTTTGTTGTTATCATGGAACACCGTCGGCGAAGCAATGAGCGGCCAACGGCGGTAGTTGTGGGCATTATCATACTCCAAGCCAGTGATACCCTTCATGTAGCACATGACCATGGAACCGCTGGCGCAGTTGGCATGGATGTAGTTACGATCACCGGCAGCGTTGAGCTGGATGAAAAGGGCGCTGGGCGACACCCAATAGTTAGTGGGCTGGGCTTGGGTCATTTTTCAAATTGATAATTGAAAATTGAAAATTGAAAATTAAGACAATGCAGGGGTGACGAACATCACAGAGCCTTCGGCGTTGTTTTGGAACTCAGGTTCGTAGTCATCGCCTGCTGACGCTTCGGGAGTAGCGGGGGCCACGTAGAGAGGAGAATCTTTGAAGGCTTTCAGAGCCTTTTCGTTGAGGTCGGGCTGATGCGTCTGAAGATACTCTGAGAGGTCGGTCACACAGCGCACAGCCTCGTTGTGGGCAGCCGTGCGACGGGCATCATCGACCTTAATAACCTTGGTACGCTCTTCGAGGTGACGGGCCACACATTTGCGCAATTTATGAATTAATCGATTCATCAATTTATCATCGGTGCCCTTGGTGGCCACCTCTATGAGATAGTCGATGAAGTCCTCACCAAAGATAGGCCCTAAGACATCCTCCTGAATGGTACGGAGGTCAGGGAGCATCTGAATGAACTTCTCGCGGGAGTCGTAGATATCGAGATATTCCTGAAGCACGGTGGCAGAGGGGATGGCGAGACCGGCTGCGAGATAGAAGAAACGACTCTCCTTCCATTTCTCGGCTATCTCTTTCTTCTCGGCAGCTGCAACGGCTTCGGGTGAGTCAGCATCATCAGGCAACGGATCGGGTGACGGGTCGGGCATGGCAGCAACATCCTTCGTCCACTGTTCCAGGAGCACCAACAAACGATTAACGGCAGCATGGGCCTCCGTGATGCAAGTGGTTTTATAGTCGCGCACGGCTTCGCGGTCGGCCTTACCATAGTCATCAGCAATAGCCATATTCACACCAGATCCATTAACGCTAACAGCCTGGATATTTACGCTTCGGCCCAAAGCATCAAAAGTGACGACACGCTGGGCAACTGTCAGCAGACGGGCGTAGGGTGGGAGTGTAGCGCCGTCGGTCACTTGCTTAATGAACTCAGAGATACCATCATCGCCACTGCGAAGCGTCTGGTAATACTCCACGAGGGAGTCGTAGAGTGGCTGACCCAACTTCTCTAAGAGGAAGTCCTGTTCGCTACTATCGAGAAAACCCATAATGGACTCGATGTGATCAATCGCGTTGGCCGGAGAATAGAGACGGAGCTCTTCGGTGGTAGATATTAACATGATATAAAACGTTTTATTTGCCACAAAATTAAAAAGTCACGGCCATAAGGTCGTGACAATTTCAAATGCGAAAGCCCGATATTTTACTTCTGGAGGTACTTCAGGATGCCTTCGACATGGAGGCGTTCGATGGCATGCTTACCAACATCGGACAATAGAAACTCCACATCGCGCTTGTTATCCTGGAAAAGATTTTCCGTCAGGACTGCGGGACAGTTGGTGTGAGTAAGCACGTAGAGGTTGGCTTCGTAGTCACGATCCCCATCGCTCTTATCCATACGAATAGGAGTCTGGTTCTGTCCGTACTCGCCACGCAGTTTACCATTGCTGACAATCTGCACATACTCGCGAAGGTTGGTGATGGCAGCATCATAGAGACATTCAGCGAGGTTGTCGGCCTTCGTCTTACCAGGCGACGTATAGGCAGCCCAGCCACCGGCACCATGCCACTTACCATCAGCACCAGCGGCATTGAGGTGGACGCTCACATAGATGCAATCATACTGCTTACACAAATCGTTGACCAGGCGGCAGCGCAGGGAGAGCTCACGCGACTGTTCGAGTCTGACATCCTTCGTCTGGAGATTCTGAGGCAGATAGCCGTCCTCATAGTCGATGGCAACATTGTAACCATAACTGCGTAACTTAGCTGCTATGCCTTGGATCCTCTCACGGCAATAGACTGCCTCGCGGATGGAACCATCTGGCGCACACTTGCCAGGTGTACTGAGCAAGTGCGGCGTACCGAGAATAATCATTGTTTGTTTCATATATTGATGAATTTATGAAGTTATGAATTTTGTTTTTTCAACCAGGCAAATGGTTTACGCTTTTCGAGATAGTCCGCTTCGTGAGCATGAGCATAGGCTTCGCGCTCAAAGCAGACATTACAATAGGCATCATCCCATTTTAACCGTTTCAGGAATTGCCAGACAAACGACAGGATATAGATAGGCAGGAAGAAAATGTAGAGACATTCCTTCCATTGGAGAGAGTGAATCATTTCATGCCGGATGTTATAATCATACATCACAGCATTCTTACGGACAAAGCACAGATTACCTATGCACATCGCCTTATATCCCTTAAACGGGATGATATTGTTATAAATGAACTTCATACCTATTCCTCCTTATTTTCAGGTTCAGGTTCAGCCAACATTTCAGCAATAGCATCAATGTAACAGGGAGGAAGATCACTACTATAAATCTTTATGAGTTCAACCTCCTCCGGTGTATATTCCGTTTCATTATTGCCCTTAAAAATCTTGTTAGCAAGAGCACGAGCCAACACACCACTCTGCTGTGTATAGATAAAGTCGGCAAATGCCTTTCTAATACTCTTAATCTCTCCATGTGTTCTGGCCACATCAGAGAAAATCATCACTTCATCAAAATTAATCTTCATAATCGTATCGTTTAAATTAATCCAAATGTCCCATGATATATGCGTAGAAGTTGGTACCATCATAGGTAATAAGCACATGACATGTATCTGCCTGTGCCATACCTAAACCTCCTGTCATATCCTGATCAGAATCCGGATTCCTCATGTGAGGACAACTGGCACCATACGATGAACTGCGATAACCATACAAAGTGAAAGAAGCACCAGAAGCGCCTACGATATACAAATCAAAAGCGAACTTCGTCGAATCACTAACACCAAGGAATGTGCGACACGTTGACAAAGTGGGCAAATAGCATGTACCGTAAGTACCTCTTACCAACACATATTTACCCTTATTCGGATCAATAGTATTCACAGAACTTGACGGTGTAAAATCGTTCAGCTGATGGCCCACAATGTGACCGTTCAACACACCATGACCAGTACCAGCATAAGCATAGTTCCTATCTGCATTCTTTGCAGAAAGAATCATTGCATAGTTCGCTCCAAGGCCCCAATAGTTATTCTGATCTTCATTTTCAAAACGAGCAACCGCACGTAAACCAGAAGCAGCAGGAAGAACATTACCACCAATACCTGCAAAGGCTTTTCGTGCATCATTACGGAAGATAATGTAGGCATCATTCGTAAACGGGTCGTTGGTCAAACCAGTACCACTAACTTTAAATCCCGCTATAGTTCCACTTTGAACCGTGATATTATTAAACGTACCAGCATTACCTGTTATATTACCTTCAGCATCAATGACAAAAGTATTGTTTTTGCTATGTATCTGAGTTGGGATCAAATTCTCAACAATAATCTCTTCAGCCAACAGCAAATCCGTAGCTACGAACTTCAAATAGTTTGCCTTTTCCCAATGAGATGTGTCATTATATGGCTGAGTAGTAGATGTATATCCTGCACTCGAAGTACGTTTTTTCATACGCCAATACGTCATAGAACCTGATGCAGACTCTTTTGCACGAACGACATGACGAACACCCGTACCACCGCCATAATAATAGGTAGTACCACTAACCCAATTACCAACATACACATGCTGGATGTCATCTGCCATACGGTCGTCAGAATTTTCGATCCATTCCGTCGCCATAGAATTACGCTCCAACTTTGGCATACAAAGCCAAACCTGGTTATACGACGTGTTAGAACTCTCCGGACTCAAGCGGAACAATACTTTTTGCTCTGCACTTATACTTGACTTTGTACGGAAAGTAACACTATGGCGTACCCACGAAGTCGTAATCTTTACTTTCCAATTCACAGCACCATCAGAAGGTGTTGACGACTGTAATACGCCATCAATATAGAAAGCCTGGTTGGTATCAATACAAGAGGGATAGATGTATGTTATCAAATTACCATAACCACTGGTATAACCTTTTACATAAAACGAGAAAGTGTACCACTGGCTCGTAGTAATCTTTTTAATACCATCAGAAGCTGTCTGATAGATAATCTGCTGAAGAATCTCTTTATATGTCAACTTATCCGTACCATAAGCAGTCTTGTCATAATATGAATTTTGACCATCCAATGTTACGTTAGTTTTTATCTCACCAGCACCACTTTCAGCAGGCGTACTCTGACCACTAACAGGCGAATACTGGTTTCTAACCGTCCAAGCCTCCATCTGACCATCAGAAGCAAATGCAGTGTCTTGAAGAAGGTTGGCACAAACACCCATATCTATTTGTGCTACCAATTTGATTTCTACAGTCGTAGAATTGGTTTTAGTATAAGAAGTTACTTTCTTTTCCCAAAGATAATTTTTTGGAGGGTTAGATTGACTACTAAGTTTTTCTGGAACGTAAGTAGTATTACCATCCGTATAAGAAGCCCAGCTGCTATCACTTGAAGAAGGTGCGCTAAAAGTCGGCGTAAACATACGATAAAGCGAAACAGTCTTAATACCATTACCTTCATCGCCTTCTTCACCATCATGGGTATGGCTAACACAAGTACCAGTAATAGAGTTGGCACTTACACTGGTACATTTATAGATAGCCGTATGCGAAATACCGGAATCACTCGATGTACCAGAAACAAGGAAATAGTCACCTACACGACAGGCAGCAAAATCACTATCTCCCGTTCTCTTAGAATAAGTCTCAGAATGTCCTAACTCGGCGTATGTATTCCAGTCGGCATCAGTATAAAGGTTGTTTCTAATCAGCGTCAGAGCAATACTATAACCAATATTACCATCACTGCCATAATAACCAATACATTGACCTGCCTCTGATGGTATATAGGTAGAACCACCACCACTATATGTCAATTTGGTACGAGTCCAAAGATATTTACCTTTCTCTGCTGCTGGAGGAGTGTTATCCTGCCATGTGCCTGTAGCTGCTGATGCAGTACCAAGCGCATACTGCTCAGTGATAGAAGCAAAATCGCTGACCTTACCCAGGCATTGCTTACCCGTGTACTTGGTAGTCTTGTTGGAAAACACCATCTTCGTCGCCTGCCAGACATACTTAGAAGCATTCGCAGACTTGATATCCAAATCAACAAAGTCGGTTTTCCACCCTGCATCATCGGCAGGGGCAGTAGAACCGCTATCGCTCAGGACAAACATAATGTCAGCCGAGCTAATACTAACGCCATCCTCTACAAGTTTGCTAACACTACTCCACTCAGTATGGAGAATCTGATCGTGCGTACCAGTACCAATGGCTGTAGCCTGGATGACATAGCAAGGCTTACCATCATCCGTTGGAATATTACGTTTCCAGCCGTTCAAATCAGTAATAACAGTGGCGCTGGAACCCGTGCCATTATAGAGTTTACCATCAGCAAACTTATAATAGACATTATCCGACGTGATACCATGTGCCGTAATAGCCGTAGCACTACGCTTAAAGAGAAAGATGGTGGCAGCATTCGTATTTCCCGTATAGAGTACAGGCGTTGACCATTCACTTGCAGCGATGGTGTCAGATGTCTCGGTGCTATACGCCGTAGCAGCCGTGACATAGACAGGATCGGTACCGGCAGGCACTTTATTCAGCGTCCAACCTGAAGGTGTAGAGCTGAGTGACTGACTGGCAAAGTTATAGGTCAGCGCATAGTTCCAGTCTATCGCCGTGATGGGAGTGGCACTACGCTTGAATAAGAAGAGGGTCGCGGTGTTACCACCTGGCGTACCATCGTCACCCTGCTTGATAGCAGTGAGGGAAAAAGTGTTTGATATGACTGGTTTTGACATATACTCTATAGGAAAAAGTGAATAATGTTACTGTGCGGTTACGATACCGTTGATCTTATAGCCATTGGCAGCGATGAACTGATAGGTGACATCCATCGTGGCCTTGTTGTTGGCGACGGTTATCGTGGGCAGACCGGTGGTAATCTCCTGCTGGTTGCCATCATAGAACTGCACCGTGAAGTTCGTATAGGCTGTATTGATAGCCGTAGGATCTTCCATCGTAGCCACCCACATGGTGACAGTACACGTCTCACCACTATCCAACTGTCCGCTGTTATCTCCGTCAGAGCCATTGAAACTGACATAGAGGTATTCAGGATCGGTGGTATCGTCGATAGAGGCAAAGGCCGACGTGATACGGTTCTGCATGGCGCTGTCAATGAAGAAGTCACAACGGATGATCAGGTTGTCAGTAACATCGGCCTCTGTAATAGTGACAGACTTTGCGCCAGAGGCGACGGTAATCTGCTGACCTGTACCAGCGTTAAAGAACTTCACATAATAGGTGCTTACGGCAGTACCATCCTCACCATATAGTTCGGCATTGATGGTAACACTGCTACCAGCTCCGCTCTTGGCAGAAATTATAGCACTCTCAGGCGACAGCAAACCGAGATAACCCTGTGTGGTCATCTGGGCAATCTTCACGTCGAGCGAGCAACGTGGGAAGTCCACGAACTTACCGTTAAGCTCTACCTGACCCTCATAGCCGATGGTATCGACATCGAGATTGGTAGGAGAGGCGAGGTTAGAAATAATAGTCAGGCAGGGGACAGTATAAGAGTCGCCAGCGAGAGGAACCGTCATCGTGCCTTCCTCAAAGAGCGGATGATTGTCTGCATCCTTGAAGTTGGTGGACTGATGGGTCTCACTGTCGAAGATAATCTCCGCATCGTTATAGAACCACTTACCGGCATGGATGGCAGCAGCACCGATATAGACACCACCCTTACGAATGACTGGATAGAGCTTCGGACGTTTGGCGGGGGTAGCGTACCAGTCGGGAATGCACTTGCCAGTACCAGCAGAGTAATTCTGCGACAATGTGCCTGCAACACGCAGAGAGCCTTGAATAGTCAAACCGTTCTGAAGGGCCGTGAGCGTGAAATGATTGGATATTGTGTTTGGAGTAGGCATAAGTTACAAATTGAGAATTGAGAATTAAAAATTGAAAATCAGACTACCATAGAGGGAGGCATAGCAGATGGCTTCGCTGATAAATACGGCCTTATGGTCGTACCAACGGGGACTGTCGCCAGCCGCGATACCGTCGAGCAAGCACCACACCAACAGCAGCCAGAGCGCGAGGAACCAGGGGCAGATAAAAAGTACACACACCTGCGATAGGATGCCAGCAGCGATGGCCAATGCGTAGTGGGTACGAATCTGATCCTTCAGGAACAACGGCATAGCACCCGTGAAGGCAAGACATGCCATCGTAAAGAATCCGAACACCTCCAGGCTTTTCGCGCTAAGAGCCTCGATAGCAGGGATGCACGTCAGCAGCGCCACCGCCCAAAGCCATACCGTCCACAGCCAGCGCCACCCACCTTCGGGCAGCACATAGACCATCGACGATATGCTATCGGGCAATGCACCAAGCCTCCATGTGGCCACGCCCACGTAGAGCGTGACCAACAGGAGAGACAGTATCAGCAGCGTTACCATGGTTTACTCGCCGGTTTCGTCAGTAGCAAACAGCGCCTCGTAAGGAGCCCAATCAATAGCATCCTTCTGCTGCCAGCCCTCAGTGAGGCACTGGTTGATGAAGGCAAATGCCGACATGTAGAAGGCATTCAGCTCTTCGATGGTCTGGAAAGTGTGATAGACGGGAGTACCATCCTCTGCCTCGCCGAGCTTGAAAGTCAGCGGCAGGATTTCAGCGTTGCCAGAAGCGATGCGCTGTGCCTCAGAGAAGTTGCGCTGGTTCTCGTTAGAGAGCCACACATTGATGGCGTTACCACCTTCAGGAGTCCATACGAAGCCTGACAGGATCTTTTCGTCGGTATGGGCGTTGATGTCACCCAAGATTGCCTCCTTCACGTCGGCCAGAGTAAGGGCGTTGCGCTGCTTCTTATACAGATGCACCTCAAACCACTCATAGAGATCCTTACTGAGCTTGGTCAGACCATAGCTGATAATGATACGACTGGCATCCTCGCGTACTGGCGAGAAATCTGCCTTTGTTCCAGAATACTTGTTGTTCATAATCGTAATTTTTTAAAAGGGTTATTATTATTGTGAATTAAAAATCATACAGTTCGAATTTAGTCACGGCGCTGTCAAAACGTCCGACAGAGAGGAATTTCGGTGTAAGGAACAGTTGGCACCGGATATTGAAAGAGGCATAGTGCGAGAGAATACCCAGGAATGAATTGACGGAGTGGAATACCGCCTCCTTATCCTTCATATCCAAATCGTTGATGTTCCTGATCATCCGATTCAATGAAGCATTACTGATATAGGTCACGTCGGGTTTGATGAATGCACCCAGAAACTCCACGCCATGACGGGCATCGTGGATTTGTATCTTTCCCTGATTCAGTTCCAGTCCGAGCTCTTCACCAAGGAAATCCTCGATGGAAGGAATCAGCGCATTCAGACGGGCCTTGCTCTCATCGACCACAAAAGAGTCATCGACATATCGGCCATAGTGCTCACAGTGCAACACACGCTTCATAAACTGGTCGAATGGATTCAGATTGACATTCGAGAAAAGTTGTGAGGTAAGATTACCGATAGGCAGTCCGCGACCGTCGATGGTGTAGAAAAGGCTCTTTGCATGGTCGAGACCATCCCAATCGTGTACCGAGCCAGCGATACGGCAATTCTCCTTCGGATTAAGCAAGGCGATCTCGCTGGTCAGCCAAAGTGCGAAGTCAACATCTATCACGTCACCCCATGTACGGGCCACACTTCCTGCACGACGTACCGACATTTTCTTAATGGAGTCGCAGGCGATGTCTGCCAGACGCTTACGGTCGATGTGCATAAAGTAGCCGCGCTTATCGAGTTTCAGCACATGGCAGTGTCTCTGGTAGCCGTGACTACACTTGCGGATGTGCTTCTTCAGCCGCTCAATGCCGAAATGGGTACCACGTCCAGGAATGCAGGAATAGCAGTCGGCAATCAGGGTGCGCTCGTAGAGCTGATGCAGCATGTTATAGTAGAGGTGATGCACTACACGATCACGGAACTGTGCTGCGAAAACCTCACGCTTCTTTGGATGCTCAACGATGAAACAGGTAGAGGGTTCGGGTATGTAATTACGATTCCATAAATCATCACAAAGGCTGTCAAGATTCTCATCCAGACGTTTTGCAAACTTCACCACATACGGTTTCTTACTCTTGTGCTGCTTTGCGCAGACAAAAGCCGAATGCAGTTCCAGTCTTAAATGATCCTTTGTTAAATGATATGCCATATTACATTTTGTTTTTCTCTTTTTGTTTCATACTGTAAGCCGATAAGTACTGAACGGGACGAACAGAGAAGCCGTTGAAACGGTTGTTGTTGTTCTGTGGATTGACACCACCCGAATTGAAGTTGAGGTTGCGCCCGTTCGTAGCCGAATTGAGTGACGACGACCAGTAGTTGCCGTTCGTGCCGCGATTATTCCACGACAATCCATTCCCGTTGCCGGAGGCGGGGAAGAACATCCCGAACTCCAACCGAAAAGTCAGTTATCACCTGCCTAACGTAAGGAAAGAACCGGCGCTGACTGATCAGTGGAGCGGAGCCATCCTATGTTTTTCCTAAATTTTTCCACCACCCCAAAGGGTGACAGACGGATAACCTATGAATTTAGGGGCGAACAGTAATTAAGTCAAAGAACGAACCGCCAAAGCGAGAGGTTTATATCACAACACTATAGTAAGCTCACAACCTTACGTTTCATGCTTCTAATAAATTCTATATTCTGTTCGGCTGTACTGGATTCCAGTGGATAGCCGAGAACTTCAGAGACGATAGAGAACAGACCACTACGTGCTAACATCGTTTGCGGGCTTGCGCCCTGCGTGATACGGTTTCGATTGGCAGCCTGCTCATGCAGAGGACATGAAGCCTTCCAGTCGTTAAAAGCCTTATTCAAGGCCCCACCGGTGGCATCCTCTCCGAACATGTTGATATCAATGGTAATCACGAGATTGTTACCATCCAAACTATCCATGCTCTTATATGCCGGAACGAACTTAGAAAGAGACTCTACTGGAAATCCTACAAGTACATACTCACCATTCTTTCCGTTATATCTTTCTGACTTGATGATATCCTTATCTCCGCGACCACGCTGAAACTCCTCAGTACATACATATTTCTTTATCAGGAAGGCACTCACCTCGAAAGCATGATAGAACTTTCCTTCCTTATAAAGGAATATCTTTGAGAAGTCATCCACTGAGTTGCGGACTTTCTCTTTTTCTAACTTTTCATTCAGATTCATATTTTTTACCAAACAATTTAAATTAAACCGATAATCTTAGTATCTCTGCCATCCGTTTCCCTCGCCTGTGTCGCGCCGCCTTTCGGCGGCTGTAAGCGACACAAGCAGGGCAAACGGGTGTCAGAGAGTGCGCCCCTAAATTACTGAACGGGACGAACAGAGAAGCCGTAGAAACGGTCGTAGATGCTCTGTGGATAGACACCACCCGAATCGAAGTAGAGGTAGCGCCCGAGCGAAGCCGAATAGAGCGACGACGACCAGTAGATGCCGCTCGTGCCGCGACTATTCCACGACAATCCATTCCCGTAGCCGGAGGCGGGGAAGAACAAAATCTTTCCATTCAACTTCGACTTAATGCGCAATCCCGTGATACCATTCACTGTTGTACGTTTATCAGTCGTAGCGGCATCGATAGTGGCACCCGAAGCATCGATATAGTCGATGTTGTCGAACAGCTCTTTAAACTCGTTGGTGGTCGGCATACGCCATGGTGCTCCCAGGTTCACACGGGCTGCATCAAACGACGGGCTAATGTGACCGGTCAACGTTGCGCCAGGAGTGTTGGCATAGGGGCCATCGTTGGCAGAGCCAAAGTCATAGTCGAAGGCACTGTTGCTGATTGGGTTGTGTCCCTGAGTGTTACCCCAAGAGAAGAAACTGCACTCATACTGGAACTCAGAAGCAGCGAAATGGTCGGCCTGAGAGAGGTCGATGTTCTTCTTAGCCCAAAGCAATCCGCTGGGCAGACCCATATCCACATACAGCTCATCGTCGCCACCACTCTGTTCGAGACCCATCAGCGATACGATATTGTAGTGTGTGCCATCATACTGAAGCAGGGCTGTCATACCTGGGCGAATAACGCCTGGCTGAAGGGCTGCATCATCGATATACAATGGCTTGGCACCCGTAGAACTGATGTTCAAGGTAGCATCGGCCACCTTCACTGCATTGGTGAAGCGGATAGCCACAAAGCTATTCTTGATCAGCAAGAAATTAGAGATTGTAGCCGTCTTTGCTGCTGTTGTGGCAGCCGTCGAGCAAGTACCCTTGGCAAAACCAGCCTTGGCCATGTCGGAGAAAAGTCCGAGGTTGCCAATCTCGCTGGGCAATGCCTCATACACATTGTTGTTACTGGTGATGGCCAGGATCTTGGCAATGGTTTCACCAGAAGCAAGAGAGGTTTTTGATTTAATCATAATACTATTTTTTAATGAGTTAATAACTATGTACGGATGGCGAATGTCTCACCAAAGGAAAGTTCGATGAGCTCACCACTGTCACGGAACGATACACCGTCGTAAACGCCACGCATGCCTACATTCGGGTCAGGAATGAACTTCTGACCGATCTCGCTATAAAGCATCGAGTGAGGTATCTTCACCTCCACGTCGGCACAGCCTACGTTGGTAGGAGCAAGCTGAGATCCCTGTCGGCGTACCTGCCAGTTGCACAACAGCCAATGGCGCTGCATAGCCAGCGACATATCATCATGCTTAGGCACATGCACCAAGAGACCGAACTTCATACTACCTTCCTCCGGACTCACACGGTTGCCACCATAGCTGACCACCTGCGGCTGGATCTTCGGCCAGCGCCATGCGATGCTTGCCGTAGCCTCATTTGGTTTGTCAGGAGCGGCAGTAGAAGTACCGCTGCCTACACCAATGCGGGCGCGAACCATCAGATTATCCACATAGTCGATATCTATGCGAAGCGTCTTACCATTCTTACCTGACACATACCACAGACAGTTACCATCAATAGTTTTCCACGTCTGGCCCATATTGTCGGAGTAGTCCCAGAACCAAGCCACCTGGTTAGACTTATCGGCATTACCCAGACGGGCTTCAGCCTCGAAGTCGTAAAGGGTCGTCGGTGCATAGAGCGGGAAATGCTTGCGCGTGCGGTCAGACAGAATATTGATAGCCCACTGCTCATCAGCAAAGAGCACAGCGTTTAACGCGATGCTGTCGGAGAGTGTGACGGGCTGGTTATTACGGGGGTCGGTAAAGCGTACATCACAGGTAATGTTGGCACCCGTCAGATGCGTGTAGTTCTTACGGACATAGAGCAAATCATCCACCAGATAGAAGTCAGCCGTCGGATCCTCGCTCATCACCTGCACATCATCGACAAACCAGTAAATCTGAGGAGATAAATCCTCCATCGTTACCTGATTGTCGGGATCCTGCACAGAGTAGTCCATACACAGGCGCAGCGGGCCTTCCTTCTGTGAACCGTCGGTATTCCAGGCTATCGCAGCACTATGGTTTGGTTTCCACTCATTTGCCGTCTGACGATAGAACTGAGTAGTGGAATATCCACCCAGCGCCACAATTTTCCGTGTCGTATTCAACGGACGGAAAATGGTCGAGACGGTCAACGGTTGCGAGTTATTGACTTTCTTCATAGGTCAGCGATTCTGTTTAAGCCGGTTTGTCGCGGGCGATGAGATCGTAGGTCAACAGTTCCTCAATCACATACTGCACAATCTCCAACGGCGTGATACTACATGGCTGTCCGTTGGTATCAATACACAAAATACGATTCACGAGAGCCGCGTTATGCGTCTGAGGACTGGCTGGGCCTGTTGCAGCCGCGATAGCCTCACTCAGATCATAATGCAAGTTCCACCACTCGGTATCGGTCACAGCGTGTCCGATATTGTTGGGCTTCTTCGATTCATACAATGCAGGGCCCTGCTGCACGATATCGAGGATATCATACTGCTGGGAAGCACTGTAGGCACCCTTGCTTTTCTGTAAGATTCTTGCGATGTTTAAAGGCATATCATTATCATTTTAAGAGTTTCCACTTGCAGGTGCGGGCGTGAAGGTCAAGTAACCTGTCTCGTAATCCACACCGAATGTACCATTAACAGAGCCGGTCTGCACGAGCATGCCGGTATCATAGTCAACAGACAGCATGAAACTACCGTCGTCGGCCTCCAGTTGGGTCACGCGGTCGCTCAATGCTGCATGTGCGACATTAGTAGCGAACTTGGCCACGGCCAGTACTGACATCTTCTTCAGCAACAGACCAAGTGGACTTAATTTCTTCTTTGCCATAGTTTCTTTCTTTTTGCATTACAGCAAACGACTTTCGGTAGGCGAGGGTGCCAGGATAACAAGGAACACCCTCGCCACCGTCAGTCATTCATCACGGATTACTCGTCCTCGATGGAGTCGTCGCTTACAGCAGGCAGAGTGGTAGTAACCATAGTGCTGTCAGAAGCGTAACCGAACCAGCTACCGATCTCAGCGTCAGAGCAGAGAGCGATGTTCAGCTTGTTCAGGTTCTCCTTGTCCTGAGCGGACATAGCACCGTTAGTACCACCGACACCATCGGTAGAAGGAGTAGCCAGAGCGAGCTTCAGACCAGCAGAGGTCAGAGCCAGACCGTTAGCATTGCTGCTGTCGATCTTGATGGCCAGCTTCTTAGCGCCATCGGTAGAACCAGTGAACTCCAGACCGCCGTTAGCGTCGAGGTCGATGGTGATGACGTTGTTCGTAACGTCGATACCATTACCACCGGTGTAAACGTCGATGAGCTCGCTCAGGTTCACGCTCAGGTATTCGTCAGTTGCAGAACCGCTCTTCACGTTGATGGTGAACAGAGCCCAGATACCAGCAGCGTTGATAGAAGAAGGAGCCTCGTAAGGTGTAACGGCTGTACCGTTCTCAGATACGATCACCCACTTGCCTTCAAGGGCACCAGTACCGGCTTCGACGGTCACGCGCTTCACAGCTGTTACCAGGAAGTCCTTCGGGATGTTGACCTTACCGATCAGGTTGTCCTGAGTAACCTCAGACTCCGACGTTACACCCTTTGCGAAGATGTAAGTTTTCAGATAGCCACTCTCGGCAGTTCCCTGCTCGATGATGTGAACGGCGTTAGCAGCAACCTGCTCATCCGTGTACGTCTTGGCGACAAAACCAAGTTTTTTGAGGATCAACTCAAGTTCAGATAACTTTTTCTTTGCCATAATGCTTGAAAAATTTGGGGTTAATAAAAAATGTGAACTATTCTGATGGCGCAAGCGCCGTTTCAGACTTAATTAGGGTTGCTCCGGACTTTCGGGTGTTTCCGGAGTCTCAGGCGTTTCAGGATTCTCTGGGGTCTCTGGATTTTCAAGAGTCTCAGGATTTTCCGGTGTCTCAGGGTTCTCAGGCGTTTCGGCGTTTTGGTTCTGATTGTCATCACTACCTTCATCGTCGTCATCGCCCGTATCAGGAGCATTACCATCAGGGAAGAAGATATCCTCAATATCCTGTTCGGTCAATCCGATATTATTCATTTCGTCAAGACCAGCCAGGACATCCTCAGAGAGATCTTCACGCTTGATGGTGCCATCCTGAATAGAGTCGCTATTCACGGTGTCCTTTGGAATGGGTACGCCTGGTGTGATGTCAGAACCACCACCACCACCGCTACTCTTGATAGGCTCCACTTCACATGTTACGGGACGCGCATCACAACGTAGGCGATACTGCTGACCACTGGCAGATCCAGTCAGAGAAAACTCGTTCTTGGTTCCAATGGGGAAGGAACGCAGTTTGCGCCAAACATCGTTCTCATCCGCACGGGTATCTACATGAACCAAATTCAGGGCCTCACGGTCGAAGGCCATACTCACTTTGCTGTCGCCTTCGAACACCGTCGAGACAAAGCTGGGATAATCGTAAGAGAAATCAAGACTTGTCATATCTTTCCGTTTTAAAATTTCTGCAAGCAAAGTTAGCAAATGACTTCTTCGACTACGTGACAAACTGATTATCGGGGTACGGAAATAATTAGCCAGGAATAGGCAGACACATACCCGACATGGCCGTAAGATGATAGCGGCAACCGATATAAAGCGAGTCGAAAGCATCAGTGCCATCGGTGCGGTATTCCAGTCGTACTGCATCGTCAGCGTCCTCACTCAGTTTCTCACCACTCTTACGTTTGCGGAAACCCTTATAACCGATTTCCACCTCTGCTGTCTGCATGGCCACAATCAGCGCCTCGTTATTCTCGCGGTTGATACGGATAGCGGGATAACTCACACCAGCCAACGACTCATTGATATCGGCATACTTTTTTTCGTGACCGAGAGGCGATCCCATATCCACAGGTCGTACATTCCAACCGTAACGGGTCAATTCATTTATCACCACATCCTTAAAATCCTCCATGCCCTCGATGGCATAGCCCTTGAACTTTGCCGTAGCATCATAGAAATACACCACATCCTTACATTTCGACATCTTAGGCTTATAGTAGTGGTTCCAGTCGGCCATCAACTCACGCAGTTTGCGCTCATGCTTCACATACATAGAGGAAAGCACATTGAGGCATTCCTGATTGTCGCGCTTATAGAGTTGGCCCGTAACGACCCAGTTGATATTGGCGTTGTAGTCCATGCTGATATACAGAGGGGCAGCATCCACCACATCACCATCGAGCGTACAATCCTTAATGGTCTGGAGGTCGCCAAAGTTAGGTGTCTCGTATTCCTCTTGCTCCATCGTACCACCCACGATGCCCGTCGCCATACGCTTGGTAAACGAGTTGTCGATAGCCGGACAGTCATCAGGAATATAGCCGTGAATATTCTCGATATCGAGATTGGAATAGAAGCCGTCGTTGCTCTTAGCCACCTTCTTATTCAGAATAGATATGGCGAATACGACCGGCGGCAGGTCACGAGCCATACGAGCTATGTACGACTCGCCAACAATATCGAGATTGTCTAAGGTAGAAACACGCCAGAAGGCAAAGGCATTGCACTGTAACTCACGGATCTTCTTTGCATACGACTTCGACTGATAAATCATCTGCATGTCGAAGTCCTGTTCTGGGGTAATGAGATACTTATGACAGAAAATCAATTCCGCTTCTTCAGGCGTGATGAGTTTGTAGTTTACGGCCATGTCGAGCATCGCTTTGTTAATGCGCTTGCCGTAGTTAGGAAGAATCTTAAACGGCCCTTCGTGGTTCATCATGGCTTCTGCCTTGGTGCGGATTGCCTCTATATCCTCCGGACGCAGTACGATAGGCACACACTTATCTTTCTCGGCTGCATCCATCAGGTCGTTGTAGTAGATGACGCGCTCGGCATACGCCTGCAATTCCTCCTGGATTTCACGATAGGTCTTATCCACCAACGGGCCTGTGTCCGGATGTGCGTCGAGCTTATCCTCCTCCTTTTCGAGCCAGTTGCCCTTGCTGGTCAATGAGGCATCAGAGGCAAAGAAAGTGCTCTTGAACATCGGGTTATCCTCGGTGTAGCCCAGATTGCCGTAGGGGTCAACAATACCCGACAGGGCAGGCATTACCTCACCATCGATTTTCGATTTCGACATGAACTTACACTCATCAGCCACAATGGAATTGGCTGTAATAGAGTTGGCAGATCCGGTGACGGCGAGTGAAATGAGTTGCCAAAGTGTACCATTGGCAAACCAGATGCAGTTATCCCAGGTCTTTGGCTTAATAATCGGCGACTTCACCCAACGAGGCGGTTTGCCCCATCCGAAATGACGGCCCTCCTTCAGTCCGAAGAAACGCTCAATAGCTGCTATCGTACCTGGCACGGTACGGGTGTATAGCTGCTTGCGCGAGTTACCAAGCCAGATGTTCGTAGCACGGGGCATGGACTTCGACACCCGATAGATGCGAGGGCCTAACGTGCCATCAGTCTTACCGAAACGACGGGCACCAAGTAAGCGTCCGTCGCGCACGTTCATTAAATATATAAGGTATTGCTTATAATTTAAATAAACCTTCCTCATGGCAATGGATCTTCGTCAAACACATCCTTTTCAGGTTCTTTGTCGCCCTCTTCGTCAGGCATTTCCCAGGTGCCGTCACTGTTCTGAATCATGTCAATCACCTGTTTGTCGGTCAGACCATAGCGACGGGCCAGTTTTTTGCGCTCTTCGTCGGTGTAGTTCACACGGTCACGTTTCACGACAGAGACATCATGCGTCAGCACAATATCCGAGTCAGGCATCTGCTCCTCCGCATCATCCTTTTCCTTGAAGCCGTTGTAGAGATCCATCTTCAGGTCTGCACCTGACTTCACACTTCTTGGGTCGCCCATTTTCATGCCCTCGCGAATAAGCCAGTCGGAGGCATCCTGCACCTTCGCACGTTCAATGTTATCCATCGGCACCTCAAAGCGTCCGATGATATGATTGAAGAGTGCGAGATCGTTAGATATCTCGGTCGGTGTACGCGGAATGCCAGGGCGCACATTCATAGCATCGACATACTCCTGGGCCTTTGCGTCACCTTCGGCAGCACGACGGAGTAGGATAGGGTACTCACGGGCCGCAATATTACGGAGCACATCAGAGGCACGTAGCTGCTTATCCTGAAGCCATCGCTGATAGACCTCATAGGCGAGCATGGCACGGAAACGCTGGTCGGGCGACATCACCATCTTTTCGATGGAAATGCCACCTAACAGCCAACGTTCGACCTTATCAAAGTATTTCTCAGAGGGCTTCGACATTACGCAATACCTTTGGCAATATGCTTACGTTTGCGCTTATTATACTTATCCTTACCCGTGCGCATCAGGTACTCGCCATATTCCTTGGGCGACATGCCGTAGTTACCGGCGATACGCAGACCACCGCCACCAGGGATGGTGGGATTCTGAAGATATTGCTGCACCGTCTGACCAGGATTGGCACGCTGTGCCTGCTGGCCCTGCTGATTGAGGTAACGCTGCGGAGCCTGTTGTGTGACTTGCTGGCCTTTGACCTGCTGCATAGACTGTTCAGCCAACTGCTGACCCGATGGTGATGATACCAAACCCAGAGCACCGGCAGCCATAGCGCCGAGCACTGTCATAACTTTACTCTTCTTCATTGTTCTTTGATTTTTTGTTATTAATAGTATAATTTTCCGCATCCTTACGGGCTGCTTCCAAAACGGGATAGTAGTGTTTTGCCTCTTCCTCACCAGCCAGTTCCACCAGCTGCTGATAACGCTCCTCCATTGTCTTTACACGTCGAGGGGTGTTGAGCTTATCCTTACGGGTGAGATACTTAATGAGGTCGGCGATTTCCTTCTTCTTCTTTTCCTCGGCCTCGCGGATCTTTGCTTGCTCAGGGTCGTTACGCTTGATATCGTCGATAACCTGCTGTTTGATGGTCGCCTTCTGCTGGTCATCAAACTTATCCCAATACACGCGGAGTTTGCTACGCCATTCCTGCGGGTCGGCCTTAGCAGCCTGGATCTTCGCGATATAGGTGGTATCTTCCTTCAGACGCACATAGACATGAGCCAGTTCGCTATCCACATGTTCGTAGATACTCTCGTACTGCTGCTTATACGTCACGGCATCTTCAGAATAAGGTGCCACCTCTTCCTCCGGCTTACCAGCCAGAGCAAGCGCCTTTGCCGTTGCCGCACAGTCGGATTCCTTCTGGCGCAAATCACGCACAGTCTCTACGGCCTCTTGAAGGGCAGGGGAGAGCAACCACTTGATTTCATCCAGGCGAAGCAGCGTGCCACCACCCATCGAGCCAGAAACCGATTCCGTGTCGGGTGTCTCTACAACGGGGATGTCACTCTTCTTACCAAACAGTGTCTCTTCCTTTTCCTCCTGTTTCTGACGCTCCTTCTCGGCCTGCAACTGACGGGCAGCCTGTTCATCCTTCGTAGGACGGCCCACATGGGGAGTCAGAAGATTGGGATCGTTAAGATCCACGGTTTTCATCATGCCTATCATACCCTGTACCTCCGTGGCCACCTTATCGGCATAGCGACGGAGCAACTTACGACGGGCTCCATAATCCTTAAACCTGAGAGATTCCTGTACGAACGCACGGCAGTAGGCAAATGGCTCCATCATGTGAAGGCCGCGCTCAAACTCCGCTTTCAATTCGCCGGTCACGCCCTTCTGCTCAATCTGTGGCAGAGTGGCGGCATACCATTTTTGAAAGTCGGCCAGCCAGGAACTACGCTCCTGCTGCGACATCTGATTGAATAATTTTTTTTCCATACTTTTACTTTCGATGTTCGATATTCAAATTCACGTAAGCAAAGGTAGGAAACCTATCGGGGAAGTACGTGACAAAAATCGGGGACAGAAAAAGCCCACATCGGGGATAGTCCTCGGTGCGGGCCTTATGATTGTAAACGAAACGCGCTTAGGGGTTCGTAGATGCTGGCTGTGCAGAAGCCAGCAGCGACTCCCAACCACCCTTATCAGGAGCGGTCACGTACAGGTTCTGATACAGAACACCGTTCAAGTGGAACTCCAGTGTGGTCTGGCGGTCGTCAGAAGTGGCAGCGCCGGTGTCAGAAGCGATACCGCCCTGCTCTACCTTCACGCGATGGTTGGGGTCGTACATGATCTGGGTGTCGCCGGTCTGACCATCAGGAACGATGATACAGATGTCGAGGTTGTTCAGCGCACGGCTCAACTCAGCAATACGTTTGTTGACGCTCTCAATGGTAGCATTGTAGGTGAGGTTGAAACCACCGTTGTTACCCTGGCTCTCGCCCTTGATCTGCTGTGTCTCATCCTTCAGGTCGAACTTATACAAGCCCTTACCGCTCTTGAAGGTAGGAGTAGAGTAGATGCAACCGCTAAGAGTCAATGGAGCAGCGAGGTCGCCCTTCACGAAGTAATATGCTACAGCCGATGTACCACCGATGTTTTCGAGGCAGTTCTCTTCGTTCAGGTAGTCGGCCAGCTCAGGACAATTAATATTTCCCATATTCTTACTCTTTTTAATAGTGATTACTTAATGCAGAAAGGAAAAAGCGGAAGGGCTTGCGCCCTCCCAGACTTTTTTACTCGAAGAAGGCGGTGATAGCCATTGGCATACCGGTAGCGGTGATGGTGATCTCCTTATCGGTCTTACCATTGCTCCACTGCTTGAATACCTTATGACCGTCGGCAGTGCCTTCAACAGCCTTCAGGGTGATCAGAGCGTTAGGAGCGAACTCTGCGGGCTCATCGTAGTCCTCGCCATTGACCTGTACCTTAGCGGCAGCGTCGGCACCATCGAGAGTTACAACCAGCTTAGAGTTGGTGTAGTCGCCATTGATGACGTTCTCAGCAATCGAGCCATCGCTCATCACGAATGCGCTGGGGAGCGGATTCATAATGCGTGTGCCTTGGATCGACTGGATCTGGAAAATCACATCCTGAGCGTCCTCATCCGAACCAAACTGAGTCTTAACAAAAGTCTGGTTGTTTTCAGAATCCACGCCATACTGGAGGTTTCCAGGAATAGTGGCCATCATACGAGTACCAACACCCCAAGCGTCAGAGGGACAGAACTCTACGCGAGGCATTTCAGGCACGGTGAAGTTGCCGTTAGGCAGGTAGTTCACCTTAGAGTTGCCGTGATACTTGTTGCTATAACCCTGAGCGATGTAGAGACCGCGCAGGATGTCAACATGCAGCTTCACGAGCTTCTGCTGACGGAGGCGACCATCCCACTTGGTGTACCACTCCAGAACGGTGTCGAACGGAGTAGAGTCGTGAGCATCAACGGGAGCGGTGATAGCGTCACAAGCAATCAGGTTCTTGTTCTGTACGCTGATAATGCCATCGGCAATATCATGGGCCATGTCAGTATGGAAACCATCGTACAGAGAGAGCTTCTGCTTGTCCTCATCAGCACTCTCCTCATTCTCCATGTCGCCAAAGAAGAGGTTGGACTTCAAATCCTCAGCATAGCTCTTCAGGATTGCCTCTACTGCTACAGTTGACATGGGGTATTCGCCACCAGGCTTACCGTCTGTACCAAAGACAGTCTCAACGTAGTTGTCGATGTTGTCTTTATAGCGGTTCCATGTCAGCTTCGCAATCAGGGTGCGCTCCTTCAGGAAGCCAATCTTGTTTTCTACAGGTGTACCAACCTTCTTACGGCGAGTGGTACCACCCTTACGAACCAACAGGTGATCAGTCTTTTTGAACTGTACGCCTGAAATCACACTAATACCAAGACGGTCGAGCAGTTCAGGATCCTCGTAAGCGGGGCCCATAATGATCTGCTTACCAACTTGCTCGGCTACGTGGGTCAGCGCCTCACGTCCGATGAACTCTGGAGCTTTGTTGTCAGCCATAATTCTAATGTTTTTAAAGGGTTAATAATTGGAAATACTTAAACTTGGTGAGCCTTCTTCCATGCCTCACGAATCTCCTTATTCTCCTTTGGAGACTTAGAGTGGTCGTAGGCAGGCATACCACCTTCCTCAGCAGCGGGAGCTTCTGCGCCCTGGCCATTGTTGGCAGGAGAGCCACCCTTCTCAGAAGCGGGAGCGGAAGTCATAGCCTCGATCTGGCCCTTCTGGTCGGCGATAATCTGATTGGCTTCGTCGAGCTTTGCCTGGAGGTCTTTTGCTTCACCCTCGGCTTTCTCGCGTGCATCCTTCTCCGTCTGGAGAGCTTTAGTGTGCTCAGTGTTGAGCTTTTCGATGGCCTGGTTGTGCTCCTCATTGAGGTTAGCAATGGCCTGCTCGTGAGCTTCGTTCAGTTCCTTCTCACGGTTAGCGACAGCTTCCTCACGCTCAGTCTGGGCGTTGTCAACCTGTCCCTGAAGGGTCTGAATCTTTTCCTCAGCAGCAGCCTTTTCAGTGGCATGCTGTTCAAGAGTCTGGTCGAGCGCGTCAAGCATTTCAGGTACGAAATGTGCGCCTTCCTCGGTCTGTACCAGTTCCTCTACACCGCAAGCGGTGGCAATGTTCTTGTACTCTTTCATACTGTTGTTATTATTTGGGGTTAAAGAATTAGCATTAGCGGCTGGTGCGGGGTCATCCTCTGGCACGTCATCCTCCGGAGCCACCGGCTTTACACGAGTGATAGGCTCGGCAGAACCGTTAGCCACCTCAAAGGCACGGGTAATCACTTCACCCAGCGTCATTTGTCCGTCACACAGGATGCCAGTCACCTTATCAGCCTCGAACACCTTACCATGGATGTGCTCTTCCTTAGCAGCAGGGAAGGCAGCCTGAATGTCCTTACGGAACTGTACGCCATCCTCCTTCAACTCTTCGATGAGCACCTTATCATTCTTCGGGTCATCGGCGAGGTCACGATACCATTTGTTTTTGTCATAGGACTCAGGATCGTAGAGCTCATGGAAGGTCTCATTGGTGTACTTGTTTGTAGTACCATTCTTCTCGGTGTAGAACACAGCCATCACACCGATAGAGCCAAACAAATCTTTGGGGTGCATGTAGTACACTTCATCACAGACAGAAGCGAGATACATAGCTGCTGATGCACACAGGCCGTCAACAAAGGCATACACCTTCTGACCACGCTCATGCGCATACTCGATAGCCTGTTTAAAGTCATTGATAGCCCAAGCGGAACCACCAGGGGAGTTGATGACAAAGACATGTGCCTTGCAGAACTCGTTATTAGCAGCCTCCATGAGCCAGTCGCGCAGATCCATAGAGCCATAAGAACAGGCACCACCTTCGCGAGTGATAGGGCCAGCCACCGGCATAACATTGACAAAAGGCGCATCCATATCCTCCATCCACCAGCGCGACTCTACCTTACCTTGCTCCGTAACCTGATACTCCTTGATTTCAGGAGCTGCATCCTCGGCAGACTTGATGAGTTGCATGACGTATGGCTTTTTCTTTTTGTCAAACTCCAAACCGATATGACCATTCAAATTTTGTTCCCACATCGTGCGAGAACCATGAACATACTCAGGCATGATCATCCACTTCTTCGTTGACAATATTTCCAGTAATCCGTTCATACTTTTTCGCTTTTAGTTTTAAAATTCTATCGCAAAAGTAATGAAACGTGCGGGCGAGGTCGTGATGTGGTTTTCCTTAGTATATTAGGGTTTTAGGACGTTTTAGGGCATAAAAAAGCCCCGACAGCGTTTCACAACGTCATCGGGGATGGAACAATTACTGTTATTTACGTGGTTAGATTCAATATACCTTATTATATATAGAGGTGGTTTATGTGGTCGGTTATGCCAGACGGATGAGGGCCGACATGGACTGCAACTTGATTTTCAGAGTGGTCACACTGTTGTTACTCTGCGTCTCATCGATAGTGGCCATCGACGCATTAGGCAGGGCGTAGGACAAATCCTTAACGCCATTATTGCGGGTATAGACCACATTAAAATCCTTGCCGTTCAATGCTTCAACAGCCGATTCTACCTGCTGTCGAGCCAGTTGCACAGCGGCCTGCAAGTCATGTGTATAGACGTTTCCAGAGGCTTGGCGGGCATTCTGTACCTTCAGCGTCGGCACATCCCGCATCGGCACGTCATCACCCAGCGGCAATGTCAGCGTCAGCACCGGAGCACCCGTAAAGAGATTGCTATTCACAAACTGCACGCTGTTCACTTGGGCAGGAACAGGCATGCTGCACTGCGAGGCCAAATAGACATCCACGCGCACGATGTCATCCTGGCGAAGTTCCAAACATAAATTCTCGTTCATAATCTTATATTTTTTGATGGTTATTACTCTAACGTTAGAGGTGTGACAGGGGTGTGACAAAAAAATATCGAAAATACCTCATTATTTAACATCTTTTCGCAGTCGATTTTGACCTTTTTTACAATTTACTCATATTTCGGTAATCCACCCCTTAATTCGTACTCATCCACTCGCGTAATCTCAGCATCGCCTATCACGTCGGCTTCATTCGCCATACGCTTACCTTCCTTGCGCCAGCGGAATATCTGGCGACGCAGGTGTTCACGCTCTTTGTTATCATGCGACACTGGAATATCCCACTTCATAAAGAAACGCTCCAGGATCTCTACATCCGTGCGATCGATACGCTGCTCACGGCACCAGTCACGCTGTCGCTCTTCAAAGTAAAGGTATTCTCGGATGAACCTATGCCTAAAAATTCTACGAAGCTGGTTGGCAGCCGACGTATCGAGGGTATGCGAGCTGCTGACCAGTTCTATACGACCATCCACATATATCTCCCTGGGCAGGGCAATACACAGAAACTCGTAAGCCTCGCGACGGGTCTTGTTAGGCAGACGCTCCAACGTACACACCTCGGCGTAGGTCAGGTAATCCTTCGGGTCGCGCTGAATGATCGGTTTACCACCTTCAGGCAGACGACCACGCAACATGTTATTCCAGGCAGACTGAGAATAGCAGCAGGCACGACGCTGTTGTGTCTCAGGTACGATGCGAAGGCTATGCACCATCACAGCATATTCATCAGAACATTGCGACAGTTGGATAGGTGTCTGTTTTGAGATAGAGTTTCCATTACCATCGGCACGCATAAAGCTACCGACATACTTAGATACACGCAGATAAATTTTAGGCATAGTTCTCTCTTACTTACTATAGTCTTTATTCAGGTTTTCAATTTTCCAAAATTCAGCAAATGCACTTTCGAGCTTTGCACCACGAGAGTAGTCCCACATGGGGAGTTTCAGGATAGCATCACAACCATGCAGCTTACAGATATCAATAAGTATCTGGAGTTGGTAGGGCAGGCGACGAAAGAGCCAGTTCCACCATCCCCACATCTTCAACGGATTAACGGGACGGTGGCCCAAGCCTATTAGATTCTTCTCAGCCCTCGCAAACTGCGATTCTACCCATTCAGGATCACAGCCGGTTATCGGCCCAGAAATATACACTTTCTTAGATGTCATTACTTCACACCAGTATGTCCGTAACCACCTTCACCACGTTCTGTCTCATCGAGGACATCAACGGGAATAAACTCTGCATGCTCATGGCGGGCAATGACCATCTGGGCAATACGCTCACCATCCTCAATGGTAAACGGCTCATCACTGAGGTTAATCAGTATAACGCCCACGTCACCACGATAATCGGCATCCACAGTACCAGGTGCATTCAGCACCGTTATACCCTTCTTTAGGGCCAGGCCACTACGCGGACGTACCTGTGCCTCGTAACCGACAGGCAAAGCGATATGCAATCCCGTTGGTACCAAACGACGCTCCATAGGTTTGAGCACTATCGGCTCATCGATGTTTGCACGCAGATCCATACCGGCTGACAGCTCAGTAGCATAAGCGGGTAGGGGATGGTGCGACTTGTTTACAATCTTAATCTTCATATATTCAATTCTTTTAATTTTTGTTCTGCTTCCATTTGTTCTACTTCGTATGGGTCGATAAGGTCAGAAAGGGCAACCAGGCGAATACGACCACCACCGGCATTACATACCAAGACTTTGTGCTCCAAATCTATCTGCAACACACACAGCTCATCAGCCATCATCTGCCGAACCATGTCGGCTGCCTTATTCATATCCATTACCACCTTCGATTTCCTTTTTAATAAATTAGATAAGACCCATCTTCTCGGATGCCTCTGAAGATCCAGAATTTCTTTCCGGACTTCATTACAAACCCAGACGATTTGCTCCCTCGTAAACCCATGCTCTGATGCGACCTGAGCATAGCGTTTGAAGCCGTCCATTATCAGATTCACCTTCGACACCACTATTCGTTTGAGTCCTGTTCGGCGATTTGTTCTTTCGCCTTCTTAAATTCCTTCATCATATCAATCACCATAGCATTCAGAGCGGCTTCTGCGCCCGTCATCATATAGGAGATAGCGCCAACCATCGTTATCAAGTGATTCAACCGTTCGTACTCAGGTTCAGTTTTCTTATACTTCTGCTGGCACACTTGCATATTCTTCAATGTCTGTGCAATAATGCTCTGCGTCATCGGCAACTCTTTTGCTGCCATCGAGAGCGACACACCCCAAAGCGATTCTTCTACCATACTATTCTTTTCCCTCCATTTTGTTACGCATCAGGATTTGAAGGGCTTCGTCACCTCGGCCCATCTTATTCATCAACAGTGCCACGTTCGTATCGAAGTCGCGACTCTGCACTATCAGGAGGGCAATCAATGCCAGGTGTTTCAACTGATTCGACTGGATAGCCGTAATCTCGATCACCTTATCCAACATACCCTTCTCAGTCCAACCACGTTCACGAAGCTGTGGAAGGTTCTGCATGAACTTATCCGATGCCATAATCATATTCACCAGATACTCCAGGAGTCCACGCTTATCCTTCAACAAATTCGCTATGTCAACATTCATATTTGCCATACTATAATTGCTCTACAAAATGATCAATATTTACTATTTCAGACTCCACCAGCTTATACATAAGGGCATTGAAAGTTTCCTCATGGATGCTTGCGGTCTTTTTAGTGGTACCCATATTCACAACCACATGCACCTCTGCCTGCGTCACATACGAAGAAAGAAGTTCCTGTATTGCTACCAACTTCTTACGCTTCTCAGCAAATCGCGCTGCTGTGTCTAAATTCTCTATCTTCATCAGTCTATCTTCTGTAAACGTTCATCAATAAATTCGAGATCATCATCATGGTAGGTCATACCATTCTCAGTATTATGCCACATGTTATAATACGATGTGCCAAACTGCACGATGGGCTGGTCATCCACCATCACCTCCTCGCCGGTATCAATCACACGGGCCTTAATCTTCGGCCATTCCTTCTTATGGGCCATGTGATACATCCAATCTTCATGCTTCTGTCGAATAGACTCCGGATTACGATACTTGCATTCGTCACAATGGTAATGACCCATACCATCACACATACCTGATGCCTCGCCACGCTCAAAATCATCACAGTCGAGGTCAGGATCCACGCCAGTCTTTATGCGCTGATTATCCTTACCATACGTCGGCTGCTGCATACACATCACCTTTGGAGCCAACTTACTGACACCACCCAAAAAATCGGTCATCATCGGCAACGGCATAGGCTCATTCGACATTCGCATCACGTTCACCTGAGCGAGTGAATTGCCTTCATCCTCCGTTATCATATCGAGAGCCATATATACGCGATATCTTTTCTTCTTCTCTTCAGCCATACTTGATATTTCTAAATTATCAATATTTTATTAGATTTTACACATTCAACACCACATATTTGCCTTCAATCTTACACTGACGAAGGCGACGGTCACACTCATGGCCAAAAGCAACGAGTACAGAAACAAAGAACGGCGAACCGGTAACACCTTCGGGTGTGAAAAACTTAATGCGATGCCGCATAAAGAGCATCGAGGCTGCCTTAGTAAAGATGACCTCCTGGAACAGCAAATTATCCACCTGATTCTTCAGCAGCGCAATACCATTGCCATGCTTGGCCAGTTTCTCCACAAACGGACGAAGCAAAGGACGGCTATAAGGTGGGTTCATAAACACAACAGCAGTATCGGGCCACGTCTGACTCAATCCATCCTGCTCCTGATTGAACGACAACGGCGCAATCTCGTATGGAGGTTGCATAGGCGCACAAGGATCGAGGTCAAACGGGCCGAGTTCATCAATCACCCAACGAGGGGTGTACCACTCATCAGAACTGACTATTGGATTCTGCTGTGTTCTATTTGCCATACTAATCTACTCTAATTCCTAAATCACATTCACCAGTAAAAATACTGGAACTATTATAATGCGAACAATCATGGCACATGTCACCATCTTCATCAGGGAACGGACAGCCAAGAGACGCAAGATCCTTACGCTTAATGCCAGGGTAGGGGTCAATACCTTTACTATTGATGCAATGCTGTGTAGCTGGGTCATTAGCAATCGTCTCATCAGCACAATGGCTACAAAGCTCGTGCGTATCATCTACCCACCAACAGTTACCATATTCCGGATTAAAACACGGGTCATTATCCGTACAGCCACATACTCTACATACTCCGTAAGGCATACTTCATCCCTCCTTTTCCAACTGTTCACGAATGGCCTGCTGAAGCACAGGCAGAACGTACTTTGCATGACGCTTTGCAGCAGCAGCTACTTTTGTTGGTGCCGTATTCCATTCCACCTCACAAAGTTTATTAGCAAAGTAGCCATCGCTAATACCAAGCATAAACTTACGAATACCATCCTTACCTGGAGCGGCAAAGTATTGGAAGAAATTGCCCCATTCAGAGTAGGACATATAGACACCATCAGAAGTAAGGAAACAACGGGCCAGCCAACTGCCATTATCATCCTTCAGGTCATACATGAACACCTGCACACCAGGTTTATTTGACAGACAGCATGTATTACCAATAAGTTCACGCTGACCATGGAAATTTTCTTCAGCACCAGGTTCAAGTAAATCTCTATTGTCATAAACATTTCCGACAATCTCCATACGATTATAGTCTGGCACCTCACCTATAACCGATGGTAACAGGCAATTCTTTCCCCAAGTAAAACACCATCCGCTAATCTCCACCGGATTGCCATCAGAAACAAAATCCTTCAATGCTGCCAGATGTCTTACCTGGCGTTGCCACTCTACGATAAAAAGTCGAGTAGTGCCATCAGGAATAGTCAATACAAGAATATCATCCTCAAAAATTGGTTTACCCTTTTTATCAAACCAACCTGTAAACCTTCCAATGGTGTTAGGATTAACTCTAACAGATTCCAACGGAGAAATATGAATATGCGGAGTTGAGCACATAGTATGTGGCTCACCTACCACCCAACGGCCATCATCTATGGCCTTTGCACGAAATATATTACTATTCATAACTCTACTAATTTGTATTCTGAGGGTTTTCGTTCTGAGCCTGCTTTTCCTGTCTGCGAAGTTGTGCTGCACGACTATTACGGGTCTTAAACAACACTTCCTTTGCACGCTCTTTCAATTTCTTAAAGAATGGGAATACATAATGCTCCATCTTCTCATCAGTCATCCACTGCATACCAACAAAGATCTGCATCAGCATTTCTGCCAGAATTTCTATCGAGAGGTTTGGATCGCAATTATGCTTCTTAAACACCTCAGACATTTCAGCAAGGATTGCCGATTTCTCTTTCATGTACTCCTGTTCAGGAGTCAACTGTTCTTTCTTTTCTTCAGCCATAATCTTATTTTAATATCAGTTGCAAAGCGAATCGGGCATTACCAGCATCGCCTACGCGAACTACTTCATTATATACCTGTTCAAGACTACGAGGATTCACCTCTTTAAACTTATTCATTTCTGGAATAGTCAGTTTGTGACCTGCCAGCGTCGCTATTTTAAATAGCATGGCGGTACGACTCAGACCGTTTCCTCTGAAGGGCGATTTTACCCCCCCCTGTTTCACTCCAACATTAGATCTGCCAATTCTCATACTTTCAATTATTCAACGTTCAATTATTACATTAAAACGACACAGGCCCGATGGTTTTCAACAGCGTCAGGAACAAAAACGATAACCAGAGCAAAATCCACGACAGCACATGTCAAGATCAAGATCATAACCTACGGGAATCAACCCATCAACGGTTAATTTTTGTGCCACCATGTAAGGCTTTGTAAATACACTTGCGTTCTAACCACTGAACTATTTGTGAAAGCGTCACAAAACGGGAGTTGAACCCGCGACTTCAAGTACCAATTCAATACATCGACCAAAACGACGCGCGTCTGCCAATTCCGCCAATTCGCCATGAGGCGAATACAGGACTCGAACCTGCACATTTTCATTGTTTGTTGCTTTTGCAAGCGAAGCCATTTCTGCCATCGGTACGCCACAGTTTCACAGTCATAACCTTCAGTCTGCGGCTACCCGTGTCAATATTTCAAAGAACTATTTTCCCAAGCCATTAATACGCTCATAAATACTGAGCAATTCGTTAGGGATAATGATACCAAGCGATGCAATGCGCTTTGCCTCTGACAATTTCCATGCTTCAAGATCGGCACATAGCTGTTTATGCTGGTTCTGCTGCTCGGTAATCCATGCGTCATATTCAACCTGATATTCACTCATGCGCTTGCGCTCGTCAGTCATATAGGTTTCAAGTTTTTGCTGCAAAGAGGAAAGTTCACGAGAGTAAGCAGCCTGAGCCTCCTGCCATTCAGCTGCCTTTTTCTGTTTGTCTGTCTCAATGGTACGGTCACGCTCTGCCAGCAATCCGTTCAACTCAGCCTGGATAGCACGATGCTCGGCAGCCAGACGGAAAAACAATGCTTCCACTTCATCATGTGTAACAGACGGCTCATAACGTCCCAGCAGCATATTAGCACCCTCACCTTCCTTATAAACAGGATGGGCCAATGTCTGACGGAACAGTTCGCGCTCCTTATACAGATGACCATTTTCATGGATATACTTTCCAATAGCCGATGCTTTGGCACCAAGGGTAAGAATACGGTTACGATCCTTCACCGACAAAGTAGCCATATATTGATCCTCAGTCATGGATTCTTCCTTCTTTGGCTGGGTAGGCATGGTGAGACCGAACTTCTTACAATAACTCTCAGTACGAGAAACGACATTACCAAGGAGACGATTTGTAGTAACACCAGGGAACTCACCATTAATATCCGGAATAGAGTAACCGCGATTTTCCATCCACTGAAGGATATTTACGTTCGGCTGTGGCAATTCAACACCTCCAAGGATATCTCTACAATAACCTTCCAGGGTCATTTCCTTTACCTCTGCCAGCAAACGCTCACGAGCCTTGATAGCTTCACGAAGCCAAGCAATAAGAGCATTAGCCTCGCCAACAGTTTCCAACGACTTCAAAACACCGTCCAGTTGCTCACGAGTACTACCAATCTTTGCCTGCTGTGGCGTACCACCACTAACCAGGCTTATTGTCATACTGTAGAAACTAATAGCCTCCAGTTCACAGGCGACATTCTTAATACTTTCCTTCGCCATGTTCGCCACATGATTCGCGGAGGTGTTCGTCAAGCCGTTTTCACCAAAATAAATGTAATCTGCTTTCATATCTTTACACCTTCTCAGGATCAACCAAAACCCAATCGTCGGCCAACATATCGGTCTGCGATGCCAGCCAACCATTCACGATAGAACCATCAGCAGCCTTCATACAGATATACTGAGTGAAGAAACGCTCCTTACGCTCATTAGGATGGTTCTTAACCCACAGCTTGAAGTTGTAGGGCAACGACTTCACAGTATCGATGATAAAGTCATCCTTCAACATGTCAAACGGACGCATGAATAAAAACATGCCCTTACCATTCCAACCTTCACGGGCCACCAGAAAACCATGCTTCAGCGAACCGATAGCCTGGCCAAAGCTACCACTCTGACCAACCTGTAACACCTGCGACTCCGAGGCACCCGTCACATAACATGTTTCCATGTCACCACGAGTAAACTTGCCATCAAAATCTTTGTTTTCAGTCTTTTTCTGAGTCTCTACTGCGCCAAGATATTTCTCGGCCATTTCGTCTAAATTCATCATAATAATACCGTGTTTAAATAAATATTTCGATAACAGTTTTCCTAACCAGTCAGTCCAATCTAATACCACGAATAACGCCCAGAAATAGTTGTAACCTGGAACAAACATCATCAGTTGCTTCTTCAAAGCACTACTGCAATAGCGTTTACCAGTCCAAGCATTACGGCATGTCACCACCAGGAAGTCAATAAACAAGATGACTACCGGCACCAAGTAACCGTATATGATTGTGGCATCAATGAGCTTATCCATACTATTCTAAAAATTTGGGATAAAGATCGATCAGTTTGAAGGCGTAGGCATAGACTTCGGGATTGGAGTCCCAAGTGCCTTTGCCACATACATGGTCGATCATGTCGATAAAGCACTCACGCAGATTGCTATGGATGTTATGGCGAATGCTGACATGATACTGTCCGTTAGGGAGTTTCTTACGCTTGATGTCGAGCCAGGTAAAGTCACCCGTTTCCTTCGTCTTGATGTCCGTTGCGCTCATAATACCATGGAAAATACCCTCACGCAACATGTCGGCCTCGGAGATATCCTGAAGGTGCTCACAACGTTTCTCGGTAATCTCTATCTGGTACTGCATCAGCTCCGGACGGACAAAGAGTTTGTTTTCCCACGCGGGCAACTGCATAGGATGCTCCACACCCAACTCACGCTGCAAGCGATGGATAAACCTGATCTTATCGCCAGGAGTGGGCAGACTACGCCAGATAAAGCCATAACCTTCGGCGATGGCCACCCGTTCGCCCACCTCATACTGTCGGCGGTCTGTGGTCAACCGGCGGGTCATATCCTTCTTACCCTCTGTAACCAGCGTAGTAAGCCCCTGCGTAAAGCGGATGATCTGCGACTTATCCATCACTTTTTTGGTTTCTCTACCTTCAGCGTAGCCTTCTTTGCCGTGTTCACAGTAGCCCTTACTGCTGGCTTCTTTTTCTTACGGGAATGCTTGACTTCCTCGGCTGCTTTCGCCATACGCTGCACGAGCACGGCATCCTGCATGGGTTTATACACGGGCAACAATTCATTGAAGGCATCGAGTGGAGTGATACCCTTCATGTCACCCAACTGCTCAACCATAAAGAGGATATCGCACGTACTGATGCAGGCTGCCATCAGCAGGGCAATCGAGGTATGCTTCTGGAGCAAGTCGCTCTGAATGATATAACCTCCAACGAGTGCGGTCAGTTGTGTTTCCAGACCCTCTACCTCTTTTTCCAGAGCCTTCAACTCCTGAAGTTCCTCTTTGGTCTTAGGCTCATGCTGTTTCATCATCACTTCCATTGCAATGCGGACAAAATCGCCCTTCTTCAATGGACGCTGCTTAGTTTCTTTCTTTTCTGCCATAATTATTCTGGTTTTTGTTCATTATAAAATTTCTTGATACTATCCTTCCAAACGACCTTAAAGAAACCGTTCTCGCGCTGGAGTTTGTGAACGGCATCCATGAAACGGTCACACTGTTGCCAGTCGTAGCGGTTCTTAGAGTAAGGCGACAGGAGGCCGATGCGGTATTCCTCCACCAGTCCGGTAGTGTTCAGAATACACGTCAGCGACGACTCGAAATCAATCACTGGCTCCAACGATACCCAGATATGGAAACCCATATCATGCAGGCGACGAATGAAGGTGATGCGGTCGGCATTGCTGGGCGCATAAGGCTCCTGTTCATTATGACCCGTCAGCGTAAAACCAATGTGCAACAAATCGCGATACTCCCAAAGGAATTGGGCATTACGGTACCACCATGTCGTTTTGGTCAGCAGCCACACAGGAACACCATGCTCCAGAGCGTAACGCGCACAGCGATATGTCAGGTTCCACTGTTCCTGAAGCAAGGGGTCAGTACTGAAAGAGAAGAAAATGCCACCGTCAGTCTTAAACTGCTCCTGGTAGGCATCCACTTCTTTACAGAAGCGTCGGTAAGCCTTCTCTTCAGTACCACCCACTTTCTTCTCAATCTCAGGCACAGCACCACCGAGCTGCTTTCCCATCGGGCCACGACGCAAGTAGCAATAAGTACACTGATGACGACAACCTTTATACAGATTGCAACCCCATACGGCATACTCCGCTGCGGGGCCTTCCGGCTTATAAATGGCACGATGGGCGAGAGGTCGTTTCATACCTATTTATCATAATTATTATTATAGCAATGTCGAGCTTTCACCGCCATAGACCCGCATCTGGGGTAAAATGACATCGTGGATCTGCTGTGCAGCGATGTGAGCATTGGGGTGCGGTTTACCGGTTTCACCTGTCAGACGCAAACGCATGATATTGCGCCACTCAAACACATTGTAAGTGTAAGCCACACGGGTAGCGGCATCGAGACAGAGGAACCCACGCGCATCCTGTGCTGGCAGTCCCAGACGGAGGCCCAGCATATAGCACCATTCCGACATCTTCCAACCGACACGCGCAAGCAGCTTCTTCGACCAGTGCGCACACTCATACCAATGCGGCAGACAGATGGTGATGCCACCACGCTTGCCGAAGTTGACATAGCGCGTCGATTGCTCGGCGATATTGTTTGGCGAAGTGCGGTTCAGCTCTCTCGAAGTAGATATCTGTGTAGTCACACAGACGGTATAACGAATGAGTGCGAAGGCCGTCGGGAAATTCAACTCCTTAGCCTTGGCCACAAAATCCTGGAGTGTCACCTCGTAGGGTTTCAATTCCTTGGCGATGGCCTTTGCATCCATCAGGAAATGACGGTTAGTAGAGACAAAGAAGGTACGCTCCTTTTTCTTCTTATCCTTATGGTAGCGGATGCACACATAAGGGGTGTTATTGAGGGCCGTAATGAGCCACAATGGAAACACGCTGTTGTCGGGTTCACCCTTCACAGTAAAGACGAAATAGGCGCTGCCATGTCGGAACATCGACAGGTGCTTACGCTTCAGCAACATGTCGCAAAAATCCTCTGCGCTTTTCTGGCCACCCTCGGAGGCGTAGCACAGACGGGCAGCACGAGCCACCTGTTCCTGCCATACCTCCGGAGAGGGCCAAAGTTCAACTGTAGGTTTTATTAATTGCATATCAATCGTTGAAAAGTTAATATCCTCTGAGAGTTATTCCCGCATCCTTACAGCGGGCAAAGAAATACGCTATCGAGATCTTATCCGGACTGGAATTGTACTTGAACTTTTCTTCCACATCCTTTGCATTATACTTCGACACATTGATACGGCTCACGCGGTCAAAGAACTCGAAGCCGTAGGGTGCCGGAAGGTTGGCCAACGACAGGCCCACACGAAACCACACATCGTAGTCATTCACAATGTCGGTATTGGTACGCTCCAGCAGCTCTACCATCCGACGCACACGCTCAACCAACTGGTCGTCACTCTCGCCACTGCTGCTATACACCGCTGCCTTCGGAGCCAACACCTGTTCGCTGGTCTCTAAGCACACACCGGCATAAGCCAGGGCATGTTCATTGATATAAGGATCTGAGTCATACGAAGCAAAGCGTATGCGAGTCACGTCACCACACTTACGGTCTATCTGGATGCCCAGCGCCGAGTACTCGCGCAACAGGGCCTTGAACTGTTCCTTATGGTATTGCGGATAGAGCAACGGAATGAGAGCGAAGTAGCCGGTACCGCTGCACGACTTCATCAGCAGCGCCACTTCAGGACGGTGGCGAAGGGTACGCAGGATGCTCTTCATATCGCCCAGGCTCTCGTTATCCTGATGATCGATGTCTATGCAGAGGAATCCCGTATGCTGTGCCAGATGCGACCCACGACGCGACACCATTTCCTTCACTATGAACTTCTCACCCGTCCGGCGGTTGGTCTTTTCCACCTCCACCTCTCGCGGCTCAAAGAGTCCGGAGAGTGTAGCGCCTGGAAGGAACTGCTTGGTCTCGCGGTATTCGTCAGATGCCTTCGCAGCCTTCTCGCCCATCGTCTCTACCATGCCACGCAACTTCTCAACCACAGGCTGCCAGCGATCCGTCATACAGAACTCGCGGATGGTCATCGACTGGATGATCTCACCCGTTTCCATATCTACGAAGCGCCCGACGTTATCTTTCGCGTCGGTATAGACAGAACACATGCGGTCGAAAATGGAGTCCATTACCTATTTATTATTATAATAGTTGTAATAGTTATGCCACTTGGCCCAGGCCCATTCCACCAGAATATTGATAAGCCATGCCAGACAGAAACCGAGGCCCATCAGCCAGAAGCCACGCCAGAACCAATACGACAGAACAAAACACAGGGTACCAAGAAACAGGTGTACCAATGTCTCTACAGGATAATCCTTATGGAAATAACCCTTGCGCCATTTCCAGTCTTTGTCGGGCGACTCATCCTTACTGTACTGATAGGATATCAGACCGGCGGTAGCCATCGAACCAATGAACATGCCGACAGGTAACGTCCAACCACCACCGAGAATGCCCAGCGCGATCACCGTCAACAGCGACATCAACAATACCCAATTCAGGATAACGAGATAGATTTTCATAAGCGTTTCACCTTATATGATATTTGTTATTCGCGGACAAAGTTAAACATAATATTTGAATAGACAAAATAAAAATCTATTTAATTTCTTATATCGTGTAAGTTTTAACATTTGAACACAATCGGAGCCACCAAATAATCCGTTTTCGAGGTCGAGGAAATTTTCTCCCTGACCAGGGATATTTTCTCCTTTTAAACCTCAAAACTACTTTTTGCAGCCCGAATCCCCAATTTCTGTAAAGTTAAAAACGGGGAAAAAAGTTATCGAAAGTTCTGAAAAGATTTCAAAAGGAGATTTTGAAATCGCTTTAACTCACTGAAAATCAGATATAAACATTGGTAAAAAGTTATTTTTACCTTTTTTCTAAAAAACTTAGTACACACGGGAAAAAAAATAGAAAACGGAATTTATGACAAAAATTCCATGAAAACCGCTCGCTTTATGCCACCTCCCCTCGCCCCCAAGTATCTGATAATCAAAGGAGAAAGTGGAACTTTCGCTTTGTTGCTCAATTCCTTTTAGGGTACGGGATTTCTATCTCTATCAGAGAGAAATTTTTTCTCAAAATATATATGAGGTATGCGAAAAACCATCATTTTCTCCTTTTGACCCTCTGGAAATGCCCAGAAACGCCCTAAATAGAGGGAAAGGAGAAAAATATTAATTCATCCTTAAAATTTCCTTGAATATCTTTTGGTAGTTTCAGGGATTTTTCGTACCTTTGTACCCAGTATTAAATTGGGGTATTATGCCCTAATTACATTAGGTCAGAGGGGTGGCGATGCTACCATTTTGATTACTACCGTAGGTGCGGAGTAAGATTACTACCGTAGGTGCGGGAAAACGCGAGATTTAGATTACCTTGGTGGCGGGAAAGCCGCGAGAGGGATATATGACAAGCGAGGGCCGTGCTTCACAGCACAGCCCTCGAACGATTACTATACATAAACAGATGTATGTAATACAAGATTTTACTAATACTTAACCTAAAACTAATCTACTAACTACTAACTAAAAAATTCAAATATCATAATGAAGAATGCCCATCCGCTGATGGTGCATTAAGGTTTCGAGATAATGATAGAACTGTTGGTGCCACCGAAGCCGAAGGCGTTACACAACACATGATTGATATTAGTGACTATCGGCTTGGTTGGGATATTCAGACGTGCGGCTGCTGGTTCCGGCTGTTCCAGATTGATATGCGGAGCCACAAAACCGCCCTGCATCTGGATAAGTGCATAGACCACCTGTGATACACCAGACATCCAGCACTCGTGGCCTGTCAAACACTTCGTAGAGACCACGAAGGGATTGCCGATAGGTTTCCCTACCCCACATGTATATTTCGGCAGCCAGAGCGACAACGACAGCAGCGCATCGGCTTCAGCACGGTCGCCATCCTGCGTTGATGTGGCATGTGCCATAATCATCGATAGCTGCTCCGGATTGATGTCGGCATCCTGAATGGCATTGCTCATGCAGCGAAAGATACTCTCTGCTGAAGGCGTAACGATGTCGGGCGACGTACAGAAGCCATAACCGCGAACCGTGGCCATGGGCTTACGATTACCCATAGCGGCATGCTCGGCGCTCTCCAGAATAACACAGGCAGCGCCACCGCTCGGCACCAGACCGTCGCGGGCTGCATCGAATGGACGGCTTGCCTTCTCAGGATCATCGGCACGCTGTGAGAAGATACCCAGCGCATCAAAAGATGTATAGGCATGCAGCCCCACCTCCTGAGCACCCACCACGATACACGCATCCACCTGTCCGCTACGAATGAGCGACAGCGCCAGTCCAACGGCATGACCACCACCGGAACAAGCGGCAGAGACCGTCAGCGAGATACCACCAATACCGAAGATAGAGGCCAGCGCCATTGATACCGTTGAGTTCAGCGAACGGAACACCGCGCCAGCACCCAGACGGCGCGAGTCGTGATGTAAACGCATGATATCCTCCACCTCTGCCAGTTCACAGGCCGTTGAATCGTTGCTGACTATCAGCCCTACCCGATGGCGATCAGTGATAGGCGCTTGCTCCAGGGCCTGTTTCACGGCCATATACGCATAGCGGCCTGCCTCCGACAGACACATACGCTGCGAACGGCGCAAGCCTTCATGCGACAGATCCGGCACAGGCACGATACCCGTCAATGGCGACTGGTAGCCGTACTCCGTGCGTCGTGGGTCAGCACCGATGCCAGAACGTCCCAGACGTAGCGACTGCTCCACAGCCTTCACATCCTCGCCGATACAGCTCCAGATGCCCATGCCGGTGATGACTACTCTCTGTTGCATGCGTCAGGGTTTAAGGTGATGACAGCCTGCACCAGGTCTCTCAGGGTGCGGGTATTCTTGGCATTGTTCATGTCGAGCTTCACGCCAAACTGCGTTTCCACAGCCAGGATGAAGTCAAGAGTGTCGAGAGAGTCGAGATTCAAATCCTCCTGCAATCGCGTATCGAGGGTTATCTCCTCCTGGGGAGGCATCGTGTCGAATAGTTTGATTAGCAGATCGACAATGTAAGGGAAAAGTTTTTCTTCCATAAATTCATCAATTCATTAAAACATTAATTCATTACTTTTTCTTATTCCACAGACGGGAGCCAGAATAGCGGCCCATAAACTGAGCACCGTCCTCGGCTTCCTCGGCAATACCGCCACGTCCGTACTTATTCACATGCAAGCCATTCTTCTGCAACAGCAACATCATAGCCGTAAACTCAGTGATGGCTCCGCGCAACTGCTGCACATCCTCCTGGGAGAGCGAGGGAGCGGCGGCGGCATCAGTACCGGCCATGCCCTCTGCAAAATCGGCGAGGTTGCCCTCATCATACATGCGATAGTGCATACCTGAGCGGTTCTTATCGAACTTCACGATCTCGTTCATCAGGTCGGGTCTGTTCATCATCATCGCCTGAGTGGTCTCACGTCCGATGACCATTTCAGGGCCTTTTTCGCCCACGACGGCGGGCTGTCCGTTTACCATAGTCGATATAGGCTTAGTCACCAGGCCCGTCGAGAGCTTATCCACATGCTGAGTCTGATATACGTTACCATCGTTGCCTACCACCGTCTGCGTCTGTCCCTGCTGACCGCCACCAAACGACTGCACATTACCGCTGTCATAGGTCAACATACCCGTCGCGAGTTTCACGTTCTGACCGGATGCTTCAGCACCACTATCGCTACCACCAAGGGCAGCAGAGATAGCCCACGAAAGCAATCCCATCAGCAAGGCACTGATGACGGCAATCAGAGGAATACCCCAGAAACCGAGAGTACCAATGATCTTAGCGGCACCACCGGCGATACCGAGACTCACCTTACCCGTCGTAGCTGCTGCTTCCTCCGAGAGTTCAGTAGCGTTGGCCGTTTGATGCTGTGCCAGTCTGGTAGCATCGCTCGTAGCCTGTACCGTCTGCATGATAGTGGCGAAAGCCTGCTGGATTTGCAGCATGGTAGCCTGGTGCTGGGTCTCATCGGCTTCCTCCTGACGATAGTACAACTGGCGCTTCACACGGCGGGTCAAGTCCTCGGCAATCATCTGAATGGTCATCTTCGCGTAGGCTTTCAGCATATCCTTCGCGAGATCACGCAGTTTGATGTTCGAGTCCTCAGTCTCGGCAATCATGTTACCCAACTTCTCACCTACCCCTTCAGCAAAGGTAGCCAGAGGCTCAGAGAACGACTGCAACAGTCCGATGCGCTCCTGGAACTTCGCGGCCACCTTATCAGCCATCGCATTCTGAGCGTCCATCATCTGACGTTTAGCCTCCGTCAGCTGCTGCTCTGATATCTTATCCTGCTGACGCAGGCGATCCATTTCCTCATAGTAGAGTTTCGCACGCTCTGCCAACAAACGATAGCGCATCACCTCTGGGTCACTCTCCATATTCCATGTGAGGCCCATCTGCTGTGCCACGCTCTTATCCGTCTCAAATCGCTGCACATAACTGCTCTCATCGGAGAGTGTCGTTGTGGTCTGGTCGATTTGCTGCACATCGGAGCGGTTATTAAATACGAAGTCGGCACGGCGCTTTGCTTCGTCGTAGGCTTTCTTTTGAGCATCGGTATAGGCATCCGACATTTCAATGAGCTTCTGATAGAACACCTGCCACTGCTGCAAGTCCATATTCAGGATGCCAGCCAACCACGAGCCACCAACATTTTTCTCATAGTCTGGGCCAAAGAGCAATGTAAGCATAGCCTTCTGGCCTTCCTCGGTCGAAACATCGGTAGCGAACACATCGACGATATGCTCACGGGCATTCAAGAATGCCTCCTGCCACATCTTACTACGCTCGGCCACGGCAGTCTGAATACCAGCCTTATTGCCATCCTTCGAGAACTGCATCAAGTTCTGCGTCTGTCCGGAAGTCAGTTCAGCCAATCCCAGCTGCTCCATCTGACCCTCATAGTCCTTATTCACCTTGCCGGTATAGTTCTTTTCCAGCAAGAGCTTCTGGCGCTCCTGATAGGCTTGGTTTTCCTTCTTCGCATTCTGGAGTTCATTCTCGGTAGCCTTACGCCATATCTGATCGAGCAACACCGAACCATTCTGGCCCAACTCCTTCGAAAGGGTCGTAATCATTTCCTTCAGTTTGTCGATGTCGTTATGGATTATATCATCCAGCAGCTGTGTGCTCTGGTTGGTACCATCATCGCCCAACGGCTCGTAGAGATCCTGAATCATCGTCTCACGGAACTGCTGCCACTCGTTTTCAGTACCGGCAATAGCCTGACGCACATTAGCCAGGGCCGAGTTCATGCGGATGGTCATGCCGTCCACAAGTTTCTTCTGCAACTGCGGATCCATACCACCCTCAGTAGCCATTTCCGTAATAGCGGTGATTTGGCGCTCATAGTAATTCTTTACATTATCTATAATCGCCTTGGCCTTACCCTGTTCCTCCTTCATTTCAGCACGAAGGGCCTTGCGACGCTCTGCCTCTTCACGCTTACGACGGGCTGCCTCTTCCTTATCGGGTGCCTCATTGTCGAGTGTGCCAGGCGACTCATCAACAGCTTTAACAATATCCTCTTGGAATGGTTCCCACTTCTTATTAACCTTATCGAGAGCATTGGCAGTAGAATAAACCTGTGCGGCATAGCGGGTAGCAGCATAGAGCATCTTTTCCTGCTGTGTCAACTGACGGGAATTGTTCCTTACAGCACCAGCATCCGGCTCCATACCGAAACCTATCTGTGATTGGGCCGTCTTAGCATCGAAATAGGTCGTAGGCGATTTCTGGCTACGCTTGTTATACGCATCCTGGGCAATCGTACTATTGACACCAAGTTTCTTGGCGAGTTCGCGATTGATTTCCTCTACAGACTTACCAGCCTCGCGCATATCATCGACATACGCTTTCAGCCATGTACCATTGTAAGCCGTACCACCTGCCTGCTGGTCGTATTCAGTCAGTCGGTCGGCCTGCCAACCGATACGCGGTGCCACCTGCTTCTCAATGTCCTTTTCCTTCATCTGGAGGGCGATCTTCGCACGCATCTGCTTCACTACCTCCTTATAGGCGTTGGCCACATCTTCGGCTGTCGATTTTTCAGTCAACATCTTCGAGAGATACTGACCATATTCCTTATTGAAGTTACGAATGGCAGCATGACGCTGACGGGTGCCCTCCCCTGCTTCATCAATGGCTTTCCTGAAGCGGTCGAGACGGGCATTGGCAATGGCAGACTCGCGATTGAAGTCCGACATCGTAGTATTGAAGCCCTCCATCCACTTCGTAGCCTTCTGTGTCTTACCGATAACATCGGCAATGACCATGGCCAGGGAGGTAAGCAAGGTGATTACAACACCGATAACATTAGCCTTCTGTGCCACATTCAGGGCCTTCCATGCAGCTACGAGTCCATTGGTGCGAAGTGTGGCAATTACAGCGTTCTGTCCCATCAGACCTATCGAACTTGCCACACCAGTAATAGCTGCTGCAACACCCTTGAACATCAGACCTGCGAGGATGGCAGGTAGCATGTAAAGCAATATCTTCAGTTCGCCGATTATCAGGGCCAACACACCCTTCATCACGCCCATGGTAACGACATTGTTCGTCATCGTCTGACTCAGGTCATACCATGCCTTTGCCAGCTGCTTCACGCTGTCAACACCATCAGGATTGACAAATGCCTTTTCCCAGATGTTACCTGCACGCTCCATGAGAGCGTTTGCCGTTTCCTGCTGGATAGCGTACTCTTTAGAAACAGCCGTAGCCTCCTGGAAGGCTTCTTCTGAGGTTGCCAGGTGCTCCTTCAGCATATCCACATTCTTCGACATTGTGACCATCACGTTCACCAGTCGGGCACCCTCAGAACCGAGATCCTTAAACACGCTTTGCAGGGCATTCATATTTCCCTTCTCACGCATTTGCTCGAATACCAATACCATCGCATCCACAATCTTACCGGCAGAATACAGACGGTTGATGGTACCAGGCTCAATGCTCAATTCCTTCTCAATCAGGTTGTGCTTTGTCTGGAGGCTCGTTATGAACTTGTTAAATGCCGTAGAAGCCACTTCAGGCATCAAAAACATCGAGTCGGCTGCTGATCCCAAACCTAAGAGCTGGTCAGTCGTGATACCTGCGGTGCGGGCCATACCGGTGAGTCGTTTCGAAAACTCCACGATATTGCCTGCGGTGGCGGTAGAGGTTGCAGCCAACTGGAACATAGCAGAACCGGTGGCCAACATCGATTTCTCTACTCCCATCTTCGGTATCAGACCCATTACCTCGGTAATCTTCGAGAGAGCTGTCAGTGCATCAGCTCCCAGATCTTCTTTCAGGGCTACGTTTACCTGGTTGGCAGCACGAGTGAAACCTTCAAGTCCCTCGATACCATATTTTGCCATACCGAGTTTTGCACCGGCATAGGCGATTTGGTTCAATTCCTGAATAGTGGTACGTGTATCGAGTTTTGCCAAACGGACAGCCAACTCATCAATAGACTTCATGGCTAATCCTGACACCTTACGAATGTCTGCCAACTGGTCACTGAAGGCGAAATTATCCTTAAACACCTTCGTCACCTTACGGATGGCGATAGAGAACATCTGGAAGGCACCGAAGTAGGCGGTCATATTCTTCAGCGTCGTACCCCAAGCGGATGACTGTTGCTGTACGGCACCCGTCGTTTTGTTAATCTCAGCACGAAGAGCGGCCAACTGCTTCTGCTTACTGGTAAACTCACCCGTGCGACGGGTCATGGTGGCAATCTCCTGCTCCAACTGTTTTGCAGCCTGCTTCAATTTCTCCAAGGGTGTGGTTTTTAGGTTGGCCATAACCTTGTTGATATCGATAGCTCTCTTATCCACGTTGGCGAGGGCCGTTTCCAGTTGCTTGGCCCACTGCACCCATGCCTTACGGCGAGGATCGCCAGTACCCATCTTATCCAACTGAGCACGACAGGCTTCCAAGCCCTTACGCAGTTGCTCCGGAGTGGCGGCATTCAGATTCTTGGTGAGTGCATTTACACTCTTAGCCACCTCCTTCGTTGTAGGGATGGCTTCTTTCTCCTTACCGGCTATCTTATCCAGTTCTAACTCCGTCTGCTTCAACAGCGCATTGATCTGTTCAATCTCTTTTTTCTTAGCCTCTGTAGTAGGACTGATAGTGTCACGCTTGGCCAACAGAGCACTACGGGCATCACGCAGTTGGGCAGCACTGGCACCACCGGCAGTCATTGTCTGTACGGCGGTGGCGTAGTTAGCATTGATGGTATTCATCGACCTTGCAGCCGTGCGTTTTGCCTCTTCTGCCTCTAACTTTTTCAGTATGCCTACCTGCACCTGGTACTCATGGTTTTGTTTGTCGATCGAGGCGATATGCGTCTTTTGCTGACTGATAGCTTTGGAGAGCCAGGAGTCAGTGCGCGACGACAAATCATTGATATGCTTACCGATGTTGACGTATGTACCCTCCAGCACCTTTATCTGGTCGTTGATGGCCTTATACTTCTGACGCAGGGAGTCCAGACGCTTCGAGTTCTCGCTGGTCGAGCTCATTTCCTTCTTCACCTGAGCCAGGGCCAACTTCAACTGACGCAATGACGAATCAGCAAGGTTCTGTGTCACCTTGCTTACCTTGGTCATATCTGCCTCGGTATTCTTGATGGCTGCTCGCAGGTCTTTGATGTCCTGGAGCATATTCTTTGCCTTGGCGGTTCCAGCCTTACCAGCGTTATTCAGTTGCTCGTAAGACTTCGTGAGCTTATCCAACTCCACTTTCATGGCCCTTACAGCGGCCTTCGGTTGGGCGCTGTTACAGGTAATGACGATCTCAGCTTTCTTATTCGATGGCATACTTCACCTATTATATTATTATTACTGCCACAAAATTACGAAATCCGGAGGCTGACCTTGTGACAAAGGGGTATGCAGAAAAAGTCCGGAGCGGGTCATCGCGACAGGCTCCGGACTATCTGATTTATTCAGAAGTTGTTTGTCAATTAGAAAAAGACCATATTCATTACTTTTGTTTCGCGTTATCGATAGCCAGTTTCACATCATCCCAGGCAGCCATGACGAAGTTCTCGGTGTCGGGATTATATTCGCCCACGTAGGTAATGGCAGCTTTTGCATCACCCTCTACATGGTCGTTGATCACGAAAAACTCGAAGGGTTCAATCTTCGGCGGCTGCACAGCGTCGGACTCTATCTGTTCACGCACGGCGCGACGGATGCGATCCAGTTCGCCAGGGTTCACCTTCACGCCCTGCTCAATCCTTGCATTCACGGCCTTGCGCTGTTCATCACGCACATGTTTATCCCACGCTTCGGCCATCAGCTTATTCATCAGATAGAGGTAGGTGTTATTCAGGAAGCGTTGCCAGTGGTCGGCACCACGTCCCAGCATGACAATGGCCAACGGCTCGGCCACGTACAGACGGCGCTCCTGCTGGTTCCATGCCAATAGGCCCTTCGTCATCAGTGTTTCCAACGAACCGAAAACCGATGCCGTCTGATGCAGATCTTTCAGGTCAGCCTTACGCTTCCTGTGTTCCCTCCACGCTTTCAGCGGGTTCTTCAGTCGTATCTTCATGCTCTACGGGTTTTTCGTTATTATCTTCGGGCTGTTCGGCAGCGGCCTCCGACGGCTTCTCATCCGTTTCCTCAGCGGCTTCCTTGCCCTTCTTTCCACCTTTTCGACCTGCCAGACGGAACAGCGACCATGCCGACGATACCAGCATGTCGATGCGCTCCTGGTCGGTGCCTACATAAGTGGTATAGTGATACTGTCCTGGTGTGACCACACTCAGCAAAGCACCCTGCACGATGACGGTGGCTTTCTCACCCTCTATCACCAGCAGCGACTCCACCACCGAGTCATGGTGTCTCGCAGTCAGCGGGAAGTCCATGCCCAACTGTGAGCGCATCAAGGCCGTCTGGTCGTCTTTGGTCAGGATGGCCACCTCTTTCAGCCACTCGCGCTGGCGATACCAGAGCAACAGTCTTAGCATTGGAATATCTATCGTCGGGATGACGATCTTCACGGTCAGAGAGTTGCCTGCCAGACAACTAATGGCTTTCATCAGTTTATCGAAGGTCACATCACCATTCGATTGCCACGTAGCAAGCGGATACTTTTTCAGCAGCTGCGGCAACTGGTGCCCTATGCAGCACGGCTCCATAATAGAAAACGTTTCCATACTATATACCTTTTTAAATATTAATACGCCACAAAGTTAGGAGTAAAACGACGTAACCATGTGACAAACATTTTCGGGGAACCACGAATTTCACGAATTACACGAATTTACACTGCAATACGATTTTCTTTCGCCAGACGATAGCATAAAGCCTCGCAAAGCACACGGGCATACTCTACACCTGTAGAAGTACCTCCAACCCCACAAAACAAATCAATATATAATAGCTTTATCATAGCGTCAATAATAATATCATAAGGATTAGCAACAATAGCTGCTGAAGAAGGGATAGACGGAAGCGGATATCGGCACGGATGTAGGATCTGCTGTGCCAGGGATGACCGTCGTACACTTTATTATAAATATCGTTGGGGTCAACACTCAAAATCCGCATAATGTTATGCCCAATATCGGACGGATGGATAGGATGCCACCAACCACCAGCATCACCGGCTCCGATACATACATTCCGGATAACACGGTGTAGCCTGGGCGAGTTATGACACTGCCCATTATGCCGGTTATGGCGCTGGAGTATGAGGTTAGCTTTCATCGGAATGGTTCGACTGTTTATCACTCCACTGGAGGTTGGTCACGTCGTTGTTTTCCTTATTGCCATCGATATGCAACACGTAGGGATAATCACATGGATTAGGGACGAAGTGGGTAGCCACAAGGCGATGCACCTTATACGTCTTACCTTCAATCCGGACACGGCGATAACCCTTACCATTATACGATGCTATCACACGCCACGTCTTAGGATCTGACAGTACGTTACGTGTCGAGCGCACAGTACCGTCATCGAATATGAAGTAGAAAGTGTGGCCCGCTGTCTGAAAGAAGCAGGCGCACTCTCTACGAGTATTCATATCATCAATTATGGCTTTCTTTGTTTCACTCATACTAATTCAACTGCATGGGCATGGTGAGCTCAGTAAGTACGGAATTGTCGGCATCCTCTTTGAACAGGATGGGCTTCGAGTTAGAAGTGAGTTCCAGGCGCACATTGTCGGTACTGATGTTACACAGCAATTCGATGATATGCGCACACTTACAACCGATACTGAAGCCGTCGGGGATATTCATGGCATCCTCCACCTCGGCGAGTACCAGATTCTCGTTGGCAGCCTTAGAAAAATCGTTATCCTCGGCAGAGAGATTCAGGAACATGCCTTCCTTAGTCAGTCGTACCATATTCGACGACTCCGAGGCCATCAGCGACACACGACGGGCAGCACCTATCAGGTTCGAAACGGGCAGGATAGCATGATAGGGGCATTCCGACGGGATAACTGAATTGTAGTTGGGATATTTACCTTCGATATCGCGGATGGTAAAGGCGATGTCACCAGACTCGATACACATGTGCTTACCATCGTGGGTCACAGTAACGGTTTCCAGACCGGCGAACGGTGCGGAGAGGGTACCGATGAGCGAGTTGTGTATCAGGATGACACGCTTCTCACCCGTCAGGAACGGAAGGCCATGCTGGTAGGCATACTTATAAAGTTTATGACCATTGGTAGCCACGAAGATAACACCCTCATCCTGCACATCGAGACATACGGCACTGAATACGGGACGCAAAGGATCGTCAGGCGTACAGCACGAGGTGGCAGCCTTCATCGCGGGGAACAGGATTTTTGTCTCTATCTCGAAACTGGTGGTCGGGGTGGTCATCTTTGCCACAGCGGGATATTCATCGGCACGCTCTACGGGGACGCTCACCATACCAGTGGCATACTTGAACTTCGCCACCAATGCCTGCATATCCACATCGATCTCCACAGGCTGCTCAGGCAGTGAGCCCAACAGTCCGATGATATCATTACACTGGAGGCAGAACTTCTCAAAGTCCGTCTCGCTGTCGAGCGTCAGATTGATAGGCATGCACAACGAGTTTTCCTGTGATGAACCAGTGATAAAGAATTTACCATCACGCTCGGTAAAGAGGTGGTCGAGCAATATCGGCAGCGAACACTTCTTCTGCATCACGGCTCCAGTGGCCTTCAGCACACGGAGCAATTCTTTTGCGGAAACATTAAACCTCATAACTCAATTTGTTTAATCCGTTAGAATGGCAGATCGTCGGGTGCTTCTTCGCCTCCGAAGGGGTCTGCATAGTCTGTTGGTGCCTGGGTAGAGTAGCCAGTCACGCCCTGAGCGACGGGTGCGCTGCTGTTACGTGGCTGCTGCTGGGTGTTCTGTTCCTCGATGAGATACGAGTCACCCATCTGGAAGGGCATCAGCGTAGAGATAGCCTTTGCCAGGTCGGTGCCCTGCGTGTCGGTCTGGTTAGCCAATTCCGGATGCTCGGCAATCACACGTTTGGCGAGGACGGCACGGATCTTGGCACGCTTCTCTTCGGGCAACGTGTAGCATACCGAATAGGCAGGCACGTTATAGGCGGTAATCTGTTCGCCCTCACGGGTCAGACGGTCGCGAATGGTCTGGATATACTTACCACTCAGTCCACGATGTACGAAGGTGAGGAAGGCACGGAAACCGCTGGCATTGCGCTTGCCTTCATCGCGGGTATCGGCCTTGATGTCGATGCCGTTGATACCGGTGGGAATGAAAATACCAGGAATCTTCACCTTACCTTTGCCGTCGGCGGTTGGAAACTCCGGCTCAATGTAACGGGCTCCAGTGAAAATGCCCGCGTCAATAGAAAAACGATACTTTGACATATTACTATATTTTAAAGTGAATAATTATCAATTCTCAATTAGAAGGGAAGATCTTCCTCTTGTGGCTGCTGTGTGGCAGCGGTCTCTACGGTTCCCGTCGCTTGGGGTGCGGGGTTGGTGGCGGTGCGCTTACGCTGCTTGGCATCGAGGTATGAACGCCAGCGGTTCTGTTCCTCTTCGGTCAGTCTCACCTCATTACCATTGTCATCACAGATAGGTGCGGGGTCAGGGGCATTCAGAAACGAGGTATATACCTTCATCAGTTCGTCATTGTTGGCGGGGATGCTGTCTTTGCCCTGACGGTAGAAATACACGGCATGCTCGGTACGCACGAGTTCACGGATCTGCTTCGGTGCGATGGTCGCATCATCCTCCCACTCACGGCCCTCGAAGTAACGGCGCGTACACCATGCCTGGTGCGCGAAGTAGTTGGTCTGCTCGGCCTTCTTCAGCACCTTACCATCAGCACGCCTGAAGAGTTGTGGCGGGTTCATCACAATACCGGCTGTCTCGCAGTAGTCCAGAATACGACGCTTGAAGGCTTTGGGCGAGAACGAGTCGGTCTTGTTTTTCGAGGCTTCGGCGAAGTCGCTCTTGTATTCCTCCAACATCGAGTCGAGATCCACGGGGACACCATAGACATGCTCCTGGGCAAAGAACACACGGGCGAAACGCAGGAAGGCTTCGCCCAACGACTGCGTGAGGGTACGCTGCTCCATGTATTTCTTCTGGGCATCGACCTTCTCATCATAGCGCATCACAAACTGCACGGCGAGCGCACAGATCATCGCTATCTGATTGCGCGAGGTGGCCGACAGCTTATCAGGCGACACAGCATTGAAGTCGGGCATGATATCCGAGATATAGCGGGCTGCCTTATTCTTCATAATATTCTGACCACAGAAGCGGTGCGAAAAACCTCCCATGCAGACACGACGCATGGTAGAGTCGTCGAGGTCATGCAGCGGATAGTTCGATGTGACCACATGCCCAGGGCCTTCGCTCAATGGGATGGTGATACGATCCTTATACATATAACGCACGCTGAAATCACCAGTGGTCAGGTTGTAGAGCTTACCGAAATCGAGCGAGGCATCCACATCCTCCCAATGCACCACGCGGTGCTTATGGTGCTGGTACTCGGCGAGGTTGGCCGAAAACTCTTTATTGCTTATCAGGTCGCGTCCGTTGATGTTCAGGATATGGGCCGCACAACCGGCAAAGATACGCACGAAGGTACTCTTTCCTGAGCCACCTTCTGCACGGTTGGCTGCTGATACCACATTCTCGATAAGATAACTGATGCAGTTCGATTTAGAGTCACGATAGCGCCAGAGCATACGACCCAGACAGAAGATAAGATTGGCAAAGCGACAGTCGAGTTCCATCTGTTCCTCGCTGCTGAATTGCTTACCATCGTGAAGCAGCTGCTGTTCCTGTTCCCATTCCTCATTGGCAAAGCCACGGATGACGCGCAGGGTGGGCCACATTTCATCTTCGTGCTTACCCTTCCAGTCCACAATCCACCGGTGACTCTGCGCCCACAATGCCAGTTCGTTCTTTTCCTGCTCCAACTGCACCAGCGTATAGAGCGGTTTGCCCAAGTCATCCTTTTCATTCTGCTTACGGGCAATGGCGCTCAAACGCTCCTGGTACTCCGGATTCTCTGAGATAGAGAACGGCAATTCCTTCAATGGCTGGATGTTCCAATGCAACTTCTCGGCACGCTCCACATTGAAGTCTATCTGGTCGTAAGGCAACAGGGTTATCTCATTGTCGGTAATCCTGAGTGCGCCATTCTCATAGAAGAAATGCTCAATGTGTCGGCCATAGCCTTCGTTATAGTTCAGCTTCACGCTGGGCAGCGAGGCAATGGTCTTTTCGTTGATCTCCTTATTGGCTCTCAACACGGCCTGCACCATCAACTCGTATTCGTCGGGCATACCAGGACGGCTATCGTTCAACTGACGGGCATACGCCTTCAACTGTTCGATGGTGGCCTGCACCATAGAGGATGGTTCCAGTTCGTCGGCAAACGGGCCGTCAATATGAACAAAGCGGCCTATCTTATCCGCTTCGTCTGGGCGCACGTCACGGGCATAGCCAGCCGATGCCATAAACTCCCAGAGCGTCGCGGGATTGATGGTATAGTACACCTCTTTTACAAAGCCGTTCTTATCCCTTTTCTCTTTTCGCTCGAAGGGGTCGCTGGATAATGCCGACGTGATACAGCTGCTGAAGAGGCGGTTGATATCCTCATCGTTCTGGAAGGCTTCTCGCGGCAACATACGGTATGCCAGGAAGAAATCTCTCACCGTCTGTACGGGATGACAGAACAATCGGGGAAAATACAGATGGATGCGGTCACTGATGCCTTCGGGCAGTTCGGCACGCAGGATGTCACGATAGCGACAGCTGATGTCGCGGGCCTTCAGGGTGGTCTTGGTGGCCGACGGGTAGAGGGTGTAGATGCTCTCGGCAAAGCGGTGCATCTTATTATAGTGTACGCTGCTGAATGGGACGTTTCCGTAGGGGAAACACACATGGTACCAACGATTGCCGAATGCCTTCGGATAGGTACAGCGCAAAGCCTTCAGATGGTAATAGGTGGCAATGGCATCCTGAGCGGTGGTGCAATAGATAACGGCACGGGCCTTCATGTCTTTGGTCTCGATAGGCACATCCACCTGTTCCAGTACGGTATTACCCTTGCCGTTCACGGTGGACTGCCATTCCTTCGTGGTCTTACTGATATTGCCATCTTCGAGCTCTTCCTCTTCCAGTTCCTTGATAGCGGCAGCCACACCGGTACGGTCGCTATTGCGGAGTTCGACGGCACGAAGGAAAACCTTATCGCCAGCCAACCAACGGCTGACCTTCGCGGGCGTATGTTCCTCGGTGGTACTGAATACCATCGGCGGCTGCTCTTCGATGGCCGGTCTGAAGATGCTACCGCAATCCTCCTTTTCGTCATCACACAGGGCGATAAAGATCGGGTTCCATGGGGTGCTAATCAGTACCTCCGATTGCGGTTCACCCTGACGCGAAACGGCAGGCAGCGTCACCTTACCGACGGCCCACACCTTGAAGTCCTTCTGGATGTCCGACGGATGGAAATGCCAGGCTGATTCTTTATTCTGGGTGTCGAAACCATACTGTTCGATGCCGTCGCGACTGAGCCAGGTTGTACAACCGAGGGCTGCCAGGTCTTGTGGCGTGAAGTCGGTCTTGGGTTCAAAAGTCAATACCTCCTGCGGACGGACGGCCACCTGTCGGAAGTCCCTATAACAGAGAGAGGGCCATTTCTCCTCCAGTTCCTCACGGGTATGGCCCGCATGCTCGGCGAGTTCCATACAGGTGTGTCGCAGATCCTCACCCACACAGATAAACGTCTGTGGCGAGTGGGAATCCTTCTGCCACCAATAGCCATAACCCTTCATGGCGGCATAGAGTTCGATGGCACCATAGCCACCACGCTTGGTCTTGGTACAGAACCAGTGTTCTACGGGCTTGCCATAGAGACCGCCACGCTTGCGCTGGTAGATAATGAAGTGGGGTGTGGACTTCTGCTGACCAGACGACTGACTACCTGGGGCCGTCTTACAGAACGGGCACCAACAGGCCAACTGACCTTCCTCGGTCTGTTGGTCGGCGGGTGTCACAAGCATCTGCAAAGGCAGCGCTGCCAATTCATCAATCAGTGGGTCGTAGATCATACGCCTTAATCCGCGTCAGGTAACATCGAGAAACACTGCCATAAGGCCCATGAGGTACGGCGACAGTCGTAGGTGGCACTATGCACATTGCCTTGCTCCGGATAGGGAGGCATGGCATCATATACTTTCTTATGGTCTGCCAGACCGTCGTGATGCAACATACAATAGCGGTCGCCAATCTCGGCAATGAAGGTACGGGCATCACGGCAGTTATGGAAGTGGACGGGGAAAACTTTCTCCATATCGTAGCGACGCAGGATGGTACGCAGGATGCTCACGTCAAAGTCGGAGCCTTGCGCCCAGAGGATGAGCACATCTGCCTCAGTATAGTTCCTAACCTCACACAGCCAGTCAATGAAATTCATCATCACCTCACTCAGGGGATAGCAGTCGCCGGTCAGCACCTCACGCTTCACCTCTTCGGGTTTCTCACTCCACCATTTGACTGTGGACGGATTGAAGTCGAAGCCGTCGGCCACACACGAACGGATATCCACCTTCGCCTCGAAGGGAGCAATCGCCTTGGGGAACAGCTCTTGGGAATCGACGGCATAGCGGTTAAATACTACGGCGGCCAACTGCAACACAGCGGCATTGCACGCCAGGGATAATGTTTCGAAATCAAAGGTAATGTCAACGATCTTCGTCATAATTGTCAATTTTCAATTAAAAATTAAAGAATTTCGTCAGGTTCAACCATTGGAAGTGGCAGGGATGCAGACGTTTCAGGGTGGCTTCTATCAGCAGCTTCATGTCAGACAGCGAGGCGAAGCGGAAATTGGGCTCGTGCAGCGTGACCTCTATTCGCTGAAGATTCTTACCAATGCGCCTGATGACATCGTGGGCCTCGCGGATGGTGACGCGCTGGGCAATGCCGTGACCACATCCTATCAGATAGTCGAAAGTGCGCGTGAGCAACTGACGGTTGGCTCCGCGAAACTGGAAGCACACCTCACCGTCCTGTGCGTCTCTGTCATCGACCACTGCCACGACATGCAGTGGTCGGTAACTATCCTTCTGCGGCCTTCCCCTGCGGCATAGTTTCTTCACCAGAGCCTCCCTTCTCTATCTCACGCTCAAACTCTTCGATACATGCCTTCACACCGATGCGCTCGTAGTCGCTCCAGTCGTCGGTCGAGAACTTATTCAGCACAGAATTGCTACCCATGCCCATCTGGTTCATGTGTTCTGTAAACACCTTCTTCAGACCAAACGACATACCCAACACCCGATAGAACACACCCTTGCCGTTCACCATTTCGTCGATGGTGGGCAACAGGTGGGTATCTACCCCGTCAGGGAAGATCTCGGCACGGTGGGCATCGATGAAGTCGCGCTTGATCTGATTGATACCCTTCAGTTCCCACTCGTGAAAGCCCTCCTTGAAGAAACGGTCGTAGGCAAAGTACTGCAAAGCGCCATACTTAGCCATCACCGCAAAGAGCACCTTCTTCTGAGATGGTGTAAGGTCGTTACACTCCAAGTGAGTTTTCGGCTCTGTTATTTTTTCTATGATCATATTGTATATTTGAATTTTTTTATTTAATTTTGCGCAAAGGTAAACATTTTATTTTGTCAAACCAAATATTATCTAAGTTTTCTTTCAAATTTAACATTTAGCGACAAATATCATATTTGAGATTCAGTACATATCATATAATATATAAGTAGGCATTCCGACGAATTGTTACAGATAGGTTTAGTTAAATAACATTAAAACGAAAAGGATTATGGATTACTCGTACAATTACAGGTTTCTCAGCGAGTTTCGCGAGGAAAACAAACTGTCGAAGCGTGACCTCCTGGAGGCATTAGGCAGTTCAGACTACACAGGCATCAACCGCTGGCTGGATGGTAAGACTCCCATCCACCTCACGGCCATGCTACGTTTATGCAACTACTACAACATTCCTATGAGCCGTTTCTTCTTCGATGCCGACGGCGAGAGCACCCTGCACATCCTACCACCGGACGCAGACAGCCAGACCACACCCACCGATGACTACGGCATCAACAACACGGCGGGCAAATCGATCATCGAGACCCACATCACCACACGCCTCATTTCCTCCCAATCCCAGGAGCGCATGGTCACAAAGGGCCTCTTAGAAAAGGATCGTTACTACGTGGGTGGCGCAGCGGTGAATCATGGGAACACAATGGGGACTGTCCATGCTGTGAGTAGCGATAGCGGATTACAGAGGGACTGTCCCCAATGTGTCCCTGGCTCCTCAGAGCCAATGCCTGAGTCAGAAGCTATCCTCCGTCTCAAACTCGAACACGCCAACGAGCTCCGTCAGTTGGAGCGCGACAGCCACGAGCGCGAAGATCGCATCCGTCGCGACTGTCAGGCACAGTTCGATGCAGAGCGCAACCGGCTCATGGATATCATCGAACGCCAGAACGCAGAACTGGCCAAACTCTATAACGAGGGCAAAGAGGGCGTAAAGTAACCGCCACCTTATTATTATATATACGCGCACAAATAGTAATCCCCGCCTGGCAAACATGAGCGGGGATTACAGTTTAACTCCTAAAAAAAATACAAAACGAAAGTCATTCAGCGTATCGTGAAAGAAAAGAAATTTTATTAGTTCGATATGTCGTATTCTCTATTGGAAACATTGTAGTTATAGATGAATTTCTCTTTGTTCGAGTCGTGTAATCCCTCTACCAGGCACGGACACTGACTGCCAATATAGAACTTATCGCGATGCACAAAGAAGATGGGCGTAACCATATTGTATAGGAAGGCGCTACGCTCAGGATCCTCCTTCGGCACATCACACTCCAACAGCGCAAACACCTCTTCCACCGTAATCACCGGCAGGGCTACCCTATCCTTCTCGGCCTTAATCGCCTTGCGCAACCACTGAGGGGCATCGGCCTTCGACTTGCACGGTTCGGCACCGTAGTACTCTAAGAAGGCTACGAAGGTCTTGTTATGCAGGGTCAGTTCTACGGCTGCTGCATCCTGCTCCTTATCATCAGTCAGTCGGTAGCCGATAATGGCAGCCCACTGAGCCAACGACTTCTGACCCTTCACCATCGGCCATGTCAGATGATCTTTGCCGTAGGTCTTATTCCAGGTGTCGGAGGGATGGAAACGGTCATCAGGCAATACCAGGATGTCGGAGCGAACCATACAGTTGGGCTCATAGATGCCGTTACCCTCTGCATCATCCAGACGCTTGCGCCATACACGAGGATCGGGCTTCTTATTGCCAAACAGCAGATAGTCGATGCCACCGTCATAGAACTGCACGGGTGGCTCATACTCTGTGGCACCGTACTTCTTTGCGTAGTCGTCGGCACGCTCACACACACGAATCTGGCGCTGCATCAACTTCTTCAGTCGCTTGCCAGCCTTGCTCTCTACATCACACCAATAGAAGTGTTTGCATTTGTCAATAACCAGTTTTTCAGCCATATCGGGGAAAGATTATATTATTTTGGGCGCAAAGATACAAATTATTTTTTAATATCGAGTCATTTTCCCCGATATTATATATGTTAAATTTTACATCATATTAGAAAATAATAACAATTTTATTTCGTCAATTCAAATATTATGTTTATCTTTGCCGACAAATTCAAATATCATATAAGATGACCAGAAAGAAAAAGAACCAAGACATCCTCGAAGATGCGAAAGAGGCGGGAACCTCACTCTACGACTTCGTGATTACCCAGAAGGTCGATGCGTTTGTGGCTGCCTACCAACCGGTAGATCGCGAGTCGTTGGCCACTCAGCGTTTCGACGAAACGCGCCTGCGTACCTTCTTCAAGGCATATCCCTGCACCCTGGGCGACCCGCTGACCATCTATCTCTCCCTGCTCGAAGGCGAAGGCTTCTTTATGAAGGTCTCTACGATGAACGAGCCCGTCATCCTCGCCACCGAACGCGCCACCGAGTCCGAAATGCTCAAACTGGATGTGCTTTAACAACACAGATATTCTTTTAACCACGAATTTAACGAATTACACGAATGGGTGGACTACACGACATAAAGAAAAAGGATTGGGAGCGGCTGTTGAAAAAGAACGGCTTCAAACTCGACCGTGCGGGTAAGCACCAGATATGGAAGCACCCCGACGGCAGGATGATCCCGTCCAACAATAGTAGCACCATCAATCCCTGTGTGGCCCGACGGATGATTAAGGAGAATCGTCTGGAAGGTGCGCCCTGGGGATGGAGCGAACGGGCCGACAAAATAGAAGCCAAAGCCAAAGCTGCTGAAGAAAAGCAGGAGGCATGGAAAGTACAACTGCAAGAGGCCCAAGCCAAAATCGATGAAGAGAACCGCCAGCGCGAGGCCGAAGAACAGGCACGCGCCCAGCAGCTTCGCGAAGAGAAATATGCCGAACAGAAACGTATGGAAGCCGAGCGTCAAAAGAAACTCATGCAGGAGGCCGAAACACGTAAGACGACAGCGGTAAAACATTCGACTGGTTCATCAGAGCCCAAACCATCTAAATCTGCAATTACTAACATAACCCACTTGTATATGAATGAACAAAGACTAAAGAAATTCCACGACTACCTCTGTGCCGTCGTAGAGTTTTACCAACAAAACAAGTCGTTGAAGAATTTCTCCACCTTGGCCAAACAGTACCAGGTGAAGGCTATCTCCAAGGATTATTTCTACCAGTTTAAACTCGACGAACTGAAACCAGGTCAGAAACCAGACCGTGCGCTGTCCGACAAAATCCGTTTGATGATGGCAGACGATGATCTGAAACGTCGCCAGCAGATGCTCGACACCTTCCTGAAGGCTCAGGAACAAAAGGAGAGCGACGGCACCACCGAGGCACCAGAAACAAAGGAGCCCACATTAGCAGAGCGCATAGATACGTTCGAAGCCCGCTTTGATTTGTTAGGCCCTGCTTTCGCAAGTCTTACCAATAGAGTATATAAAGACTTCGAGAAAGAATTTGGTTCTACCGTCCACGACTTGCTGGGTACTGACTCCTATCAAGTGCGCTTCGACCCATTCCCTTATCTCAACGAGTGGGCCAATAACGTAGAGTTTGACCTTACCCGTATGGTATTCGATAATACCGATCCGGAAGAAGTACGCAAAAACATCCTCTTATGGAATGATAAGATTATGCACGCCTACCTGACATGGCTCTATGGAGGCACCGATGGCAAACAACTCAAACTGAACTTCGACGAACGTGGCAATGCTTACTATTCTGATAACGAACAGTTAATAGATCTGCTGCGCGATCAACATCTGCTCGACCACACCCTATTTGTAAAAATTGAATCATGGAAGGGATGTGCTATCTGTGTCGCTGTCTATACCGAAGCGCCTGATGTTCTGATGGTCATCGATGAAGGCGAACCATCATTCTACACCATTGAAGATAATATCTGGCATTCGTTCCAGGGCAATACAATTCTCGCTCCTGATGGTTGCCATAACTTTGGCGGTTGGGGTACTCGTACCATCGTGGGCCACTGTCTGCGTCAGATCCTCCTACCTGCTAACATTGATGCAGCAAAAGCAGAACAGGCGCACGTCAGCAAACAGATGCGAGGTAAACTAATGAATGACATCAATAACTACCGTGACATCTGGCAGATGTACCATGACGAATGGGCAAAGGAGCGCCAGCAGGGTATGATAGACTTTGGATAATTCACATTAAATAAATACTATTATGGATAAAGAATCAATCATCAATGATTTCACAGTGAGAAACCTTCAGGATGCTTCATGTGAGGCCATCGAGAAAGAAGGTTGGGTTATCGCTATCCTGGCTAACATTGCACAGGCTGCCACTGAGGGCCACATGGATGGTGTCATCTTTGCTAAAGACCATGCCGAACTTGCTGACATGAAGAATGTCCGTAAGCTCTGTTACTATCTGCGTCACAAGGGCCTGTTTGCTATGCCAGACCGTAACAAAGACAATGAACTTCAGATTAATGTGTCATGGGACTGGAATAGCGATAAGCAGAAGGCTATAGATTTCGCAGAAGCATTGGGCGACCAATTAATAGTTGCCATGGAAGGTCTTACCTCCGACGTAGAGGACATCAAGGAAGTTATGGGCCACTACTTCATGGCAAAGCTGAAGGGTAATCATAGCGATTTCCGTAAGGCCATCGATGTAGTTCAGAGTCATCTATCCGAAGAAATCCCAGAGGAATGATCGTACATCGTTTTATGTCAGCGGAGGAATATCGGCGGTTGGTGAATGGGCAGCTGCTGGTGAACGAGAGCAAACATAAGGGCTTTCGCTCTGAAAGTCGCGGCTTCTGCTTCACCACCGACGAACCAAAGGAAGCCATTCGTTACCTCAGTGGCAACGTAGATACAGCCTACTGTGTAACGATGGATATTCCGGAATCGATGCTGCATAAGTCGAAGGCACTATATCGCGACTGGCAGAACGATGACGTGATGAGTTACACCTCACTGCCTACCAATGCCAACGATGTGCCGACGGTGGAAAAGACAGAATACTGCCTGACACGCTACTCCGTGGCCAAGGTGCGTATCATCGCCACCACCACCGAGTTTAATCACATACCAGGCATTAAGATGACACAACAACTGATGCAAGTGCTCGGCTATCGCAGAGCGAAGTAAATTACATGAATATGACAATACAGGAAGCATACGATAAATGGAGCGAAGAGAAGGATGTAAAGACCTTCGCCATCAAGTCACGTCAGTTCTGGAACCGTGCCTGGAAGAAGCTCGACATGAATATTCCATGCAGCGAGGCAAAGATGCCGGTACTGCTCATGGCCCTGCAAGCCGTGTCGCTCGACAAAGAAACCGTCGTAAAGGCATCGTCTGTAATGGTGTACGTGCTGAAATATGCACATGCCCAGGACAGCAAGGCTAATCCCCTACCCGCTTTCGAGTACTCCGACATCCTACATCAGTGGGAGGGTAGCCCGACAGAAGATGAGTCAAAAGTTAAAGCGGGAACAAAATTACGCAAAGAAGCTCTGAAAGTACAGAAATCGGCGATAAAAGTACAAAATACCACCGATTTGGAACGAAAAGAGTTAAAATTAGAACGCGAAACACTAAAATCAGAACACGAGACTCCGGAAACAAAACCCACCAAAACGGAAATTTCTAAGCCAAAAGTGGAAAGAAAACGTTCCAAAAAGGAAACTTCCAAGCCAAAAAAGGCAAAAACGCCCCAAAAAGGGAACATTCGCCTGACGAAGGATGGCAAACGCTATAACCCTTCACGGGAGCGTCGTCAGATTGCCCAGATTGATCCAAGCACGATGGAGGTCATCAAGGTATGGCCCACACTCCGCGAACCGGAACGTGCGCTGCGCGTAACATCACTCTGGAGAGCCATCGCCAACCGTCGCACGTCAGGTGGTTACTACTGGTGCGACTTTGGCGACATCGATACCTTCGAACCCTCAGAGTCGCACAAGAATCCCGTCATCTGTCACAAACCCGTCACCATCAGCAAAGATGTGGAGTTTGTCGTTCCTCCTACCAAACCAAAGAAAGAGGAAGCGCCAGCCGACGGCGTACACATTGGGAATGTACCGGAACAAAACCCTGCACTCTCTGACTGTACCGACAAAGCGCTCATCGACGAACTGAAGTATCGTGGCTGGCACGGACATATTCACCTCACTATCGACGTTTACCTATAACATATTTATATTATGGCTACCAAATGCAAAGGCAACGGATGCCTACTCAAAGGCTCCTGCCAACTCTTCGACTGGAACAGCACCGACGAAAACGCGATGGATCACTGCGACCCCGAAACCCGCGAGTGCTACATCACGAGTGATTAATAACATTCTTAAAACAAAACAAAATTATGAAACAAGAAAACGTAAATTACCCCCCCCTAAATGACTTGGAGGGTATGACGGTAGATGAGCTATTTGCTCTCCGTCAAAAGTGCCGTGAGGTGCGCGACAACATTTTCCACCGCACGAATGAAGAATCAGACAACATCCAGGCGAAACTCCGTAGAGAATACCACATCGAGCGACACCATTTTGATATGCAGCTCGACGAACTTCGCCGACAGTTAGATGAACTAAGACCCCGACAGGGCGAACCGGCAGCAAGATTAGAAATGGCCGACATCCGCACAAAGATGACCGAACTGAAATATCAGTTTTCGTGTAAGCGTGAGGACTACGAGGCTAAACTGGCCCAGAGTGCAACAGAACGCATGCGCAAGCGTGCTCAGGCCCAACTCGAATACGAGAATGCAGAGATTGCCGTCTGCAAGGCCATACGCGATAAGAATGGTTTCCTGAACTTAGGACTACCCAATCAGAGTATCGTTCGCACAGCCGATAACCCGAATGGAACTACATCTGAAGATTAACGACGTGGTGGGAATGGATGACGATGGAAAGCACGTCATCCGTTTCCCAGCCGAAGATCTGAAAGCGGCATTGCTCGAAAAGCCTGGCTGGGTCATCGATGAGATTATACGCCCACTGATGAAAACAAATACCCGTCTGATAGCCGAAGCACTCGATAACAACGAACTGCGTAACACTATCTACATGCAGGAGAAAGCGGCACGAGAGGCCAAAGCCGAAAAGCGCGAACGTAAGCGCCTCTTTGAGATTGAGCGACAGCGACGTGCTGACCAGCATAAGGCATCCATCGCTACCCGCAAGGCCCTCGACTTCTACCACGATATATTAGGAATTGAAGATTGAATTATGAGTAAACCCAAAGTTTTAGCACGAGGCGTAGAATACTACGAGGACACGGACACGCTATTGCTGATCCGCTGTCCCAAGTGCGGCAAAGAAAACTATGCACCGAACGTCGCCAAAGGCATCTGCACCTGGTGCGGCTACGATGCCCACGAACTAATAAAGAAGTAATGGCAAAGATACATTTCATTCAGGCAATCGAGATACCCGACACGATAAGCCCGACGATATTCAATCTGGATGTTGTGGAAGCGTGTCATAAACTCAAAAACGGCGAAGTGCTCTATGAACTACGCGAAAAGCAGCTATACCCCAACGGCGAACGCAGGCCCATCGGAGGAACTTTCGTTAAGAGTGGTCAGATGCTCTGCCAGGACACCGAAGGCTGGTGGCACGGACTATCAAAGGAACATTATCAAACAATTATTGATTCATATACTTATGAACATTGAGACATTAGAAGCTGCAAACAACCTCAATAGAGCGATTTGCGACAGAAACTTAGCGATTGAACGTATTGGTGTAACCCTTCAGCGCATGAAGGAAGAGGGTTACGTGGTGATTGTTGACAGTTACCCTACTGACAATCCAGAACACCACAACCCGATAGATCAGTTGGCACTACTGCCAGAACTGCGTGAGGCCCTGCAAAAGGCTCAGGTACGACTCCGCTATGAAGTAACCGAACTGAAGAAAGAGTTTGAGAAATTATAATGAAGATAATCACTCCACTCACACCAAAGCCGATAGAGGCCGGTAGCGAACCACCAACGATTAATATCGCAGAGGTGGAACGTATGCCGCTTTCGCTCGACGATCTGACTCCTGGTGATGCCATTTACTCAGACGATGGTAAAATGGCCGTCATCCGCAAAGTGACTGCCTCCGGTGTCTATGTCTATATCGACGGCATGCGTGACGTGATTATGGAGTGCCAACTTCACCACTGGTTTTTATAACGATAAATTATGGAGCAAATAATTCATCACATTATGCCGGAAAGAATTAAATACAAAATCTCTTGGGATAGTTCCCTTACCCCATGTCCGCACGGCATGATGGCCACATGCTTCAACTGTAAGATTAAGAAGCCTACCTTGGTACATGTCGGTGCATGGATTGAAAAGGATTGCCCCTACTATGGTGGTATCGACGAAAAGTCCCACGAAGTAATTTGTAACTACGATCCGAACGGAATAAAAGAATATAATTCACGATGAAAATCTATTTATACGACCTTGGACTGGATTCAGAATATGCCAGAGAGATACATGCCGACGAAGCGCCACAGGAAGGCGAGGAAGTCATTGTGTTCGATGGTGAGTTTAAGACCTACACCGTAGAGAAACGTATCTATGGTGTGAATATCGGGGAAAAGAGTGGCTGCTGGAACATCTACCTCCGTCAAAAAGAACCAGGCTACCAAGCCGCAAGAGATAAATAATTCATTAATTCATAAAGTTATGAAGAAACTCGGAAACATATTATTCTATACACTCAACACCTTCTTTATTGGGGGACTGTTAGCCTTCGCCATAATCTTCTGGATGATGGGCGACAGGTTTCATGCTATCATCGATGCACTCTACCTGTTAATCATCGTCGAAATGTTCTACCTCCGTCGCAAATGTAAACTCCTTCAGAAGGATAACGAATCTCTCCTGGAAGGTGGCATAGTACTGGTAGAACAGAATGCCAAACTGACGGAACGACTCAATAAAATGCAAGATCCATTCCGCTACAATGCGGAGATTCAGATTAATGGTCAGCACGTCCGTATGAAAACCATCAGAAGCACCATGCGAAGAGATAAGTCATTCCTAATGGGCTTCGACGAAATGGAGCGTAACCGTCGCCTTCACTACATGGAAACAGTTGCCAAACAAGACCTGATGGAAAGTATCTTTGACACCGAACTGGTAGAGATACGCCAGAACTTCGACGCTATCCACGAGGACACCGTGACCGCTGAAATCATCGTCGGTGTAAAGAGCGACAAACCCATTGATGAAATCATTAAATCATAAATTTATGAACAATAAAGAAGCTGCACAGATTATCAGAACTGCTGTTCTGAAAGAGGAAGGAAAGAACGAGTATAGCGACCAGGATATAAAGATTGCTCTGGAGATAGCTGCTGAACTGCTCGATAGTCATCCCGAACACAAGATTATCAGTCGGGAGGAATATAAGAAACTGGCGCGTGTCGGCATACTGAATACCAGTGTACGGGCCTACAATCGTGGCAATAGCGACTACAGCCAGCATGTCATTCAGCCCTGGTCGATATGGATTGACTGGAACCTGAACCCATGGGATGCCGACATCGTAAAGCGCGTGCTCCGTACCAAACAGGGTGAAAGCCGTCTGCTCGACTACGAGAAGATCATCCATATCTGCGAAGAGCGCATCCGTCAAATCAACTGCGAACACGAACAGGAGTAATGAGCCACATTACTATATATAATAAAGAGACAGGGGCAAAGGTAGGCGAATGCGAAGGCAGCCTGACTACGCACATTCCACCGGAGGAACCACAGCCGAAGGTGCAGCGCGTTTGCATCACGGCTGAAGGTACGGTGAAGGCAGATGCCAACTGTCCGGTGGCTCGACGTATCAAGAGCATGGAGGCATGGCGACGTAAGCAAATAAAGAAGATGCTCTGGTACGTCACCCATGGCCATGATATAGCTCTACACGTCACAGTGGTCTATAAGGATAGCATTCAGCATGAACAGCTCTTTATCATCGACCGTCCACGTCACCTGAAAGCGATGCTTCGCCAACTGCGTTTCATTCCGGAATGGGAGCCATTACAACTAATGCGCATTCCACGCTATAGACCCAATCCTGCATGGGAGCGTATCTTTGGCGATAATAAGGATCTGATAGAGACCACAAAGATTCTCCTGAAGAAATTAGAAGTAGATTCAAGGTTATACGAATAATTCATTAATTCATAAGTTCATGTTAGAATACTCAATAAACGTCCGAGAAGATGGCAGTGCAGTAATTACCAGGGACAAATGGAATAAAGAAGAGGACTACGCCATAACGAGCGTAAAGCCATTCCTCTTTGAGGTTGGTCAGAAGGTCGTCGATATCTTTAGCAATGTCGTGACCATCAAACAGATTTTCAAATACCCACCATCAAAGCCAGGCTGCTGTCCTGAATGGAATGTTACCGTTCTGGAAAACGGTAACACCTATCGCTATACTGAGATAGCAGGTATCTTTGTACGTGAGATCTCAAAAGAGGAACTACCCGCTATCATTTCCGGTCTGCATTTCGATACAGAAAAAGGAACCGATGGCAGTGAGTTGATAGTTCCTGACCGTCCTAACCGTGCTTTCAAAATGCGCGTGAAAGAACTGCTTCGCATGTACGGCGAAAGTAGTACCGCCAACATCCATGAGATATATGCTGCATTAGAACATCTTAGACACATGATTAATCCGAAATAACATGGCAAAAGAAGAAATCATCGTACCAAAGGAACTGGAAGAGGACATTGAGCATGTGGCCAACGGAGAGTGGCACATGATAGAGGCAAAAGGCATCAAGAGAGGGAACCAACATAAAGGTTTCCACACCGTTTGTCTTATGGAGCAAGAGGAGTTCAAAACCTTTGTGAAGAGACTCTTATCCACTGGTTTCAAAGCCGGAATAGAATACGCAAAGAAACAGATAAAATGAAACGAATCAATAAATTCAGAGGGAAAACGCCTGATGGTAAATGGGTATATGGCTCACTTATCCAGGACACAACAGATCGAGGCAGACTTGTAACCTTTATTGTTCCAGACTTACCAAGTGACTGCAAAGCAGGAAACTTATGGACTGCAAAAATGTTTAAGGTTGACAAAAATAGTGTAGGCCAGTTTACTGGCTGCTTAGATAAGCACGGAAATGAAGTTTACGAGGGCGATATTGTGGATGCTTGGAGTGCTGGAAGCCATTGCACTCATGGACTGATACGTTTCTCCTGTTGCGGTTTCTATATTCTTCTTAATGGAGATAACGGGCCATTAGGCCCATGGAACCTTGCACCAAGCCAGTACACCAATTTAGATGAACATCTGGAAATCGTCGGCAATGTTATCGACAATCCCGAACTGGTTGCAGGCTACCTGAAATGGTGTACGGAGCGTAAAGAAAGTTGGTTTGATTAATTCATCAATTCATAAAGTTATGATAACACTTGAACAATTAAAGGCACGCCTCATTGATCCTGATACAGAGGCGATGATGAACCGGACAATGGAACTGGCTCAACATAATATCTTTGTTTATCAATCGCGCATGAATGGCGACGAAGAGAGGAACCTCTGCATCCACGATATGACACACAATGGCAACGAACCCAAAAGCAACGAGCAAATGCTGAACGATGCCAGGATGTATATCGAAAAACAGGTATATACTGATGAACAGTGGGAACAGTTCTTTATCCCAGCCATTAATAAAATGATAAAGTACAACGATGAGTTTGTACGATGGATGCCTGGTTATGTCATCAAAGAAAAGGGTAGCAATAAGAGATACATCGTTTTCTATGACTATGCCCTGGCATACAGCCATCTGTGCGGAAGAAAATGCAGAGACTACACCAGCCTTTGCCTCGGCAGACTGGATGATACCGGCGAGATAGACATGTCGTGGTCTTGGGCTGGGTACAACAACTACGAGTTGATAGACAAAGATCATGCAAATAGTAACATCGAAGTTATACGCAGATATCTCAGAGATAAGAAATTCCCGTCTAATCTCAGTGTGGATTTAATTCGACTGCTATACGTTACCAATCCACAAGAGGAAACTATAGTCAACAGAGAAAACGAAGTTAGCATTACCATCAAAGGAGAGACGCATGTATTAGTACACAATCCAGAAAGAGAAAGTTGTAAATTATGTTCATTAGATAAACTCTGTGACCAATTCAAGGATGCCATCTGTAATGTGTTGGCTGGAAATAGTGATTCACATATATTCAAGAAAATAAATTGAAATGACGACAGCACAAGAGGATAAAATCATCAACCAGGCGCGTGAGATCTTAGAGCGACGCGAGGACGAACGCGCAAAGCTATTTGCCGTTGAGCACGAGATTAAAATCAACGTACAGCGGTTGGCCATGTATGCCTCCTACTATCAGGGCGCACGTATGATTGGTGTGAAAGTGCTCGAAGGCATCCAGAACCGTAAACCAAAGGGCGACGATTGGGTGTATCTCGAAGCAGAGTGGCGACTATATACTGAGTCTGTCCGCAACATGCAGCTTTACATGGATGGCTACGAAGTCCGCTACCGCAACCACCAGAAAGATAAGCGCGGTAAACTCATCCGCTGTGAGGCATACTTCGTTGAGCGTCGCACAATATTTACAGAAAAGAAATAATTCATTAATTCAAGCAACAGAATGAAGAAACAAAAGCGCGAACTACCCAGCGGCATGCTGACCTATAAGGAACCGACAAAGCCGCGTCGATGGCCCAGAAAGTTAAAAAAGGCCATTAAGCATTGCCGTGTGGTAGAGGACAAAGATAACCCTCAGTTTGAGGTACATGCAGAAGTGCTGGGCAGCGAGGTTGATTTTAAATTCTCCGTCGTTACTCTCAATGGCTACCCTCACACCAAATGGGTATGGAAAGCCACCTTTATGGCCAACAAACTCATCAAAGAGCAAGCGATGGGTATGGTGAAGTTCCTCTCCTATTGTAAAAAGCCTGACGTTTCCAAACGTGCAGCCGACATGATAAAAAAGCAGGAGATAGTGATTGACAAAGAATCCCGTGAGCGATTGTTCAAAGAACTTTCTCGTTACCACTACGGTGCAAGTCCAGTCGTGCATGTAAAAGGTATCAATGTCGATGCCATCCTCAAAGTCTGGTCACAACTTAAATAATTCATAAATTCATAAATATATGAACACCTATCTGATGGATGAATGCTTTAGGGCGAGGATGCAGCAGAAGAAAGAACTGTTTCCTATTGACAACTTCAGAGAAAAGTTGGTAGATGAATTTGCAAAACGGGGAATTGTGTTTATACAAGACACTGCTCTCCAAACAAAACTGTACGATGAGATAGAAATCGATGATAACTGCGGCATGATGTTCAATAGCCAGAAGAATCTCAATATCGCTATACGACTGTTACGCCGGTGGGGATTCAGCGTTACGACTATTGCAGCAACAGACGAACATCGCGGCTGCTATATCGTACAACTGCCTGACGCATATCTCCGCAATAAGATAAGTAAAGACAAACTCGGAATCATCCACACCGGCATCCGTAGTTATCACTCCAGAGACATAATGAAGAAACAATTATCAAAAAGATATTAATATGGCGAAATACGAACTGAGGACTACCGTATGGTACGAGGACAATGAGGAAGCGGCTGACGCAAAGCAGCAGCAGGCATACGTGGAGGATTGGGCGAAACTCCAGATAGAACACTGGCACCGATCGAAGGTACACTTGATAATCCGTGAAGGGAAAAAGACCCGTCGTTACACCTGCGATGTGGACGGTGGCCCGACACACGGCACCGACATCCAACTGAAACGTCCCATCCATCAGTGGCCATGGATGAAGGTTACGGAACTGATGCCGGAGGAAGGTCAGAACGTCGTAATCTATAACGATGAAGAGGATTTTATGAGCTTCGGCATGCTACGCCCAGCAGATGCAAATCCCTGCTATGGCGACAATGGCCCATTCTTCCACTGCTATACCAACGACGGACAGGAGATAGGTTACTTCCAGGCCGAGTTTCCACATCTTTGGTGGCGCACAATAGAAAAACCCATTAACCCAAAACAATTATGAAACAACTCATTATTCAGGTCATACTCCTGGGCGTTTCCATCTTCGGGCTGGTGATGATGTATCTCTATGCCTACTACCAGGATCAAGACCGTAAAAACAGAAAAAAGCAATGAAAGCAAGGTGCATTATAGGATTGGAAATCGATGGCGCAAGATTCGAGGTGGGACAGGTGTACGAGTTCGAATGGAAAGAGTTTTACGATGATACGCCCATCACAGGCGTAGAGTTGGCACGCGGCACCAAGCACCGACACATCAGATACGCTACAAAAAAGAATTGTGTCTTTGCCGGTAGGCCAGTACCAAGCATTATATATTTCTTCGATAAGCAATATGTCGAACTGCATCCGAGGGATGAATTGGGTTTCAATACCCTACCATTCGAGGTATTCTTTCAAGAATTGCAGGAGGTGAAACAGGTGCCAGCGACACAGAGCACATTAGGCTCTATTCCGGATAGGATTATCTACCCCAACTTCAAACCCTCTTTCGAGGACATGGAGAAATGGAAGCACCAGGTACTAAATTATCCGAAGCCCTATAAGAAGCTGACGATAGAGGTGGAAATGACCTACCCTGCCTGCGACATCTACGACACAAAGGACACCTTCGAGTTCGTGGGCGAGAATATCATGGCCTGGCTCAATGCCAACCTCTCTGATGGCGACGACCGTCTGAAGATCTCTCGCCTCAGAGTCACTAACGATGGAAATACATTAGAAACGAAATGACAGATAAAGTAACACCACAACAGGTTAGGGCCATCAATCGCATGCTGCACGATCCGGAAAAGCATGCTCAGGCCCTCATAGTCATGCGAGATATGCAACGACGCTTAGGCGAACAAATGGAAAAACGTAGAAGAAATGAAGAATAAAGATTGGAGAGGCGGTAGGGCCTCGGTATTCAAGACGCTGGGAGCGAGTAACCACACAGACCACGAGCGAGCTCATGGTGACTACTACGCTACAGAACCCAAAGCAACAGAATGGTTGCTGAAACTGGAAAAGTTCAACGGCCCCATCCTGGAACCTGCATGTGGCGAGGGTCACATCAGTAAGGTATTAATCGGGGGGGTATTTTGTCGTTTCACGCGATCTTATCGATCGAGGCTATGGCGAGCAAGCCGATTTCCTCAGTATCGACAATCAACAGTGGGATGGCGACATCGTTACGAACCCTCCTTATGCCTACGCACAGGAGTTCGTCGAAAAGGCACTGGCAATCATCCCAGAGGGCCACAAGGTATGTATGTTCCTGAAACTCACATTTCTGGAAGGAAAGAAGCGCAAACACCTGTTTCAGACACAACCACCAGCACGCATCTGGGTATCGTCATCCAGACTGCTATGTGCCATGAATGGCGAGTTTGACAAACTCAGTGGCAGCGCCACAGCTTACGCCTGGTTTGTCTGGGAAAAAGGTTACAAAGGGGACACAGTTATTAAATGGTTTAATTAATTCATAAATTCATAAAACGATGAAAGTAGTATTGATTCAAGGAATAGACGATAGAAAATTCCGCATAGAGCCAGAAACCAGCGAGATTAAGAATCTGGACGGGCTTCAGGACTTGATAAAGGACACAGTATCGAAGGCACTGGATGCAGCAGATATGATTTGGAAACAATTCCCAGACTTCAAACAGATCACCCTCGATACCACCACCGATGATGAGCGCAAACTCATGGCCATGGCATCAAGAGCCAAAGGTGGAAACTAACCACAAATTTCGCGAATTATGAAAGTAGAAATAACATTAAAGGAAGCGTATGCGAGAGCCAGTAAGGGCCTGCGACATAAGATGGCATATTCCATCCGTCTGTTGCAGAAGGCCGAGAAACTGGCGTTAGCCTACGATAGTAGGGGGGGGGTATTACCTGGCTTTCAGCGGGGGAAAAGACTCTCAGGCCCTCTATCATATCACTCAACTGGCAGGCGTACAATTCCAGGGACACATGAATCTTACTTCGGTAGATCCTCCAGAGGTCATCCGCTTCGTCAAAAAGCAATATCCGGAAGTGGAACTGATAAAACCCAAGGATAGCATCTACCATGTAGCCGTAAGAAAACAGCTGCTACCCACCAAGAAAGTTCGTTGGTGCTGTGAAGAATACAAGGAACATGCCGGAGCCGGTAAGGTCACTCTGATAGGCATTCGTCGGCAGGAAAGTTCAAGACGCAAGAAACGCAATGAAGTAGAGATCGACAGCCGAAAGTTTAGCGGCGACCTCAAAGGTCTGGAGAAATACCGTAAGAAGAAACTGAAGGCGAAGGGCATCAATATCACCAATGCCACCGAGGAGCGCACGGTAGGCTGCATCAGTGGCAAAGAAAGTCTGTTAATCTCTCCCCTACTCCATTGGACTGAGCGCGATGTATGGATATTCCTAAATAAAGTGATGCGAGTACCACACTGCGAACTGTACGACCAGGGATTTCATCGTATCGGGTGCATCGGATGCCCGATGTCGAACTTCAAACAGAAGATGATAGAAAACCAACGATGGCCTCATGTCCGTCGCAACTGGATCCAGGCGATAATCGCCATCCGTTCGGGGGGGGTATTTCTCAAAATTCTTACAGACGGGAACCCTGTGGTACGGTATTGGAAAGAACTGGCAGCCGTTATCCGAACAAGACAATCAACGACTACGGGTATATCATGCACCCAGACCCGACACACTGGAAAGGGAAAGAGCGGGTTTTCTCCTGGCTCATCGTCTGACGGCTTGACTGATGAGCAAGAGCGCGAAATAGCCGAAAACATCTACGACTGGTGGATCAGTGGTAAGTCATACAAGAAATGGTATGCCGAGCGTTTCCTCCAGTACGAATTAGAATTTGACGGGTACATATAAATTAAGACGATTCAAAACTGCTTAATATGCAAATAGGACTTGTGGACGTGGACGGACACGCCAAAAAGAAGAAATGGGGAGCCACGATTTACCCTAACCTCGCACTCGGAAAGATTGCGAGATACTGGCATAATAGGGGGGGCAAATCGAGTGGGCCACGCCCATGAAACACTATGATATTATCTACATGTCGAAGGTGTTCAACTTCACACCCGACGATACCTTTATCTATCAGGCCGACAAAATCATCAAGGGAGGCACCGGCTACGACATCCACTCTACCCTACCCGATGAGATAGACCGGCTGCAACCACTCTACGACATCTATCCCAACGTACCGAAAGATACAGCCTACGGTTTCCTGACTCGCGGCTGTCCTAACAAATGCCGTTGGTGTGTGGTACCAAAGAAAGAGGGACTAATACGCCCATACATGGATGTGGACGAAATAGCCATTGAGGGCCGTCGTAAACTGGTGCTGATGGATAACAACATTCTGGCTGCTGGTGACTACTGCTTGCAGCAACTACGCAAGATCATCGAACGAGGCTACCGTGTGGACTTCAACCAGGCACTCGATGCACGACTGGTAACGGATGAGATAGCACAGCTGCTGGCCAAGGTGAAGTGGCTCGATAACAACCGCATCCGTTTCGGTTGTGACACCCACTCCCAGATAGAAGAATGTGAGCGGGCGATGGCGATGATTAATAAGTACGGCTTCACAGGTCAGTATTTCCTTTATACTATGCTCACCTCAGACTTCAGGGAGTGCTACGAGCGCATCGTACACTGGTGGCACCGTACACAAGAGACACGGGCTGCACACGAAGGCCGCTACGTCTATCCACATGCCCAACCCTACCGTGACCCAAACAATCCCCACCACATCATTCCGCAATGGCAGAAAGATATGGCGGGATGGGTGAACAAAAAGGCGCACTTCGTCGCCCATTCGTTTGAGGAGTTTGAACCACGCAAGGGATTCAGATGCCGACAGTACCTTCAGGACTTCGGCCTATAAGTTCCACTTCTTTTTCTTCCAGCGCACAACGAAGCCGACGATGGCGGCGAGGACTACCACATTGATGAGCGATGTGAGCCAGTCATGGAAACGCTGGTAGAGCGATGGCGTATGAGCCGGACGGACTACCTCTTTGTGATACGAGGTGGTGTCGCTTTCCTCTTTGGCGGTCTTTTCCAGCAGCAGGGCATAGAGTGAATCGATACGCTCCTGGCAGGTCTGTATGCGCTGCTCCTGTTCCTGAATGATACGCTGCTGACGAAGTTCCTCCTGGCGATCGGTCTTACGGTTGATGGTACGGGCTTCCTGCGTCACCTTACGACCCAGCGAGTCGATCCACGACGTGACGGTTTCCTGAATCTGCTCGGTCTGCTGTTCGTTAGCCGTCTGATGACTTAGTTCCTGTTGGAGTACCAGATGGAAAAGGGAGTCGATACGGGTCTGCTGCTGACTGACAGTCACCTGTAACGACGCGGATAGAGAGTCGGCCTTGCTGTGGTGGCTCTCGGTCTGGTCGATGACCGTTTGCTTGGTGCTACAACCGATGAAGGCGCACACGATGGTAAGGATAACCCACGAGGCAAACGCGGCCTTCAGCAAGGTTACGGCATGGTCGAGTTCGCGCTTAATACGGTTCTGACGTGAGTAATACTGACGGTCAGGACGCTGCTGTTCTAAAATCGGTGATTCTTTCTGCATAGCTATAATACGTTTGATTACAGCACAAAGATACGCAGAAAGAACAAACACCATGTGACAAATTTAGGGGTAAAACTCCGTAACGGTTTACCCCTAAATCCTTTATTTCAGCTTGCGGATGATGGCCGGTCGTATTTTCGACAGACCAAGCGCCACGCGACATTTCTCACTGAACACCTCATAGTCGGGCGACGTGTCGAGCGTTTTAAGGTCGTCAGCCGTCGGAAAAATGTAAAAGGCTCCATTATACAGCCCAAGGTATTCCGTGCGCTCTAAGACGGGTTTTATGGCTCCCTGATGCTCATTCACCAACTGTTGCCATAACTCTGCCTTCACACCAGGCTCTAACGGCTCTGGCTCCGGCTGGAGTTCCTGCTCGGTAAACAGGTTGTATTGTTTCTCCTGCTCAATCCGTTTACGCTCATCTTCCAACTGCTTATCCTTGATCCACGTCGATAGCAACGTTACGATATACTCAGCCACATGGTCGGGCTGCTTCTTCTCTACGGCACGCTCCACCCCATCGTAAGCATAATCCTTGAAGTCCTCAAACCATTCGTCCTGTACCTCCTTCAGCAGCTCAACCATTTCGTAGGGCTTCAGGTCTGTGTACTTCGTGGTAAGCGACGTGATAAGACTCTGCTCCTGATTGTGCCGTTGCTTGCGCCATGCCCGTTCGATGCCCAATGGCCCAGGCACCAAGGTAAACTCGATGTGCGACGGATTACCCTTCAGACGGCCATCCTTACGCAATGGCTCGTAGGTGAAGGAAAAATCTATCTTACTATCCTTCGACAGTTGATCCATTTCCAATCGCGAGGGCTCCAGTATCAGCGACTTCACCTTACTATATTTATGGAAGGGGTTATCCTGTGGTTTGGCACCGTCGTGCGTCAGCAAATACGACTGGTCATCAATGCCCAGAAACTCGCAAAACTGCGGATAGTCCACCTCCTTACGTCCACTTTCGCGGAAAGTAGAGAGGTAGATATAGATACGCGGTGTGCGCTGCTTCTTAGCCATCTGGCCAATCTTTGCTACATGGTCGGTATAGCCCTTATCCATCGACAGGAAATCATTCACATTCTCCTTATCCATCTTGATACGGATTTTGCCGGTACGCAGTCCTGTGCTCTCGTTCGTTACCATGGTGATACGCGAGAACAGGTTGGCAAAGGTGTACTCAGTCTTAGTACCAGACTTCGTTTCAATCTTCCGGAGATAACCCATGCGTAGCGTCAGCAAATCTTTCAGAGCGTCCACCAATTCCGGATAGTGACCAGGCGTAACGCCCAGGTCTTTGGCATCTATCTCAAACTCCAGATTGGTATTCATTTCCTCCTCGGCAAACAAAGGGAGCCAAAGCTGCTCACCAGGTTTGTGCGCGTCGGCACTCTTGATGATACGATCCTGCAAGTGGTCGAGCACACCCAGCAATACCCTTTGGTGCATCGTCGAGAAGTCGCCCGACACCTGAGCAAACACACGAGGGTTATACAACCACTGTTGGTCGCGCAGATCCTTGATGATAGCATTGTCGCTCTTCATCAACTGAGGCATTGTCTTTTTAACTCGTTTCTTAGCCATAATATTTATTTTCGTTACGGAGTTTTACCCCTAAATCATTTCGTTACGGGATTTTACCCCGAAAGTTACCTATTTTATCCCCTTTGGGCCAAATCGGTTACGGAGTTTTACCCCGAAAGTTACCGAATTTAACCCCTTAACCTATCTGAAACCCTTTGTATATCGTGGTTTCAGGTTCCCTATAAATATATAAATATACTTTATAAACGTCATAATTGAACTTCTATATATCTTATTATAAGAAAATTATAGTATTTCAGCCGTTTAGGGGTAAAACTCCGTAACGGTTTGCACCATTTAGGGGTAAAACTCCGTAACGTAGGGGGTAAAACTTGGTAACGGATTGCCTATTTCCCAAAATTCTGTGATTTCGCACAAAACTTATATTTAGGGGTAATTCTCGGTAACGGTTGCCAACTTTATAGTACTGTTCACCATGAACCATTAACCATGAACCTTCAGGTATTCTTCTATTGCCTGGAGCACGATGTCACCAATGGAGAGGCTATTGCCCTCCTGCTGGCTCTGCATCTTGATTCGGTTCAGCTGCTCATACATGGCGAAGGGGATGCGCGTCTGCACATTCTTCACGCCCTGCTGTGAGTACTGCGAGAAAACACCCGTAGGCTTGGTGCCCTTTGGCAGTTGAGAGTTGAGAGTTGAGAGTTGAGAATTATCATCAGCCCTCTGCCCTCTTACTTCTTCCTTATTCATACTCTCCATCATGGCCTCGTGTTCCTGAATGGCAGGCGAACCAGCCACGATACTCTTTTTCTTATTCGGTTTCTTAAATGAGTTTGGCATAATCTATAATCCGTTAAATCCGTAAAATCTGTGGTCGTTACTTTTCTTCTGTGGTCAGAAGTTCAGAGATAAATTCATCGTAGTCCTGAGCTGCTGTGCAGTCGGGCGCATAGTCGAAGATGTCCTGATGCTGGAACTGGCTTTCGCCCACCTTCACACACTGACGGATGCGCGTCTGGAACATGTTGGCATCGTAGGTGTCGCGCAAAAAGTCCGAGGTCTCGCGGGCCAGCTTCGTGCGCTCATCAGCCATCACTATCAAGAGGCCACGCATGGTCAGATCGTGGTTTAGTTTGCGCTTAACATTCCGGTAAGCCTCTATCATGCGTCCTATGCCATCCACACTGAGCGAACCCAGCTGCACCGGTATAATGACACCCGTAGCCGCTCCGAGAGCGTTAAACGTAAGTTCTGACAGAGCGGGCGCACAGTCTATCAATACATAGTCGAACAGATCTTCCACGTAGTCCTCTGCCTCGCGACTGATAGCGTCGGCACCCATATACAGGTTATCCATATCCAGGATATCGTTGCCAAAGAGCGATGCCAGCACCAACTTCGACTGCATCTGACGATGAAGATCGGGGTCGATGTCCGACAGTTGGGGCGACGCAGGCACATAGAAGAGTCCCTGCGGATTGCGGTACACCGGCAGATGGTTGTTGTCGCCATCACGTAGCGCGTCGGCCACGGTCAGCGTCGAGTGCTTCTGCTCATGGTATTGCTTCATCTTATCACGCCATCCTAAGAGCGATGAGAGATTACCCTGCGGGTCAAGGTCTATGCAGAGGATGCGTAGCGATGGGTCGCGACGGAGCAATCCTGCTGCCACGTTCTGAACGGTAGTGGTCTTGGCCACCCCACCCTTGTTATTCGCAAAAGCGATGATTTCTTTCAGTTTCATAAACTTATGATTTAATGATTTGATGAATTAATGTTTCTTACCATAATTCTCCGGCGCAATGCCCTGCGAAGCATTCTCAGCCTGAGCACGTTTCAGTTCCTTAATCATACCATAGTCGGCAGAGCCCTGCGGGGCCTTCGAGTAGAGTAGTTCCGGACGGCGCGACGGATCGATAGTCGTATGACCCAATCCACGCTTCTTCGGCATCCAGGGACGCAGTTCGGGGTCGTATTCCTCCTGCCACTCTTCCACCGGCTGCATATTGATCATACGAGTGGCACGCTCGCGGCGCTCCTTCGAGTTCCAGATGTTCTGTGCCCACTCAGCCATCGAATCGAGGGTTTCCAACACACCATGCTCACCCGTCCACTCAATATCATCCCATTCGTTCTGTCCCAGCGCGTCGAGACAGCCCAGAAGTTCCAGATAGGCATTCAGTCCAGGCACTTTCACAATCACTCGCGGCTGGTCAAACTCTTCGTCATATACCCTACCCTGCCCTTCTATCAGCTCTTGGATAGTAATGCCCTGACGCTGTGCCTCACGCTCATTCTCGAATGCCTGGTTGCGCTGCTCCAGCCATGCCAGTCGAGCCGTCTCTTCACGTTCGGCGATGGCCCAATTACGGTCGTTATCCTTGGCGCGTCCCAGATTGGTACGAAACGAATGCACCTTACATACCAAATGGGGCGCATGCGTGCTGATGATACAATCGCCCAGGTCGTTGCGGGCCTGAATCTTCGTCACGATAAACGGCCCGTGAAACTGCATACCCGTCATAAAGTGCTGCGAGTACTGCGATAGCCCACCGTCCCAAATCTCCAACGGTGCTACCTGATTTTCTCTTCTTTCCTTTACCATATATTTATGAATTTATGATTTTATGATTTTATGAATTTTCAATTTCAATTCGGGTTAGCCCTTAAAAGCACCTACTAAAACAGGAGCCAGGAACACCGAGGCGGCCAAAGCTGTGATTCCGCACACTGCTATAACGAGCACACCCACAATGGCGGCACCAATCTTCAGGGCCTTACTACTCTTATTCGTTTCATTCGTGAGATTAGTGTTCGTCTCATTATCCGTACCATCCGTTACATCCGTAATCACTTTATTCCCCGTTTGGCTCAATTCCAGCCCCGTGACGGCCTTTTCTCTGGCCTCCTGCTCGATTACACTACGACGCTCCTCACAAGCCTTCACAGCGGCCTCTAAGTCGGCTGCTGTCACCTCCGGCGCTGCTTGCGCTACCTCTACGTCATCCGTTACATCCGCGCTCTCCTCACCCTCGAAGTCGATACCCTCCAATGGGTCGGCCATATCCGTGCAATCCGTGCAATCCGTGTTCGACTCTATAACGCGGTAGATCGTCGGGCGCACATCGTTCGCCAGTCCTACCTCTACCATGTCACCACGCTTCACACCCATTTCCTCCAGCATGCGCTCACTACCCAGACTCGCTTTCTTCACCTCACGGCCCAGAATCATCACCGGCTCGAAGTGAACCACCGGCGTTCTGCGTCCGGTCTTACCCACTGTCACCTCTATCCTGGTCACGCGGCTCACCGTCTTAGCTGCTGCAAACTTATAGGCGATAGAACCCTTCGGATGGTGCTCAGTGGCTCCGAGCGACGCAGAGAGCTGCTTATCATCCACCTTAATCACGATACCATCAACGGGGAATGGCTGGTTGTCGCGGCATGCCTCCATCTTCTCAATCATGTCAAACAGTTGGTTATGGTCAGCAGCAGGCACCACCTGAGCATTGAAGCCATAGGTGAAGTTATGGAAGTCGGCCAACTTCAGCGACTCGCTGTGACTGTTATTGCATGAGAACAAAGGCGCATCCAGTTCCCAAGGTATAAACTTCAGGCATGCACACTGAGGGTCAACGATAGCCTGGTTAGTCAGTCCAGCGGCAGCCGAACGGCAATCCTTATACATCTTACCGTCCTGATCGCTCAGTACCGGCAGCGTCGATTTGAAGCACACCACCTCGCCACGAACCTCCACGCGGTCGTGATAGGTGGTACCACGCTTCAGCACATGAGGCACAGATATCATCTGCATCACATGCTCCGTAATATCCTGACCTTTGAAATGGTCGCCACGAGTAGCTGCTGAGATCAGGTCGCCATTCAGGTACACCAGAGAGCACGAGATTCCGTCGAACTTCCATTCCAGGCAGTAGTTGAAATCCTTATGGCCAACAGCCTTCTCGGTAGCCTTCAGCCATTTCTCCAACTTCTCGCGGTTGGTGCTCTTATTGTCCGTCTGAGCCTTCTGACAGGAAAGCATCGGTGTGCGATGGCGAATGGTTCTGCGGCCATTGCCATTCAGATCAGAGCCCACCTGCTGCGTCGGAGAGTCGGCAACAGTCCATTCCGGATGCTCCTGCTCTGCCTGCTCAATCTGGGCCACCAGACCGTCAAACACTTCGTCGCTCACTGAAGGGCGATTCAACACGTAATACTCAAAGCTCAGTCTCTTTGCTCTGTCAACCTTCCAAAGATAATCTTGCTGTGTCATAATTCTCTGAATTTTTGTAAGTCGTATAACTTGGTGAATAATCTCGTATGCTATAACTTAGTTCTTATCCTTATTGATCTCATGCAGGTAGTCGTCGGTATCACCCAGGGTACGGGTGTTCAGGCAATGCCAGTCAGCGGCCACCGTCCAAAGGAGAATATTACACTCCATACCTACGATATGTTTCACTGTCTCTTCATTCTCGATATTGTTGGCAATAATCTCCAGATGCAACAGCGAATTTCTTACCATAGCCTCCTGCTCATCGGTCAGCTCCACATTCTCCTTGAAAGCATGTACGGCCTTCTCGAAAGCAAAACGCTCACCGTCATTCACCTGGTTCATAAAGTCGGCCACGATGCCACAAACCAAATTCGTTGTAACGTCCTTTTCCATATCCTTATCTCCTATATTTTAAATTAATGATAATTCGTGTTTAGATCTCCCAACGCTTTTCGAGGTAGTCCCAGATGGCGTGTCCGTCCAAGTCGGTCACAGCCTTCCAGTCGGCAGCTGCTTTCTGCTCACGTTCGAAGTCGGAACGGTCATTCTTCAAGCACTCGTTATATTCCTCGATATCCTCTGGGGCTGCTTCGGCACTTGGCTCCACGTCAGCCCATGAGCTAAACAGTTCCTCCCACTGCTCGAAAGTCTTGATGTCGTTACCCAGCGTCACCAGGCTCAGTACTGCATCATGCAACAGGCGGGCATAGTCCTCTTCGGTCTCGAAGTCACACTCTGTGTTGACTGCATCCTCCAGCACGAAGTTGCCACGCTCTAACTCTACGGTCATTGTGCCACCCTGAATGGTGACGTTTACCTGCTTGTTCTCGTTGATTGTTACTAACATGTCTCTTAATGTTTTGTGAGGTGTTACCCTCGGTTATACATCTTGTTTACTTATCTGGTGCAAAGATAGTTATTTATTTCGAATTGACAAAATAAAATAGTATTTATTTTCGCTTTTTCTTGAAAGTTTTCGGGTTTCTTTACAAATTCATTAATTTATGGACTCATAATTACATGAATTGATGAAATTATGGTTTCACCAATTCATGCTCCTTAGCCCACCACTCGGCACCAGCTTTCAGGCACTCACGCAATATCATCGACACTTGGCGGTAGTTCTGGGCCGTAATCTCGATAGTCGGATGTTCTGGCGTACCACCACCGGCCTGTATCGCCACGAAGTCCTGACGGCCCTCCACCTCGGCAATGGTATGCCCTTGGCCTTGCAACAGTTTCAGAATCATATCGCGCTGATGTGGGGCCGTCGGCACTATCTGGATGTTCATCCAGGGATATTCGTTCGCAGTCAGAACGGGGAACTCATGCCCGTGCTCCCCTACTGCCTGACTTACACTAAATGTATATTGAAATTTCTCCATACCTTATATTATATTATTTAACTATCTCATCATAGCGGATGTGGCCGTAGTTGGTAGCATACCACACTACCCAGGGGCCTTCACCCTTATACTCAGTATTACCCCACTTATTCCTGAATGGCTTCTGATAGTACTGCTTGAAGATAGGCTCATTCACCGTACACTCATAATCACGAATGCCCTGTTTCTTAGATCGTACTGTGATCCTGTCACCCTTCTGGAACTTCGGTACCAGATTGCTAATCTCCGTTTGCAGACGCAGACCGTCGAAGTGATGCAACTCCCCTACTCCCTTAGCCCATGCCATAGGCATAGCAAAGGCCACGTCGTAATTAGTCTGAATGTTCAGTTTCACGCCGTCATCACCCAGACGGTCGTACAGGTTCAGAAACACATAGGGACGAATCAGCACAGGTGCCTGGGTAGCCCACTGAGCCATGAGCTTCAAATATCTACCCTCCTGAGCCAGATGTTCGTTGGCCTTCAGTTCTGCCAGGGCCTTGCACGTCTTATTGTCGCGGCACACCTCGGCACGACCACCTTCAGCACCCCAGTTCAAACGGTTCTGAATTTTGCGCTCCAGATTCTTGCGGGTGCGCTCAATATCCTTATACCCGTCGAAGGAAGAACCGTCGGAGCACTTATCACTCTCGATAAATTTATACACACCCGTCGAAGTCCTGATGGTCACGTAGGTCGTTTCCTTATCGCTCTGGGCCTGGTTCACTTCACGCTTTGCATCTTTGCTCTGCAACAGCTGCTCTATATGCTCAATCTTCTTTGCCATAGTTGTATTGTTTTGCAAAATTTATAATTACTTCCTATATCGCCAAATTTATTCACTCAGATAATAATCGTAAAGAGTCTGGCCCATCACCTTAGCCGCTTCCACAATTTCCTGCTGAGACAATGACTCATCTTCATCCAGGAGAATACCGTTATAGTCATCACCTTCAGAATAATGGGAGTCCGCACAGTTCAAGTCATCCTCACAAAGAGCTGTCACACCTTCCAAAGTCAGATTATTACCGTCCTCATCGTAAAGGCTTTCAGAAGGATCAACCATGTTATGCAGCGTCTTACCGCTTTCATCCACAAGGTGCCATTCGTAATAACCAGGAACAAAACTAAAACTTCTCATAACTTTATGAATTAATGAATTAATGATTTACGCTGCTGCACGCTCATTCCATACACTTTCAGGCATAGAAGCGGCCCACTCCAAATAAGCATTATTATCGTCGTAGGGATCGAGACCAGCCAGAAGGCAAATATCAGACCACTCACAACAATAAGAGTCATCAAACAAAACAGAAGCCATATCGCTGTAGCTGAAAGCATCAGCCCACTTCTCATAAGAGCCATCGAACTGCTCTGGAATTTCATCCTCACGAACAGAATCACGCAAATACTCTACCAGATTATCGTAGGTCACACGATCATCATATTCCTCCTGGGAATACACATAGAACAATTCTACGCGACCTTCATCAGTCCAGGCTACCATGGTGCGGTCGCCTTCGTTGTACTGAGCTTTGATAAACTTAACGTCCATATTCTAAACTTGTTTTGTGAGCCATGGGCTCGGTTAAACATCAATTTCACGCTGCAAAGATAGGTAATAATTTTGAATTGACCAAATAAAAACCTAATTATTTTCGCTTTTTCTTGAAAATTTTCATGTTTCTTTACAAAATTAATGAATTAATGAATTAATGAAACGAAACCCAACCAGCCAAATCTAAGCCAGTTGGGTAGGGAAGTCAGGACTTACCGAAATGAGAAAAGGCATAGCAGAGGGCCATGACACTGGCCTCGCCAGCGGAACTGGAAATATCGGCAATATGATTGAGGTCATTAATGGTCTTATCACCTTCGCCGTGCTCCTTCATGGGCTTAATCTTTACACACTCAGGCATCAGCACCTCAATCATTTCTTCGAAACGGCCTACATCGTTGGTATCACCACGACGGGCTGCAACTGCATCAGCATGCTGCACGGCCAACTTACCATCCAGAGCGGAGAAATAATTCTTGTTAGGGATATTGGGATTATACCAGTGATCCACGAACAAACCGGTGCCACCATGATTGTGGCCCAAACCAAAGGTAGTAATACAATAACGAGGCTCACCACACAGTTCCCAGACAGCACCGTCAACTATCAGATACCGCTTTGCACTATGGCGATAATTCTTCAGACAGAGCTCGCGAGTCCGGTCGGTGCTGACAGTAAACCATGGGCGTATCATCCTGGAAAGTTTCTCTGGCATAATATCAGCTTCGCCACCACCTGAGACAATATCCTGCATACACATACGGATGTAGAGCTTCTTACGGAAACAGCGTATCTCAGTCTTATTCTCACTGGTATGGTGATAGTCAGACAGACGGAAGGCCACAGGAGCCTCCTGGGACGTTACAGAAGTCACAGACAGCTTAATATCTTCCTCCTTATGCTCATAGCGAAGTTTGCGGCAACGAGGCGGCAAATAGGGCTCGTAATAATCAATCTTACAAACGATCTTAACGTGTTCCATAATTTTATGAATTTATGAATTAATGAAATTAAATCTCTCCCAACTGGTCACAGTCGGCAATAGTATAACAATAGTTCACATCCCAGCCAGTTGTGGCACCACGCGAACGCAGTTCCAGGCTGATATCTTCGCACACATCTTCTTTGCAGTCGAAGTCCATGCCATTGCCCTTAGCTGTCCGGAAGTGCTGGGCTGCTCGCTCGGCTATCAGCTTTTCAGCATTAGCCCTGAAACTCTCCTCAGAGGTACAAATGGCCATCAATACCAGACTGCCAGTAGATAACCACTCATCACCTTCGTATAATAACCACACCTTAGTCATAACTCAAAAATTAATGTCTCATATATACTTCACGCTTGATTCTTTTCAAGCACATAAACTCATTCATTTCTTGATAGTCGGGGATGCCAATAATATGGCAACTAATATTGCGGAGATATCTGTCAGTAATGGCATTAACTCTCATATACCTGGGAGAGCCATACTTCAGGCGCAGACAGAGGCGAAAGCTCTGAGCGTTTATCTCTTTCCGGTTCTTACCATTCAGACGCTGCTCACGGCTGATAATAGGCTTAATATATGGATGGTTAAATGCAGCCTTGAACATAGGATAATCAATTTCCATCACGGGGGCCTGCTCCAGGTTGTAAGATTCTGGCTGGATGTCTGACCACTCGAATGGTCGGGCCACCTTGCGGAACTCATAAACGGGATATTCACCGGTCACAGGATCCTTGGTGTCGTACACCCATACACCCTTGGCCACTGCTTCCTCCAGACTGGCACAAGCATGGTCACAGCCATCAACATGACAGTTATACGCATCGTCGAACCAGGTGCCTGGCATGTCAATCATAAACCAGTCATCCAGGACTTGCTTTTTGCTATTGCCATGCTGGTGCCAGTCCTTGCGCACACGAGTAACAAACACTATACTCCGGTCGCCACGAACGCGGGGAGCATGAACGTAAACAGTAATCACTTTAGCCATAACGTAAACACATTAAATATTAACGAGCTGCATCGTAGATCTCCGGTTTGCTGCTGACATTATAGATATAGTCACCACAGCGCACTAACTTAGCATCGAGACCATAATAGAGATTCTTCATGCCCAGGATGGAACCAGAGCGATGGAAATTAGGGAACTGACTGAGACCGTATTTCTCGCGGTCGATTACAGGGAGAGTCCTGACGGGATATTTGCCACGCTTCATAACTTAATGAATTGATGAATTAATAAACCAGTGAAATTTCGCACATCGTATAAAGAGGGTAGGGGATGGAGGCTGTCAGGCAACCTCCGTCCGTTCTACTTCCATCAACCGGCCATCAGTCCAAACCACCTCAATACCCTTCTTACAGAAGATATCCTCGGCCTGGTAAATATAGTCATTATCTATCCAGAGGCCATAGAAAAGCACAGAGCCCTCGGCTGGATCTCTGGGAGCCACTGGCTTACGATTGAGCCATTTGGCACCTATCTGGGCATCATGGCCATACAGTTCGCAGTGGTCGGCATAGCGGAAGAAGATAATACTCGACTTCAATCCAAATCGATCCTTCAGCTTATAGAAGGCATCGTGATTGAGCGCACAGTTATGGCGAAGAAGTTGCTCCTGACGTTCGGTGTCATCGTCGGTACGCTGATTATTCGCAGACTCTATAACGGCAGCAGTCTCAGCCTCAGTCTCAGCCTCAGTCTCGGCGGTGGCTGTCTGCTCATCGGCAGACAGTCCAAACCACTTGCGAAGCTCGCTGACAGCCTCCGGATCAGTGGCCTGCCATTGCTTCTGGGCCTTATTCCAGGTGGCACCGTGAGCCTTAATCTCACGTTTGTGGAAATAGGTATCTTTCCAGTCGTCACCAACGACAGCCACACCACCTTCAATCTCCACCAGGTGCAAGCCAGCAGGCGCATCCCCGTTTTCCCCGTTTTCAGCCACGCTGACGGCCTTTTTACCACCCTTCGGGCTGTTGGTCGGGTCTGGAGTCGCTGGAGTCTCAGGAGCCACGAAATAGCTCGTATTAATAAATACGCGATAGGCCAGTGTATAACGAGAGACATAGAAACGATCCTTATCAAAGTTATACTCACCGGCGTATAACTTACCATAGTCCACTCCCAGGTGCTTGGCCAGAGTGTTGGCCACTGAGTTATCGAAGTTCACGTAGTCGCCATCGTTTTCACCCTCGTAGGCAACCACCTCGGCTATTTTGGCATAGATAGCCTGTTTGGTCTCTTCGCTCATGTGGCGACGGGCTTCCACCTCCTTGGTACGGCTACCCATATACTTCTGGGCGAAATCCGTAAACTCGTAGTCCTGAGTATAACTCAGATCCTCCATGCCATTGAAACGGTCGCCATAGGTGGCAAACAGTTCGAGATCGGTCTGAGCGTCGAACTCCTCAGCCGTCGGGCCATCAGTCCAACAGAGTTCCCAGTCGGCACCCCATCCGTGCTCCTTGGTCAGTGTGAACTTCACACCAGGGAAGGCAGCCTGAGCCATCGCCAGGATGTTACGGCGGCGGCAGTTATTCAGTTTACGCTCGGCAGAGGTATGGGCCTTCGCTTCAGCACTACCACGCTTCATACCGGCATCCACGAATTTACTCCAGGCAGCACTCACGGCCTTCTCGTAGGACTCGACCTCCTCCATATATGGAGCCCACTTCTGGCACTTGGCCTGGTACTCAGCCAGACGCTTCTCGGCAGACTCACGCTCTTGGCGCTCCTTCTCGGCCTTCTCTTCTGCCAGCTGATTCTGGATAGCGGAAATCTCAGGTTCAAAAACCTGTGAATAATTAAGCGCACTATAAAAGTAGCGGCAGTAGTCGTAGCCCTCGGCATCGATCATGTACCAGCGTCCGGCCTTATCCACCACGACGGCAGCGATGGAGTAGATAAGAGCTGTTTGCTCCTGGGTCAGGTTGTGGCTTCTCAGCTGTTCCTCGGTCAGGTCATCACTATAAAAACCACCCTCCAGGCCGTGCTCCTTCACCAGCGGATCGCACTCCTGATAGGTCATTGGCAGGGCATCCACCTGGATAACCTTCTCGATCTTCATCAGTCGGGGCTCCTTGTTGCCATCCTCCTTGCTGAACTCCACCAGCCAGCGAAGTTCGTGACGGTAGCCACCTTCGCCCTTCAGTCCGGATGTTACACCCCAGACGAAATCACCCTCAGAGGGCACCGGACAGCCATTATTAGCGTGCTCGTAGGCAGCCAGAGAGTGAGCACAAAAGTTTGTGGCCAGATACTCTTCGGCCTTCTTCTGGATGATACTGCGAGCCTCCAGCTCTGCCAGCTCCACTGTGGATTTTCCGAACTCCTTGATAAAGGCCAGACGGGTCAGCGGGGCCATCACACCACACCAGCCGCACACACCCTCGTAGGACTCGGCATCCTCCTGGTACTCAGCGGTCAGCTCTGAATTGTTCAACACTACGACCAGACGGTCAACGATCTGCGAGAAAGAAACATTGTACTTCATATCTCAAACGGAATTAGAAATTAGACAAATTAGTGAAAAATCTCAGGGACTATAAAGAGAGTTTTTAAGCGGCGGGGGCCATCCTGTAGCCCTCCACCTTCTTACATAGAGCTTCAGCCAACAAACAAGCTGTGTGAGCATCCCAGCCGTGAGCACGGCGGCAGTAGTTATACGCACGAGCATAGAGCTCCTGGCGCGTACTATCCAGTATATCGCGACGGTCATCGCCCAGAGGCAGAGACAGGATATAAACCAAGTTTGTAAACGAGTTACAGAAGTGGTCGTTATAGTCGCTTGTGTTACTCAGAGCCTTGCGAAAATCGACGGTCAGACCCTCGACAGTAACCTCATATTTCTTCAAATTTGCCATAGTCGTATATATTAATGGATTATTATTTTTGTGAATATTCTCAGGGCCTATAATGGGCTTAAATCGCAGTAGTGAAGTGATAGTTAAAGAAGATATAGATAGCTCCCCAGAGGGCCAGAGCCAGAAGGCTCCATGAGGTCAGACGGGGCCAGCGGTCAGCGATGGCGGCGACAGTCAGAGCGAAGCGCAAAAACATGCGATAGAGGGGCGAATTAAGTTCGCGGATCTCCTGGCGATATAAACGTGCATAGGTACTCATAATATGATGAATTAATGAATTTATGAAACTTGTGAATTATCTCAGACTCTATAATTAGCACACAGCGAGTTTTAACTGGCCTCTGACAGTATCAAGATCCTCGTAAACGGCCTCGCCATTACTGAAGTGGCCCACACAGCCCAGACGGTGCTCAGAGCACGCCTGAAAAACCTCCTCCGCTTCATCCGTCAATTTCTGGAACTCGCTATAAACGCGACGGATGATGTTTTTAGCCTGGATTTTAGACAGACCATTATTGCCAGTCCAGTTTTCGCTTATAACATCGGACTCATCGACGGCGTAATTTCCGGTCAGATCATAGTCAGAAACATAATAGCCCTCACGGTCATAAACCTTCAAATTTCCATCCCAGTCGAAAGTGGCACCACTATAATAACCTGAGACAGTTTTAGCCGTCACCTTGATATCCAGAGAGAGCCCACAAACGACCACACAGACAGTTTTCTCGGCGATATTTGAGCCTGGATAGTTACGATCTCCATCCCATCCCTCGGAGTCATCCCAGCCCTTCTCTTTTAGCATAGAGACAGCGGACTCCTGGCACCACTCAGCATCGCTCTGAGTCTGGCACTCATCGAACTGTCCCAGCCACTCCTGGGGCCAGTCGTTTGCATCGATATCCTCTTGTGTGATATACTTATTTGCGCCGAAGGCAAATATTTTACTCGTGTTCACTGAAGCGAAATTAGCTGTAGCCATAATATACTATTTTTGTAAGTTTAAAACTTGGTGAAAAATCTCAGTAACTATAATAGGGTCTATTTATTAGGCGGCGGCCCTTGACTCCTCCTCAGAGCTGTTTTCGATATCCCACTCTAAATCGCGCTCAATACATATAGAGATATAGGAGATAGCGAACTCTGCCTGTTTTTCCAGGTCAGAAAAATCCCACTCACTTGCATCGATCTCCCAGGTACTTGCGAAGTCGATGACAGCCAGGATCTCGGACTCCATTTTACGGAGCCATGAGTCAACGGAACTCTGTGAAAAACCGCACTGGCTATAAACAAACGTGTTCCAGGGATCACGCTGAATATCACTCGGAGTATAATACTCTAATTCTTCTCTGACTGCCTGAATAAGCTCAGGGGCGTTTTTTTGTAACTGAATATCCATGTCTATAAAACTTTTGTGAGGGCTGGCCCTCGGTTATTAATTAACTTTTGACGGTGCAAAGATACAAACTATTTTTGAAACTTGCAAGAAAAAACGGAAAAATTTTTGTTTTTCTTGAAAAGTTTTCGTGTTTCTTGACAAAATTAGTATTTTTGCTCGTTTCAGGGTGAAAAACCGGTGATATTTCGCAGAAACTATAAAACGGTGAAAAATCGCAGACTCTATAAAGCTGTGATATTTCGCAGACCGTATAACGTATATATAATAATATAGGGAGCTCGCTGGCTCCCTCTGACATCCTTCTGTGCTCCCTGACATCCTTCTGTGCTCCCTGGTTCCTTCTGTCTGGTTCCTGACATCCTTCTGTGCTGTGATGGATGACAGAGAGCTCCCAGGGCTCCCAGTGATGACAG